ACCAGTTGGCCATATTTGTAAGTTGTTAAGTTTAGTTATCTTTACTTCCATACTTATATTATATCACATTAGTGTTTCGATGTAAACGTTTTGTTGCAAATTTTTGTAACAGTTTACTACATGAAATCGCGAACAAAACTTTGCAGATCATGTTTTTGTTCACTAACAAATGCTCGAAATCGTACTGTTTTCATCAACATCGTAGTCTGATTCACTAGACATGATCGTACATTGCAGATGAATCTGTATCCACGATCTGTGGTGATTCACACTAGAATATAGATCGATGCAGCTGTAAAAGATCAGCTTCTGATCTGCAGCTTTCACACTAGAATCGTAACAGCTAACTGATCGTCGGATAAAGCTGCGATCACAGTCTGTAGCTTTCACACTAAATTCATCATGCACTAAATTCATCATCTGCTAATATAAAATAAAAAGTTAACGTTTTATACGCTAACTTTATTTTTGTTTGTTTAATGTATTACTTTGTTTCAAGCATTGCTAATTCTTCGTCAGAAATAATATCTTTTGGTTCAAGAGGTTTTCTATTGCCTCCACCATAACCATAAAGTTCATCATTTCTTTCAAGCACATACATAATTGATCTTGCTTGTGATTCAGCACTTGCTTTACCACGTCTTACTGTTGCACTATATTTATTAATAGTTGCATTGGTGTAAGGTTTGCTTGGTGCTTCAATAAATGCTGGTTTAACTACACGATAAAATTCAGTTAATGTGTAAGTTCCTTTTGGGGCATCAGCAATACGCTTAATTTCTTTTCTGTGCTTGTTAAGATAGAAAACTAACATTGCTGGGTTTTCTGTGTTTTTGACAAGTCGTCTGTCGTTCATAGTGGTTCGTCCTTTCTAGATTGCTTCAAGACCACAGCCACGAAGATATGCATTGTTTACAAATTCTAATGCGTGCATTTTACTTCTTTGCATTTTTAACTTAACTAAAAAGTTTCGTTTTGCATCTGTGTCTTTTGCATCTTTAATTATATCTATAATCTTGTTTACAAATGTAACTAAATCGACTTTAGTATCGACGCCAAGATCATAAATCAAGTTAATGTTATCGCTAATACACTTTGTGTAAGAGCCTTCTACTTTTGATAAATCTTTTTTGAAAATATCAGTTTCTTTTTTAATTGTGTTTCGCATAAACTACCTCGCTTACACATATATTATAACATATTAGTGAAACGATGTAAATACTTTTTTTATTTTACTTCAAAATTCTTTCTTCTATATGCTTGCACGCATTCTGTATAAAATTTAACATCAGGTTGTGTTTCTAAGTCTTCAACTAAATTTTTATTTCTAAGAAAACTACGTAGATAAAGACCAGCAATGCTTGGGCTTGCCATTACGTTTGCTTTTTTAACTTCAGCAAGTTCAGCCTCAGATAGAATTAATTTGCCTTCTTCTAATCTCATAACTATAGCCTCCTATTATATTATACAACGAACCTCCTTTAATTTTTATATAAATTTTTTAATTAAATTTTTTAGTTTAATTTTACCCAACCTTGTGAGTCACAATAATACTTAATACCATCTAACTCAACAACATCACTGACTGACAAACTGTGACCTCTAAAATCTGCTGGATGATTGATGTTGAATATCTCAAATAGTTTTTCAAGTGTTGAAATCGGATCGGTTTCAAGTTCAATCTCGCCTTCATAAACTAATGAGTAATCTCTCTCAAAGTTAAATTTCTCTTTGGCCCAGTCCCACCATTCAAATTTATAATCGCAGTCATTGTAGTTTGTAATTTGGTAAATCTTGTATTTCATATTTCTTTCTCCCTACAATTATATTATAACATAAAAAGGCTACTTTGTAAATAGCCTTTTTTAATTTTTAGAAACAATATAAGTGTTTAGGTGCTTTTAAGTCTTTTAGTTTTTCAAAAGCATCGTGAATTGCATTTGCTTCTTTAGCAAGATAACTTCTATCAAATTCTTGCTCTTTAAACTCAACCATATCTTGTGGTGTTTTCAAAGTGCTATAGATATTGAAAGTCATTTCTTGACCTTTGCCATGTGAGTCTTTTTTAACATAGCAAACTATCTTGTTAAACTTATGAACTTTTTCGTAGATACAAATTCCTTCATACTTGCTAAGTTCTCTCGCTTTATAACCGCGAGCTCTTAATACTTGATTATAATTTTTTGCTTTCATAAATTCTTTTTGCCTCCGCATAAGTATTTAATTCCATTTGGTCGTAAGCGAAGCACATTGCTTCAGCTTCATTTCTTGCTTCAACTTCAACTTCGTAAAGTGTATTTTTGTTTAGTTTAATTTTAACATTATACCTCATACTCTCATCCTCTACATATATTATACCACAAAATAAAAAAGAAGTAAATAGTTTTTTACTTCTTTTTAGTTTTTTATTTAAGCATTTGCAAGTGCTTCTTCAAGCATCTTTGCGGTTTTGAGTGAGTCGTATGTTCCACGAGTATCACCGTCTGGAAGCCACTTGCCATTCTTATTAAATGACCAATAAGTGTAATCAGGTGTGAAACTTCTGTAAATAGCATCGCCATCTGGTGAGTAGACATCTTTACCTTCTACCTTACCTTCTTCTTTGTGTGCCCACATTCCATTAGCACAACCAGAAGCACCGACTTTAAAGCAAACATAACCAGTATAACCTAACTTGATTGCTTCTCTCAAGAATGATCTCATTTGTTTCATGTGAGTGATAGTTAATCTTTCTGGCCACCAGTCGAAGATTGATAATTCGTCATAGACTTGTCTAATCTCTCTTGAGCAACCTCTTTCAATCATTGCTTCTAATCTTTCTAATACTTTTTCAGCATTATATTTTTCTTTTGGTCCTTGCATTGTTTTTTACCTCTCTTTATTCTATAAATATTATATCACGTTTAAAAGAAAAAGTAAACGTTTTTTTACGTCTACTTTAAACTTTTTTATTCAGTTGGTTTCATGTCTTCTACAACACTTATCACAATGTCTAAACCTTGAATTAAGTTATCACCATCATCAATGTCGTAGAGGTCTTCGCAGTAAGGGTCGTCGACTAATTCTTGAAGTTCTTCTTCTGTGAAGTCATTTTCTTTTTTAATCTCTTCAAGTCTTTCCTTACGAAGTTTACATGCGAGTTCCCAAAGTGTATCGAGTTCTTGTCTTGTCATTATCAGTTCCTCCATTAACCTAAGATAATATATTCGTCGGGATTACTAATTTCTCCCCACATATCATTACCTGCGACGTCTTCAGTAATTTCGTAATACATTTCGTGATAACCATTACCTTCATCGTCATTTGATAATAGAATCTTTTTCTTTCCATTACCTTTGTTAACTTGTTCTTGTAAAAGTTTTAATAATCGTTCAACTGTAACTACTTGCATTTGTTTATTCCTCACTCTCTATATATATATTATATCACTTTCTAGACCAATTGTAAATACTTTTTCATTTTATTTATTATTAAAAAGAAACGCACATACACATGCACGAAATCAACCTGTTTTCAGTCTAGTGGCACAAAATCCAGTTACACAGTACTGCATCGTTACTGTACATCGCACTTATTACTGCATCTGTTACTGTACATCACACTAGATGACACAGATTCATCTGATCAGTTACTGTAAAGCTTCACTAGAACGCTGGCCAGTCATTCACTAGACCTGATCAGCAACCTGATTCATCTGTTTAGTGCATCTGGATGCCGTCACAAATTTCACTAGAATACAGATCGACTACAGATCGTGTTACAAGTTACAGTCACAAATTGCAGATCAGTTACATGATCATCACACTAAATTTACAGATCTGCAGCTAAATTCTCACTAAATTTTAGTGAAAAAACTACTAAAAACAGTGAAAAAATCACTATTTTTGGCTAAAAAATAATAAAAAACCCGAATTTATCGGGTTAATTGTCTTATTTTTTCGAATTCTGCCAACCAAAGCTCTAACTTGTGAATTTGAATTTCGAGGTCAAGTCTTTCTAAATTTAGTGCGTTGCGAGCTTTGCACATCACTTCTACAATTTCATCTAAACCAGTTTCCTCAACATCGTCGATGTTTTTATCCATCGCTTCAATAGTTTCTTCTAACTCACCTGTTCGATGATACAGATCGTCTAACACTCTTGCTTTCGAAATATATTCTAGAAGTGCATCTTCTTCTAATGATCGTCTTGCTATAAATTCATTCATACTAAATTTCTCCTAAAAACCTGAATTCGGATCAATTCCACTAGTTCTATTTTGCTTTACACCAATAAATGTTCCATTGCCACGATAATCTTTTTCGTAAATTTTCATAGACCACGCAAATTCAGTGTAAGCATTTGTTGTTGCAATCTCAAGAATTTTAATCTTCGCCTGTTTGTTATCAGTGTAATTGTTTAAGTTATTCTGGTATATATCCAAAGCTTGTCTAGTAATCGGCTTCTTAGCTTCCAATAGTGCGTCGATCCAGTTATTGTAAGCTGTAAGCACATCTGGATCAGTTTCTTTTAGTGCAGCGACTAAATTTATTCTGACCGATGCTTTCTTGGCGCGAGCGGTATCTTCTCGTCTAAGTTTAGAAACGCGTTGAACATCTCTGATCGCATCGATACTGTCATCTACTAAGATCGCACAAAGCTTTTCTACATCTAGTGTGATCCAATTCAGTTCGTTTTCATTGCGATGTTGTAATACGCCGAGTTTACCGAGTCCTGCATCGATCTCTAACTGTTTGTCTAACTGTAATGTCGTTCTCTTAGTAATATAGTCTCTGTCGAGTTCAAAATATCCTGAATTCGCTTCTAACTCATCTTTATATTTATTTACTACTCTCGCATACACGTCCATCAGTGCTGCCCAATAAGTAGCAACTTCTAAACCAAGCAAATTCGCCAATTTGATATTTACTTGTAATGTATTATACTGGCTCATTATATCTAACCACATAGTGTCGTTTACCTCACTTTATTATACAATGTGAAAACCTCCCAATTTGAGAGGTTGTGTGTTTTTAATTGTTATTATCGTTTCAAATCGCGATGTTTAAGACGCTTTTTGCATAAGTTAAAGTATTTTGCAATTCTTTGTATAACTTTTGATTATTAGCACGTTTTAACACGTCTAGAGCTGCTTCTAACGCTGCTGTCTTAACTAAATAAGTTTCAAGAAAGTATTGTTGGTAATCTTCTGGTAAGTTAGCAAGAATTTGGACTGCTTTGAATTTCCAAAATTCCGATGTATAAGTTGAATACTTATAAGACTCACCATTTTCATCAAAACCTTTCTTAATGTGTTTTGTAACTTTTTGTGTATCACCAAAAGCAATGATGTCTAGAATAATTGCCTCAACTAAACGATTCTTGTTGATGAAAGATTGAATTAGTTGCTTTGCATTTGAAAATCCGTCTGACATACTAACTTCTGCTGCTGCATCTTCATCATAAATAGTATCACCAAGTGTTTTTTGAACACCATTATCGCCTTCTTCGCACACCGGTGTTTCTAAAGATACAGTATTGTAGTTCGCTTTGTGTTTGTCTAAGTTATATTCATAATAGTGTCTAACTCTAACAGTTTCAATACATTGATTGATACATTGTTGGGCATTGACACTTCCGTCTTTTTGCCATTTACGATATTCGCAAGCAAGCATAATTGCTTCATAAACCCAGTCGACGAACTCTTCACCTTTAAGATCGATGCCAGGGCAACTATCTGCAAGTTTCTTTACTTTATCCCAATGACGTAAGATTAAACCACTGATATATAAGTTCTTAAGATGTTCATCGCCTTCGTCCATTGCTTTGCAAAAACCATCAAGCATAACCCTGATAGTATCTTTATAAGGCTTAGCATCATATTTAATACCAAGTTCTTTCTCTAATTGATTTGCGTAATTCTTGAAGTTGTTGAATGTTTGACTTGCCATCGCAACTTCCTCCTTTCGATGTTGGTAATTATTCTAAACTACCGTTTGTGTTATAAGTATACCAAGCAGAGTTTCTAAATTCTTTGCTTGGAAAACGTTTGCGTTGAAACATTTTACCACGTAATAAAGTTGGCATATCAGTTTCGCCACGACCTAATGCAGTCATAGTTGTGCAACTTACTGCAACAGTCTTAGTTGCGCCATCATGTGTTTTTCTACTTAAATAATAACGCATGTGAGTAGAGCCTTTTGTGTAAACTGGTGTCACTCTTGTAACAGTCCATCTACCGAATTTTCTACCTAAATACTTTGATCTGATTTTGTTAAAATACTTTCTCATAATTTTACCTCGCATTTTATATTATAACACAATAAATTCGTGTTGTAAACAATTATTTCACTTTTACAGTTGCTGTGAACAAAGTTCCTTCATTAGACTCATAGTTTCCAAGATCAACAACTGTTTCTACTAACACTTCGATGTATGCAACTTCTGGTGGAAATGGCATAGAGCTTTCGTATCTTTTTTCATCTACAAATTTCTTAGCATATTCAACCATGCGCTCTGCATCTTTAGATTCATTAACTAAAACTTCAAAGTCAGTAATAGCTTCAGCTTCAGTATAACCAAGCATCCACACTTGATACGTTGCTGGCTTAATTTCAAAATCATCTATTTCATTTAAGTCTAATTCATCGACCATTTCTTCAAATAAATCTTTTTCTTCCATAATTAATTACCTCTAAATTCGTGTGCAAAATGTTCCTTAACTAAATCGATAATGAACTTTGCTGCTTTTTGTAATTCATCGTAATGGAAATATTTTCTACGATTGTTGTAAGTTTCTTCACTAAACATTCCATTGTGAGGATATTCAGTTTGCCAAGAGACGACAATCTCATCTGAACTTCTTGCTTCGAAAGCCCAGATAACTAAATCAGTTTTAGTTCTGTTTGGATTATCCCAATCAACGGAATCTACGTGAAGAACATAACCTTGTTCTCTGCAATTGTTAAAGCATTCTAAGTATCCAGAAATTTTAACATAGTTTTCTGTTGCTTCATTGTCGAGATCTTCACATACGAGATCGAACACACGTTCGCTAACTCTAATTGTTCTAATTTTATTAAAGCCCATACTTCTTACCTCTCTTCAAATATATTATAACACGAAAAATAGAAAATGTAAATAGTTTATTCAACTAAATTTTCATTTTCATCATAAATCTCTGTGTCATCGGGGTTGAGCCCAAGGTAGTCACAAATTTCTTTCTTGCCTTTCCATACTACATCATCGGGCACATAGTAGCAACACATATCTTCATCATGAAATTCACTCATCTTGCCCATGTAGAAGTTTTCCATGTATTTAATTTCATCTTGAGTAACTTCATCTTTAACGAACCAGATAGTTTGCCAATCGCCTTGTGAGTATCCGCGGAAGTCGCCTTCCACCCAGTTTTTCTTACCAGAAAGCTTTGCTAATTCTTCTGCTGTTTCGTAGTCATATCCGATAGTATCTTCGTAGCAACTACCATCAGGATTCTCGACTAAAGTTTGATCTTCATCATAGTAATCGCCTTTAACAACACTGATTAAAGTATCATCACCGATAGACTTGAAGTCTCTATTCCCAGTGATAACCATTTTATCTTTGTATTGATCAAAGTCAACTTCGTCTTCGAATTCATACCAAACATTTTCAGGACTAACTTGTTTTAATTTAATCATATTATTTTCCTCATTATTATTATAACACAAAAACCCGCTTCTGTAAACGGGTTATTTAATTTATTCTTTAATTACTTCAATACTCATCTTTCCACTCTTGAATTCTTTTGGGAATGCTATTTCGAATTCAGCGGGAATTATACTAGCATTTAATTTATCAACACCATGTCGAACTTGATCTTCATGTCCAGAAAAATGAACAATAATTGTATATGTCTCTTCTTTACTCATAACTAATTTCACCTCTCTTGTGAGCATTTGTCATAGACACAAATGTTTCTAAGAACCAACGAGCGTCTCTACGATACTCTCTACGAGTTTGATTTGGTTTCATGGAAATTCCACTGTCCCAGCATTCACCATCATTATAGCAAGGATAGTTTAACATATCGAAGTCAGCACAATCGAAGTCATTTCTAACTTTAACTGCCGCATTTACTGCCCAACCACAAACCCAAGAACCATGTTGTCTTTGACCTTCTTTAGATTTGATAATATCAGTATCAGCCATGTCATAACCATCAGACCAGCCAACTGCCAATACTAAGTCATCAGATAGTGGGAAATTATAGCAACCGCTTGCATCATTATTTGCAAAGTCATCACAAGCTGTCTTTAACCAACCAGCAACTTTAGCAATGTTTTCTTTTGTAACAATATTCTTTTTATTCATAGTAATTACCTCAACTCTCTATTAATATTATAACATAAAAAGCCGCATTTGTAAACGGCTTTTTTAATTTTTATTCAACTATTGTTTTAACTAACTTTAAGATTCTATGTGAATCACCTTCAAAGTCAGTGCATTCATAAATGATCTTTCCATCTTCATGAATTTCTCTGTGGCTGTCGAAATCAGTCATTCCATCTTCCCAGTTTTCAATTTCATTTTCAAAGAATTGAATTCCAGTTTCTAAATCATTAGTAACAAATAATACTGTTGGATCGTCAGTGCTGTAATCTTCACCACTGCAACAATCTACAATAACATAAACAACATTATCAATCATTGAAATCGTCTCTCTTTCCCATTAAGTAATCTAATGCTTCTGGTCTTTCTGTCATATCAGGTTTGTAATCAAAGTAAACCCACTTAAAACCTTCTGCCTTGCTTCCAGTCTCGCCCATCTCAATGTAAACTTGACCGTCGTCTTCAATGCGAATTCCATAGTATTCTTCATCTTCTTGAGTGTCAAATACTTCTTCACATCTTTTTTCAAATTCTTCTTGTTCTAATTTTCCGAATTCCATATGTATTTCCTCTTTATAGAATTTCAATACAATCATTGCTTTCTTTAATCTTAGCAAGTTCTTTATCAAGTTGCTTAATCATTTCTTCATCTTGGGTATCATAATCTAATACCACTAAATCAGTGAGATGGTCTGCATAAGCATCTTGAATAATTCCGTCTTTAACGACAATATAAACTGTTCTCATTAAAATTCAACCTCCACAACTTCGTAGATAGTTGTATTAAGTTCATTTCCGTCAAACTTATCGTAAACAACTAATTGCTTTCTATCATAACTACCGTCTTCAACAGAAAACTCATAACTGTCAGCAAGTTCAGGATCATCAGTAATTCCGTAGCAATCTTCCAAATTGGCTTGGTCTTCTGGAATCAAAGTTTCTTCAAGATACTTTTCAGCATCTTCTTTTGTGTCAAAGGTTTTGTCTAAAATTCCAAAACCAGTTCCTGCATCAATACCATCGTCTTCAACGCTTGGGGTATCAACACTCATAAAATGAATTAAGTATTTTTTCATAGTTCTCTTAACCTCTCTCTATTATAATTATAACATATTTTAATAAAAAAGTAAACCCTTTTTTGAAGAATTTACTTAAATTTTTATAAGAATTATTGACGAAGTGAATATCTGTTTTTATTCATATACTCAATGAAATAACTAACTTCGTAATCGTCTTTAGCACCAATTTTTTCTTTAATCAGTTGAAAAATTTGTTTTGCTTGTTCAAGTTTGGCTTGCTCTCTAGTTTTCTTAACATCTAACTCCTCATTGATCTTAGCAATCATTTCTAAGAAAGTTAAACCTTTGTAACTTGAATAACCGTCTTCATTCCATAAGTTAACAAATATTTTTTTGAAAGTCCATTCATAACTTCCATAATGATATTTACCTTTTTGCTTTTGAAATGTAGCATCGCCAAAACTTACACCTTTGTATGTGAGATACACTGAATTAGTGCCTTGTGTTTTATAACTAAAGTCTAACTCATTTAAGCCAGCATCTTTTGCTAAGATACGAATAACTTTCATCAATGCGCCGGTAAAGTTCCAATGTGAATAACCAACATCCTTACCAACTAATTCAGTGTTTAGAACTTCTTCTAATGTTTTTCCATTTAATTCCATATTTTAATTACCTCTCTTATACTATTATTATATCACAAATATGAAAAAAAGTAAACTGTTTTTACACAATTTACTTAATTTTTTATTAGTCTTCGTAATCGTAGTCAATTACGTCAGCAACATAGTCAGCAATGATTTGTTTTAGTTCATCTTTGCTCTTGAACTCATACTCACAACCACTACTACCGTCGTGCGCCAAATACACTGTATGACCTTTCACTTCAATTTCGATATTTTCAAAGAAGTCTGATGCACTTTCTTCATCTTCTTCATAGTCATCATCATCAGCCACCCAGTAGCCATCTTCATTATAGTGGCCTCCTGCATCTTCTTCACTGATAATTTCATAAGTAAATGAGTTGTTAAGCCAACCAGTCTCATCACTAATGGCATCAGCTATTTCGTCCTCAAGGTCTTCTGGTTCACAAGTAATTTCCAATTCTAATTCTTGTGGCAATTCTGCTTTAATCTTAGCAATTTCTTCATCAGCTTGTCTCTCTGCTTCGTCCATATCATCATCGCTATTGAAAACAGAATCAAATGGGTCGAAGTTAAGGTCTTCGTAAGTAATGCTGTAATCTACTGAAGTTACTTTAATTTTATATTCTTTTAACATAATTAGTCTAACCTCACTTTTGTAGTAACTAAATCAACTTTAGTTAATGAAACATTTGTATTTCCATTCATAATGGTTGCTGCTTTTGCCAAACGCTTTGCTTGAACTTCATTTGTTATTTGAAGTGGTGGCACTGGTTCGCCATGAGTCTTATAGTTTAACTCATAGAATGTAGAAACAGTTGGTTGAGCTTCTCTCCACTCAAGTGGGTCATATCCAAGCCCTTCTAAGTAAGTGTGGTATAAAGCTTCGCATGCTTCCCAACGTTGTTCGTAGTTTCCTTTAATGACTACTGCTGAACAAGGATGTTCCAATAGCTCAGAAAACTTTTCTCTTTCCTCTTCTGTAAGTTTAGCCCAAGTCCAGGACTGCTTGATCATTTCAAGATATTCTTGTTTTGCTAATTCTTTATCTTTCATATCTCTCACCTCTCTACTATTATTATAACATGTTTTTGAAAAAAAGTAAATAAAAAGTTGATCTTTTTACAGACCAACTTTTCAGAAAGAGAGGATGTCATTATTTAATGCCTAAATAGGCCATTTGTTTCTTAAGTTTCTTTGAACCATCAGGATCACGATGTCTAACAACAGACACTTTACCTTCTTTAATGTCTTTACGAAGTTGTAAGAGTGCCTTGAATTCATCAAGAGTTCCAATGAAATCTGGTGAATTCCAATCAGAATAACAACTTGATCCGTCGTTTGTTCCAACTCTGATCTCTAAGTGTTCATTGCCATTGTCATCTTTGACATAGCGATTGCTGACGATTACTGAACCGTCATAAGATTGTGCTGAACAGTGAACTCCGTCACGTCCGCCTCTTGCGGTGCGCTCTCCACGCATACCCCAACCAGTCATGTAAGTTTTAGCCATTTTGTTTACCTCCGTTTTTTTAGGTGGTCGCCATTCCACCTTACACTATTATTATAACACAAATTCGGTTATTTGTAAATAGTTTTTTTATTTAATTCTTGAATAATTATATCGGCCAACGATATTCTCGTGTAAGAATTTGCCTTTACTTTCTGAAGTTAAGAATTCTTCATATACATTTGCTGGCACACCTTCGTAAAGATATTCTCTACCATTTGTAAATGTAACTTTTAAGAATAACTCGCCTTTAATTACTTCTCTATCAATGTCTGAAATTGTTGAACTTTGAACTTTCATATTATTATTCTCCTCTAATAATATTATAACACATTAGTGCGTAAATGTAAACTACTTTTTTAACTTTTCTCTGATACTACAAATTAGTGGGTAGCATTTCGAATCAGTTAAATTTGCATTCTCTAAATTTATCTGTTTTCTAAATAAATAAGATTCTAGCATCTCAGCTTCATCTTTAGTAAGCTCTAAAATTTTTGTTTCCATATAGCCTCCTCTTTAAAATAGTTTCCAAGGTAGTTTTCTATAATCTACACACTCATAATCAGACCTATAACCACCAGAGAGCATTTCAAGTATATGACCACTAAATACATATGTTCGATATTCTGAAATCATATCTTTCGCGATTGCATATTCCTTTAAATAATAATCTCTACAGGACTCAAATTGTTTATAGGCTAATAGCATATCAATTTTTTGTTCATCTGTAATAATTAACTTAGAATAATTGTCAAGAATTTCTTTACATAAATTTTTAAATACTTTTGCAACCCTCTTGGTTCCTTTTCTATAAAGTCTTGCAACAGAAAGCATACCATAGCTTCTGATAAATTCGAAATTAGATTGTTTACCTTCTAATGCTTTCTTTACAAGCTCTTCAAAAAATTTCTTTGGATCTGATAAATCAATTTGTTCCATTTCCATTTTTTATTCCTCTTCTTTCTGTCTATGTTTAATTTTACGATTATATTTTTTACGATTACGAAAAATATGTGCACGAGTTTTTAATTGCACATTGAAATGATCTTGATTTCGAATTTCTACTTCTTTTTCAAGAGTCTTTCCAGTAACTTTGTCAATAATCTTAATCTTCTGTTTCATAACTATATTATAACATACAATATAGATAAAGTAAATAAAAAAGTTCTAATTTTACTTAGAACTTATCCACTTTATTTGTGTTGGTCCAGTATAACCTTTTTCCCAGACAAACCAGGAATAACTAACTGCTGAACCTTTGTTGAAGTCATCATTCTTATCAGACACCTGACGATTTGTGAAGACATAAACAGTTTTTGGTGGGTTTTCCTTAAAGAGTTTCTCATATCTCTTTGTTCCTTCTAAGAATAAGGTTCGTAGGAACATCGCAACTTTATGTCCAGGTTTTACCAACTCTAATGCTTTAACTGCAAATTCAGTTGATAGTCCATATGGTGGGTTAGTAATGATATCTCCATCCCAACTTCCTTCAACGTCTAGGAAATTCATCTTAGCATGTTGAACACCATCATATTCTGCGATGTCAGTAGCTAACACATGATATCCTGCTTCGATAAGTGTATTAACCATTAAGTGGTGTCCAGCACATGGTTCCCAAATTTCGTGGTCGAATTGTTCTACTGCTAATAAAGCTTTAGTTGAACGAGGGTCAGTTCCATAGTAATCTAACTTAGAACGTTCTTCATCACAGTGGTTTGAAGCACCCATAACTTTTAATGTATCTCTTCCCATAACTTTACCTCTCTATAATATTATAACGCGATTTGCATGACAAGTAAACAATATTTTTAATAATTTATTAATTTAATAATTTAATGATTTATTAATTTAATAATTTAATGATTTAATAATTTATTAAAAAGAAACGCGCATATGCATGTATACGTACGCACGTACGTTTCTCTCCATCGCGCACATAGATTCACTAAAGGTTCTGAATGATTCTGCGCATCTCATTCGAAAGCTGTTCACTAACTGCGAGCTCATTTTCTACGCCGTCGATCATGTAGTCAGATAGATCCTTCTTAGTTTCAACAATCTCTCTAACACGTTCATCAATAGTATCAGCGCAAGTAAGTACGGTAACATATGCTGGATACTTGTTAGTGATTCGCCAGATACGATCTGTAGACTGACTCAGTGAAGCATCAGTCCACGGTGTGTCGATGCAGATCAAGTACGATGCGGAATTTAGTGTGAATCCAGTGCCCATCTTCTGATGTGTGCCGATCAGTAATTTCGAATTCGGATCATTTTGGAAAGCTTCCACACTAGACTTGATCTGCTGTTCAGTATAATCACCTGTACAGATTAGCGGCTTGTACTGTGCTAGCATCGTAGCTAAAGCCTGTACAGATTCCTTGAACATGCTAAACACTACAACTTTCTCGCCTGACTCTAGTAGATCTGTAGCTATTTCCGCAGCTCTTTCGACCTTAGAGCTTACGATGTTCTGAGTGGTAAGCACACTAGGACATGCTGTAGCCTGGCGAAGTCTGGTAGTTAACGCAAGTAAGTTCGATGTGTTGAGCTTGATCTTATCAGCTTCTGATTTTACACCGTCCACTATAGCATCATAAAACTTACGATGTTGATCAGACATTTCTACTATCTGGTAAGTAATGTTCTTTAGTGGCATGTCGTCTCGCACTTGATCCAGCGTTCTTCGGATCATACATGAGTTAATTTCTTCTCTTAGTGTCTCTAAATTCTTATATCCAACGATCTGTTTATCACCAAAACCGCCGAATTTACAGTACTGAGCTTTGAAGTTCGTCAAGATGCTGTGATCGTTCTCAGTCCACACTAGAGGTACATAACAGCTGATTGGTGAATTTAGTAAAAGTGTACCTGTAGCTGCAACCTTGTAGTCGGATTTTAGTTTTAGTAGATTGTCACCTTGTTGCGATGTTGACGATGCAAAGCGATGCACTTCATCTACTGCAATCAACCCAAACTTGTTCTTAGATTTCTTAAAAGCATCGATCACTTCATCGTGTCTTAATGTGGCAGCGTTAATTACTACGAAAAATTCTGAAATCGGTTCTTTTAACTCCGCAGCTCTTTCTGGAATAGTTCTGTATCTGATAGTTCCATTCTTAGTGATGTATTCGCCTAAGACTCTAACACCATAGTTTGAAAACTTCTCAATTTCGGATTTCCAGTTCTGTCTTAGTGAATCTACTCCGCAGATAATTAGTGCATGATCGATAAGACCCCTGGATTTTAGAGTTTCCGCATATCCGATGATCTCTAAAGTCTTGCCGAGACCCATGCTGTCTAATAAGAGCCACTTAGTGTGTTTCGGATTTAAGCCGTAGTTGATCGCATCTACTTGATGTGGAAATGGCTTGAAGTGAAGTTGGTCTATTTCCGCCTGGGTCAAACTGAAATCGCCTGGATTTGGAATTACCTCAGTTTCAGGAAGCATTATCAGTTGTATATTATCTAAGAAAGTAAGTGTGTCTAAAAGAGTGGCAAGATAGTCACTTGGAATTTCTCAGCACAAATCTTTCTTGTGATAGTAGTAAGCTGGAACTGTTTTGATTGCCTCCACTATCTTTGGGTCATACTGAAAAGAGACTAAGAATGAACTTAGCCCGGAAAATTTTCTTGGAACGATCTCTCTGATGTAGATCACTTATCTGAAATCTCCCTGACTTGGAATTAGTCTAGTAAGCTGGCTGAAAGGTCACTGAAATCTTTAGCCTCATCTTCTTTCTTAACTTTATATGTAATTACTGGCTCTACGATGAATGGTTTTCCACACTCGTCGCAGATGTAGTGCCCAACTTGTGCTGGTTCACTATCTTCATCATACTCTTGGTAGATGATTTTGCCAAGTGCATCTCTAACAACTTGTTCTGGATTGCCAATCAGATCTCCTGGCATGAATATCTCTGCTGGGGCATATTGATAACCGCAATGTGGACAAGTGATGACTGGTCACTTCTTTTGTTCTGGATTCGCCATGTTTTGAAATCTCCTCAATTTGAAACTACTTTAATTCCGTACTTACTGTACGCATGTACATATGTGTGCGGGCGCCAAAAGCTTATATATAAGCTATTATTATAAGCTATGCTACTATAGCTATATGATATTAGCTAAGAATTAATATAGATAATTCATGTACATATATTTATGTGTTAATAATTTATTAAAACATTAAATCATTAAATTATTAATTTATTAAATTATTAAAAACACCCTGATTTAGTAATGAATTTTTTTAGTATTACACGTGTGTGCTTGCGCACACATAAATGAAATTGGAACAATTTCATTTTATTCCCTATTATATTATACAGCCTGAACTATGCTAATTTAAGGGCTTTTTTATTTTTTTATAAAAAAACACTCCCCATTATAACAATATTATAGCACAAAAGTAAATAGCTGTAAATAGTTTTTTTAACTTTTTTTACAAATTAACCCACTTTGAGCACTTTTTAACTTATATATTTATTTTATTTAAATAAAAAAATATATAAGCTAAAGTCGACCTGCGTTTGAAATCAGCTCAATTTGAAATTGCCTTAGTTTGAAAGCTTTGGTGTATACGCACGCACATGGCCACGCGCGGTATTCTTCTAACGTTTAAGAATACTGGCGCGCCGCCACACACGCACACATGTGAAGCTGAAATTGCCTAAATTTGAAAAAAGTTGTTAAAAAATAATTTTTAGTTGTATAATATAGTATGAGGCAACCGAAAAACTGCCAATAATGAAAAGGAATGCCTCAGACGATACGTATAACGATAGGTAATCAATAGAGTGTCAAAAAAACTAACGATACGTAATTTAAACAGAATCACAAACAGAATCAAGTCATTAGGTTTCGGGCAGTTTAGCGAGTCAAATCCCCTTATGACAATTACCTCCTTTCAAGGCTAACCGGTCACCCACAATGTCCTCTTAGCCGGCGACGACACACAACGAGCCATCACCTCTCTCTTAAATCCAGGCTCTGAGTCGTCGCTTTTCTTTTAGTTATATGGCAAAAGCTTAGAATAGTCACAGACATGTCACAAACGCATTCTGTGACACTTTTTATATTAAGTAGGTATTTTATCTGCCCCAAAACGAAATCGCCCCAAATTGGCTATTTTGAAAACGTACTGATTTCGGCTTTTTGAAACTGGGGTGATTTCGGTTTTTGAAAACGTACTAATTTCGGACGCCCTGGATCGCGGATCTGGCCAGTAACGAAAACGGGGCAAATTCAGAAAAGCTAAAAAACGAAAACGTACCAATTTCGGGCAAAAAGCAAAACGGGGCGTTTTGGGGCACGAAAAAAGCCAAGATATAATTTTATCCTGGCTTATGCTGTTTTGTTTGTTGTGACGGCCTTAAATAAGTTTTAAATATGGAAATTTGGTCTTGTGTCGCTTGCAAATATTCTAAAGATGTCTAAGTGTATCTTTTTGGCGTCTGCATCATTAAGTTTCAGAGCCTCATATAGTAAGAAAGCAATTCTAAGTTTCATATAAGTATTTGTATCAAGCTTTGCTCTAAGTCCTGCATTCTTATCTAAGTCTGTTTTGTAAGCTCGGTCGAACGCCGTATGTGTAAATAATACTTCTAAAACTTTTCTAAGTCCTGGGGATGTCGGATGATCGGCCGAGAATGTAAGAGATATATCATAGTTACTAAATTTTTCATTATGTAAAGAAATTTTAGATATATGTAAATTTTTATTTTTATTTAGTAATTCAATCGCGTCCTCTATAATAGACTTAAATGGTATAGAAGGAAATCTATCATGATAATATATATCAACTCTCGCATTAGGGTTATAGTCTGGTCTATAGTCTGGCATATCTATACAAGCTACAGTATTCTGAGCTTTCGTCAAGTCGGCAGCTAGCGGATCGTCCCAGGGCGCCGAGGTGTGGGCTTGTGCGCTTCCGAGGCCATAAACGCTGTTCGCCCTAAGCTTCTCGGCGGCTTTGTCGGTGAAGCGGACGCTCCAGCTTCCTGGGTCTGCTGGTCTGACATAAGCTCCGGCTGCTTCAACGCGCGCACGCAAGGGGTCTTGGCTCTGACTGTCAAAAGGCGCTCCTGCAGCCAGCCCCGCAGCCGATGTTTTGCTACTCAAGTTGCTCACCGCTTCTTGTAGTTTGTCAGTTATCTCTTTCGCTGTATAAGGAACCTGAGTATCGATGAATGTAGAGTTTGAATCTATATATGTCGGATTACTTCTCGCCTTAGCCCAACTGCCTAACATATCTATCTTAATGTTTTCGTCGTCTACATTACTTAAGGCTTCCTGTAAAGTTCTTAGACTCTCAGACTGCAAAGCGTGGCCATCAATTTCCACTAGTCTATCTCCAGCCTTTATCTTATATATGTCAGTTAGAGGATCATAAAAAACATCTTCTTCTTTTACATATTCTCCTAAACAAGTTCCGATAATCTTACTCATACATTTATATTATACCATAGTTGCCTTTAAAAGTAAATAAAAAAATGAGATATTTTTTAGTATCTCATTCTTACACTTACCACTCTTGGGTGCCAACCTTTGTCTATATAATCTTTTCGTTGCTCTCTCTTTACACCATATTGGATTCCATTATATATGATGAAGGCGAGTCTCAGAGCTTGCCTCATAGCTAAGTCATAACCTTTGATGTTTCCACCAATGACTTCGTCTACTAAGCTTCCGTCTTGTATATCACTACCGAATATTACATAATCTAAATCTGTATGCTCGGTCCAAGAAGTATAGTCTTCTACTACAGTGATTGTCATCTTAAGCTCTGGCTCTCTATGAAGTCTAAGCTTATTACCATCACCAAACATCATTACTTCTTCTGGGTCTGTCTCTAGTGTATAATTGTTAACGATAAAATCTATCTTGAATTTATCTCTTACTAACTTCACCGCTTGGTCTATAACATTAAAGTTCATACATTATATTATACGGCGCAAAAGAGTATAAAAAAAGAAGGATATTTTGAGTGAAACCTATTTCACCCTTTTTAACAACCTTCAATTAATTATAGCAGATTATTTTAAAACTATTTTATATTTTTCTTTTGTGGTGAGCTCATTCAGTGTCTGCAGAACCAAATGCTATAAGCAATTCTAAGTAATACTTTGTCTTCTGGTTTGCTTACTTTATTTACTCCTGCTACTTCATCTTTATCGTCTGGTAATTCAGCATTAAAGAAGCTTTCATACCAGAATAATTTTATTGTCTTTTTACTTACTGTATCTTGCACTGTTAAGCTTACTGTAGTATCTAATTGTCCTGAGCCATACTTATCATCTACACCTAAACCAAAGCTAATATTACGCATCTTAAAATTAGCACCTTTTTTCTTATTTAAGGTCCTAATAGCTTTCTTAACTATATTTATTATGTCTCATTCTTTTTGGGGTCTATATGGGTAATTCATAACTATTTAAGAAATTCTTTATATGGCTTAAGATATCTAAAGAATTGGTAAGCAATACGTAAGACTGCTTTATCTTCTTCTGACATAGCAGCACTAGATGATATATGGGCTTCTGTGTCTTCAAAATTTTGTTTCATTCAACTATCTCCAAATTGACCTTGTGTAAGCCAATCTTCTGTATTAAATCATTTATTACTGAAGCCTAAAGTTATCTTTTTATCTACTGGTGGATTAAAATTAATACTATCTGTATATATAAAATCAACCATTATATTATCATGTTTTATATAAATATCTGAGGCTTCTACCTTAATAACTAAGCGTTTTTGTAAGGCTGCTATTGCCCTCAAGACTATCATTTTTCTTGTTCTAAATTCACTGTCTGTCATATTATTACCGCCTTAATTACTATAATCACACATACCTGTTCATCGAGTTCTGACATATATTATTTTATTTGGGTCGACTGCATTTGCATAACCAGTGCTTATATTTCTTATTACATTATATACTGTTCGAAGAGCTCTAAGTTTAATGAAATCGTCTATGTCTATTTTCTTATCTCCAAGGCCTATTTCACCATCTATATAACTAAAGCTATCTGGGTCAAAAAGGTCCTCAGTAAGGTATAAATAAACTCTTGCAATTTTCTCTGTGTTCAATACATCAATGAAGAGCTCCAACACTATCTCGGTCTTACCATCTCGGCCAGCAATTGTGGTAGCTGAGTGAAAGGTAGCTGGAAGGTCTTTGACTCTGATCATCTTGGCAATTGAAGTACTTAAATTGTTTCCCTCAAGTAGTTTGTTTCTATGTTGTTGAAGTTCTGAAATCTTATCCATAAAGCTTTACTCTTTGTATAATTTAGCAAATAAATTGACTCAAAGGCAATTTTTTCACCTCAAAAGGGCTTCGCCCAATTTCTTAATTACTTGGGGCCAGACTGACGGAGATTCAGTTTTAAATAAAGAAAAAACTTCTGCTTTTGACAGAAGTCTTAAAATCTTCATACTACTATGAGTGTATTTTGGCGGAAGTCATATTTCTTATTATCTATAATATAGAGCTTTTCGACAGAAGTCTCGAACTTCAAAGGCTCAAAATCAACACATTTGTCAGAGACTTTTAGGTCTTTCCCTACTATAATAATGTTTCCATCAAAGAGTTTTACTAGCTCTACTGGACAAAATAAGCCATTACCAATTCTTACTATAACTTCTTTATCTGGGTATTTTTGTAGTAGATGAATTAATTCACTCACTTTCATTTCTAGTCCTCTATATATAAGATTTGATAGAGTCTAACTTTTACTGTGTTATTACCAATAAATATTACTTCTTTAACTTCACAGCCAGGTCTATTGTCTATCTCAGTAATAAAATTAGCGAGCTCTTCATCATCAAAAGTTGCTATTCTTTCTATCTTCCACTGTCTCATATTATTAACTTAATTTTTCTAAAGCTGTTTTATATTTTGGAAGTGTCTTCCAATCATAGGTTTCAATTTCATTACTCATAATAATTCTATCTACTGAATTACTAATCATAAGACTTTCAGGCTCATCAGTCATCTTTACTACAACAACTGTTTTTGGAAAATGAACTTGCTCATGTAAATTAAACCCATGAACATACCCCATTTCCCAAGCTGAGCCAGCATTATTCTCTTTGCCAAAACTTAAGAAGATTACTACTTCAGACTCTTCAAGTGCTTTCATATCATGCTCATATACAGCTCTTGACCATTCTTCTAAACTAATGTCCCAAGCATTTGGAATCTTTAGTTGATGTGGCAAATAGTAATCGCCTTTTAGAAATTTCTTAATTCTTTTGACTGTCTTCTCAATTAAGTCTTTCTTTTGGCTGGTCTTAGCCTTATCTTCATATGCGAAACTTGCAGCAATATAAATCTTCATATTAACCAACCCAAACAACTCTATAAAGTTTGACGTTTTCATCACTAGCATCTTCACCAGTAATTTCTTTATAAGCAGCTTTAAGCTTCTCAACTACTTCAGCTTTATCTGTAATTTCAAGCGCTAGCACTTCATCGCTACCGCCATAAAGGTCTTCAACTACATCAATGACACTCATGATAAGTGCGTAATTTCCGCTCATTCCATCAATAACAAGTTCAGTACCATCGTTTCTTTCAAAGTCATACATATAGTCTACTCGCTCTTCATATTCGGTAAATCTGTCATAGCCAATATCAATGCCATAGCCAATATAAACTTTTGCATCTAAGCTCATAATTATTTCTCCTCAACTAAGCCAGCACGAACCATATCTCTATACTTGCATTTGCACTTGATGAGGTGATGCTTCTTGTCATATAATTGAATATCGCGAGGCACTAAGACTAAGCCCTCCATTTCATGTTTTCCGCCATTAAGTGTAGACATATGATGTTCAGCAACATAAGCTTTAGCTTCGTCTAAAGTTCCTTCAAAGCAAACAGGGACAGAAGGTAAGCCAAGTTTAGTAGCGACATCTGTAGTATTTTTTCTATCAAGGTCCCAACCATCGATTTGAACATCAAAGACAATGAAAGAAACATCAGTTCCGTTTTCTACATAGTCTCCGCCAGACTTTTGAATTCCAGCACCAAAACCTTCACCAAAGATATAAGCTTCAGATTCACCAAAGACTTGTTCAAAAATATATTCCATTTCTGGAACTTTGAACACAGACTCTAAGTAAGCTTGAAGTTTTGGTGGAATTTGTGCTTTATCTGTGTGACCAGCGAATTCGATGTCATGGCCATCCCAATGAATACGAATGTTAGTTCCGTCAATCTTTTCAGTGCCTTGCCAAATAATGTTCTTTAAAGTTTCATAAGGTTCATTTAAACCAACAATAGTTCTAAACTTTTCATCGAACTTAAATACATTTCCAATTTTCTGATATTCTTTTTCCATAGTTGTTAACCTCAACTTTCTATTAATATTATATCACAAATAAATGTGTATGTAAATAATAAAATTAATTATTTTTAATTGCTTGATAGATAATATAAGCAAGTCTAATACCACGATAGGTTGTAGTATCTAAGGCTTTAATTTTATTTGAGATACTAGCATAATCATCAGTTGGTAACCAATTAGCAGTAAAAACTTCTTTATTAAAGGTAGCTTTAATAGATTGTTTAGCTAAGCCTTCTTTTACTTCAAATTGTAAAGTTATTTGTGAACTTAAACTTCTTGGGTCTTGCATATGACGCATGCTGCAATTTTCAGAATTCAAATCAAATCTGAGATGAATGTTTTTATTTTTATGAAGTAATTGTAAAGCCTTTTCTAAAATAGCACGAGCTTCACCAGTAATCTCACCGGTATCATCTACATACTTTATAGCTTTCTCATGCCACATATCTTTAAGTATTTTTTTAAATGCGTCTTTAACCTCTGGGTCTGTGTCGTCCATATAGTAATCAGTATAAGCCCCAAGAGCTTCTAATAAATCTGGAAACATAATTATTCCTCCACTGCTGTTAAGTTCCAAGCATTTCCAAGTTCAAAGTAATAGCCATATTTATGAAAGATATTTCTAAGTTCATCTTCAGCATGGCTATTCCACTCAAAGCCATAGTTTAATAAATCATAAAGTGGTCCCTCAAAAGACATAGATAAAATCTTTCCTGCATATTCAAAGTAGTCTTTAGGGTCTTTATTATCTTCTACATAAACTTTGTCCCAAGAGTTAGTTCCATAATTATAATGGCCTTCACCATCATAGGTTCCATAACGTTTGCCATTTACATAAATAAAAGTATCATCAAAGATTTCTTTCTTTAAAAGCCAGTCAATAATATCTTTGGCTAACTTGCCTTGTTTATTTCTAAATTCTGTCTTAGTAGCTTTTCTAAACATATTCATTACCTCTATTTATATTATACTATAAAAAAAGAAACTTGTAAATAGTTTTTTTACAAATTTCTAATTTATAGAATTCCTTTATCTTGGCATCGTTGAAGGAGTAAATCAACTATTGCTTTTGTGCTTTGTAATTCTTGTTCCAAGTGATCTTTTTCAGTTTGTAAATTATTAAGCTTATTTTTTAGCTCATCTACTTCATCAAATGTTGCAGTTAAGCTTCTACCATTAACTCCAATATCATAAGTAGTATTACCCCATTGTATTGAACTAATTGTTTGGTTAGCATTAAGTGTTAAGCTATCATCAACAAGTTTAGATTTAAATTTTTTATAAGCTTCAAATATACGCTTAGCTATTCTCAGCATTATAATAGTATCTGGTGATAGACTTACAGGGTCATCTGGTAACAGCTGTTTAGTAGTAACCTGTTCATCAATAATAGTGTCAAATGTGCAGTCACTTTCATTATCTAATATTGATACAGAAAAATTATTATCATTGCCAAGCTGTAATAATATGCCTGTTATCTTTAGGTTTAATTGCTTAACCCTATTTAAATTTTCTACTGCCTTTTCAATTAATTCTTCTGTGGACATACTTATTATATTATACAATAGCCGGAGATAAAAAAAGATGCCTTTCGACACCTTTCAAACCATGCAAATGATTTATGTTACTTAATTTAGCAGTTAATCATTTCTATGTTTGTATAATAGATATGCAAGTCTCAAAATAATTTTAGTGCTTATTGGCAAATCATTTTTAATTCCAATATCTTTATCTGCATCTCTATTATAATCTTTAAAAACACTTTCTAATATATTTAATACTACTTCATGACCATCTGCAGAATATCATAGCTTAAAAATTAGCTTATCACTGACATTACTAATATCTCATTCATGAGCAACTATTTCTATTTTTATTTTTTTATTCTTAAATAGAAGCTGAACAGCTTTAGCTAAATAGTCATCTGCTTTATATTTCTCAGCATCTTTAATTAGTAAATCTTTTTGTGCTTGATCCATACATATAACTCCTAACTAAAACTCTCCGTTTACATAATCATTAAAAACTTTTGGTCATTTATTATGAAGCCAACCAGTACATTCAGAATAAATAGTATATGCTACTCTTAATAGACAAACTTCTCGTCTGCTTTTACCACGGAGGTTAGTTTCACCAATTAATTCATCGACTACATGATTTCCCACATCAATATAATAGTCATAGACATGTAGCTCAACTGGGAAAAATCTATCAAGAAAACTTCCACCAGTCGCAGGAATATGTCCTTCAGTAAGCCACAATGAAACATATTTTTCAGCTTTTTCGCCTTTATTTCCATGGACCATTAAATCTAATTTTTTAATTTTTCTTAATCTATCTAGAGCATCATTAATAACTTTTCTTAAATCTTCTGTGGTAAAAACTTCATGGTCTTTAAGTCATGCTTCGTGTGTCTTAGCAATTAATCCCATACATCTAATTTCAGCTTTTACCTCAGTGTGGTCTGTAAGTTTTATTCCAAGCTTAGTATCTTCAGGCAATTGATCATCATTAAAATACTCATATGGTATATTTAAAGTAAAAACAAAATCACCATTATCATAGTCGTTAGATACTGCAGAGAGCTTGCCTTCAAGTGTCTGGTCAGCAATTTCAACAAAGAAGCCCTGATGTCCTGGTGCAGAATGAATATGATAAAAATCTCTATCCAAGTTTTCTCCAGTAGCTTTAATGGCTAGACTAATAATGTTTGATGATTCATTCATTCCAAGTTGTAATCCCATATTAATTAAAGCCCCCAGGTAAATGATCTTTTAACTCGTAGAATAAGTTTCCAGCATCGGCATATTCAACTACAATGTATTTTTTAGTAGGAAGTTTAATGGTTGCAGGTAAATTATCTTCTTGAATACACTTAATAATATAAAATATATGATAAAGAATTCTAACCTTAACTAAATCAATATCACTTAATCTATCTTGTCTTCCTTTAATTCTAGCTTGTCCATCTACAATGTCCATCATGTCTGGGTCTCTTGTAAATAAGTTTTGTTGAATAGGGTAAGCAAAGAAAACATGCGTATAATTTCCTAACATATCATCTTGGTCATCATAGCAAGTGTAATAAACTTTAAAGAGTAGTCAAGTCCTTCCATAAGCTTTTCCAGGTGTTGCAATATTTATAAATTCAGCATCTAAGTCTTTTGTTTTTAATAGCTTGTTAATATCTCTTTGAAGATAACCTAAAACACCTGCTTTAATTTGAGCAAGCTCTTCAAGGTCTTTAAACATAAATGAGACTTCTCTAGCCATTATTTATCTTCCTTCATCTCTCTTTGACAGTCTTTATAAATAAAATATGCAATGCGTAAAACTATTTTTAATTTAATGTCGTCTACTTTTTCTAGCTCGGCCACTTTATCAACACCAATAGTTCCTTCTTGCAAAATCCTACCATTTCTACATAAATGAAAATCTTTATCTAAAAAGTTATTATGATAGATAATATGAAAATTACTGCCAGAGCTATTTGAATAAAGCCAACAATTTCTTAATTCTAATTGTAATTGCTTTTTCTTATTTAAAAGCTCGACTGCTTGTTCACAGAAATCATCTAAGTCTTGATTAGTCCACGTCAACATTTCTAGTTTCCTTCCAGTCTCTTCAAATAGTATAAGCAACTCTTAAAATAATTTTTTCTCTTTCATTTAGATTTTTTCCAAGTATTTTAGCTTGTGTGTCTAAATTTGTCATAGTATCTTCTCTGGTAAAAATAAACTCATTAAGCATACTATCAAACTTAGTGTGAGTTGTTTTATCATACATATGAGCTTTAATAAAATCTCAGCCCATTAAATCTGCATACTCTAAATCAAGTAAAGCTAAATTTAAACCACGAGCTTTATTAAGTCTCATGAATGCTTGAACTATATATCTACGTGCATCTTGTAAACTATATCTTGCCATATTATTTTAAATCTTCATATCAATTCATAGCATTAGCATAAGTAATTTTATTACTATCTTTTTCTGCCGTTTTATAAGCTTCAATAACAGCTCTTTGTCAATTTACCAAAATAGAGTAAGCGATTCTTAAAATGATTCTTTTTTCATCTGATATATTGCTTGGTATCTTAGCAACTAAATCAATGCCGTTTGTTTGAGAGTTTAAAAATTCTTCGTTAATAATTACTCTAAAAACACCTTCTCGTGTCGAATTAATGCTTTTATATCATGTAGATAATTTAGTATCTTCAAAGTAAGCGTAATAAAGTTTTTCGCCACTTGCAGCAAAATTACTTGAAATAAATTTAATTGGTAAATTATTTTTAACTTTTAGAAAGCGTGTAATAGCTACTTTGGTAGTTATATCAACATTATTTCACTGCATTTTTGCAAACCTCAAATAATTTAGCAAATGAAACACTTCTCAGTAGCTTCTCAGTTAAAATAAAAAAGCCGGTCAACTTAGCTGTGGCGAAGGTGATGGCGCTATTTGACCGACCATTAAATTTAGCAAAAAGAAAAACAGCAACATACCAGGAGGAATTGTGATAAGCTGCTGTTGAAGGGAGGATTGCTAAGTTTTACCTTAGCGCTACTATGAACTTGTGAGCTCTTCAACTCACATAATATTATACAATATATTTTAATATTTTATTATTTTATTAAGCCCCAGAATTTAGAAGCTAATTACCAGCGTCTAAGTAAGTTAGAGAATAAGTCTAATATATCATCAAATTCTTTACTAATACTTTTAACTGGGTAATCAATTTGATTACTTGTGTAAGTTACAACATTATCACCATCTTTAAGTGTAATGTGATAACCTTCTGGATGGGCTTTTTGGAAAGCTTTAAGTCTAGTGTCATAATCAGCTTCAGCTTTTTCTAAAGTTTCTGTTGATTCTTTCAAGCTAGCCTCAAATTCATCTTTAGCTTTTCTTAAAGCTTCATTGTAAATTTTTCTTGCTTCAACGAGTTTTTCGTTATAAGCTTTTCTTGCAGCGTTTCTTGCTTTAAAAGAGTCTTCAACTTCTGAGGATTCTTTCTTAACTAAAGCTTTAGCTTCTTCTTTTTTAGCTTGTTCAGCTTTGTGTTCTTCTTCAGCCTTTTCTAAATCTTCGACTGAATCAAAGTTTTTGTTTAAAATTTCTGAGTAATACTTCATTTTTAATATCTCCTAATTCTATTTAGTTACTCAGTGCTCTCCACCAGTTCTATCAGGCTCTTGAGCACTTCTATTAAAATGAGTTCGCATCAAGTACTAAGCTGGGGCTTATCTCCTTAATGCTTTTTGTTCACTCGTTATAATATACGATATAATTTATTTAATTATTATTATCAATAATTCCATCATCTACTAATTTTTTATGAATATTACCAAGCATTCTCTTTTCAGTCTCAGTTCTTTCACTATCAGGATTTATATCAGGTAATAAGTTTCCGTCATAATCATATGCTCTATAATTATATTCAAACCATTTTTTATAGTGTGGATTTGCTTTTCTTGCATCAGGGTCTTCACTATCGAGGTCCCTTACAAAGTCAAATTCCATGCTAACTCTTGGTATTAATGTAGGTTCCTGTGGATCATAAAATCTTGCACGAAGAATATGTCTTTTAGGATCATGATCATCTGACTCTTGTACAGATTCGTCAACTGAAACAATATCTAGTTTTGGAGTAGCTTTACGTTTAGCTTCAGTTAATTCACTAAGCCCTTCATTTTCAATAAATGTTAATGGGCCACCATGTGATTTTAATTCGTCTTCGCATCTAGAACAAATCCAACCAAAGTCAGCTTCATGTCTCATTTCATATTCAGTAAAGACATCACCACACCAGCCACAGTGGTGTAATGTATCATAGCTATCTAAGCAGTTACCATCTTCATCACAGTTATACTCTTCTTGCTCTTCAGCAGTAAAAGTTTCATGCTCATTTGAATTAGTATCTTCAAGTAAGCTTTCAACTAATTGACCACTTGGGTATGCAACATAAGCAACATTACAGCTCTTATATTGTTGTTTAAATTTCTTAGTTTCATCACTAACATTGTCACAAATAATTGGGTCATCTAGTTTGAAGAATTTACCATCATAGGAACTATTTGTATAACCATAAATAACAGGCTTATTATATGCTTTTGCTAACTTTAAGCCATCATTATAACATTGAACTTTATCAGCTTCTGGTTTAGCTTTAGCTTCTGTTAAACTTTCTTCAGCTAATTCTGCTGTAAATAAATTATCAGATGAGCTTCTTCCAAAAGCGCCATTATAACATTGGTTAACAGCATCTTCTTCATCTGCAGCTTCTATTTGACCAATTTGTTGACCGTCATCAAATATGTCATATTTAGGTTCAGTCAAGCCTTCTGTAATAATATCAAAATCATCAACGCCTGGAATAATAGCAAGTCCGCCTCAAGTTCCGTGAAGTTGTCCAATAGAATCGATATGTTCAACTTCGCCTTCTTTACCGTCATAAGAATTATCTTCACCTTCTAAATGAACAATTCTAATTTTGTCACCAACTTTAACATCACTATCAAATGGGGTGTCAGCCATTGCTCTTTCTTCTAGCTTTTCTTCAACTTCTGGGAAGCTTTGATCAAATGGGTCTTCATTTAAATTTTCATTGATGATTGCACCATTATAGTGTAGTGTAATATAATCATAGTCAACTTGTGGAACAGTATATTTAGCAGCTAATTCTTTAAGTTCTGAAACTTTCCACGATTTCTTTGCATTAACCTCATCGGCAAATTTTTTAGTTTTTGCTCTTTGGTCTTCAAAGCCCTCTTCAACAACCGGCTCTTCAACCACAGGCTCTTCAACAACTGGCTCTTCAACAACTGGCTCTTCAACTACTGGAGCTGGAGCTTCTTCTTTATCAAAAGGAATTTCAGTAGTAGCATCAATTAATTCATCAACATGCTCTTTTTCTTCATCTTCAATATGATCAACAGTATCAAGAATAGCATCTTTGTGATTAATTGGTGCATCAAGAATTTCTTTCTTTGCTTCTTCATAACCATTAATAGCTTCAATCTCATCGGCCACTAAATCATTTAACATAGTATGAACTTCGAGTTTAGCAGCTTCTGGATCAACTGGTAATTCATCATCTTTTTTGGCTTCTTCTAAATTTTCTGTTTGAAGATTTGTGGCACCAAATTCCCACTCTAGCCCGGCTTCATCTGCTAGTTTTTCAAATTCTTCTACGTTATAGAAATCAGGGTCTAGTTCACCTTTTTCATCAACTTGCGCTTGTAATATTTCACCAACTTTATTATCTAATTCAATGGCTAAGTCTCTATCTTTTTCATCAATGATAATTCATTCATCATCGTCTAATAAAGTATTTGGTAAATCACAGCCATAAAGTTTAATCTTATTATCTTTAGCTTCTTCTTTTAAGCTTTCATCAATTTCATCTTCATCTTCAGCATCGCCAAGTCCAAGATAACTTAAAACTTGGTCGCCATCAAACCAAAGAATATCATTAATTTGTGTAGCAGTAATTCCATCTGGGTAACATTCTTCAAGATATGCTTCAAGGTCATCTAATTTATCTGCATCTCTAATTAAGTCATAGGTATCAACTGCACCAGACCATGGTTTATAATCACTAAAGTCAACAATAACTTTTAATTCTTCTTCTAAAGTTTCAATTTCTTTATCTAATTCTTTTGTCTCTTCTTCAGACAAATCTTCATTAACTTTAATATCAACATCTTTACCAGCTAAAGGCTCTTCAAGAGCTGGTTTTTTCATTTCGCAGTCAAGAGGTTTTTCATCTTCACTATGAGCAATTATTGTAGCAACTGGGCAATCAACAACTGCATTGTCAACGCCTTGATATTCTTGTTCACTTTCAATATCAGCTGGTCTATCATTGATATGCTCTTCAAGTGTTTCTTCAATACCAGCTTCATGTTTTCTAACTTCATTAGCATCTAAAGGTTCATCTTTAATTTCAGGCTCTTCCTCTTCTTCAGGGTCTCTTGGATCATCATAAGATAAATCAAATGGGTCTGCATCAATTAAATCTAAATTAGTTCCTTGATGTGAATGAAGCTCTTGATTACATTTTTTACAAATATAACCATCTTCAGTTTTAATACAAGTTTCTTTTGGGAATAAATCAAAACAGCATTTACATTCTACTTCAGATTCATTATCTTCCATAGCTTCTTTAATCTTTTTCCAATCAGGTCTTGCTCTACCAGGTTCATCTGCGTCAGCTGGCCATTCTGAACCTTCTTCATATTGTTTAGCAATCTCATCATACATAGCATCATCAGAGATTTCAACTTCTTCAATATCAGATTTAGGAAATTCTGTTTTAAAAGGGTTGTCTTCTGCTACAAAGTTTTCTGGGTTAGTATTACTAGCTTCTCAAATAACTTCGCTATTAAGAATACTACCATCTTCATCTATTTCTGTTTTTTCAACACGAACTGAACTGCATGTGTTTGTTTCTTCACGAGCAAATTTCATAGCATCTGCTTCTGCGCCAAAACAAACTGGCTCAGGGTCAGTTCCACAGTAAATACAATATTTAAATTCTGTCATTTCGATTTATTCTCCTTTAAATCAAATCATCAAATAATTTAGCAAATTTAAAAAAGAATAAAAAAAGAACTTATTTAAGTTCCTTTAGAGTTTTATTTATTATTAAGCATCATAGTGAGGAGGGGTATCTGGGTCGTCTGTATCGTCTTCCTCATCAAGGTCATCAAATAAATCAGATAAGTCTTCGTCTGAATCATAGCTTTCTTTGAATTCCTCAATTTTTGAAAGTAATTCTTGAGCATATTGTTTTGTAAATACTTTTTTAAAATGCTCAACAGATTTATTAAAATCTTTTTCTGTAATAATATTTGCAGCAACTAAAATATTAATAACTACCTGTCTAAATGACATTTCTTCAATAAATGTCTGTATACCAGGATTTTGATTGATATACTCAGTCGCTTCATCTAATGTCTCTGGAATTTTGAAAGCATCAGCAAATTTAGTAAAAAATTGTTCCCATTTCATATATAATTATTATACAATAAAAAAGATGCTTATTTTAAGCACCTCTTAATATTTAATATAATTATTCTAAAATTTCTTTTGGTTCACCATTAACTTGTCTCTTTAAATCTTCAAATTCTTTCTTTAAAATTGAAAATTCACTATTTAAGTTATCAAGCTCTATTTTAGTTTTTTTAAGTTCAATTAATATCGGATAAACTAATTTAGCTTCTTTAATAGCAAGGGTTCCATCTTGATTTGTAACAACAAGTTCAGGAAACAACTCTAATAAATCTTGAGCAATACAGCCAATTTGATTTTTAGGTCTATTATCTGCTATATAATCAAACTTATAAATTGGCAAATCTAAAATAGTTGCTTCTGGTTTAAAAGCTCTAATATTTTCCTTTAAAGTGCGGTCAGAAATTGTGCTATAGCCAGCTGCAGCTATTGTTCCAGTGACTGTAAGGTCTCCATTAACAAGTGTAGAATTTAATGTTGCCATAAAGTTTATTCTCCTTAATTTATAATTTTTATTTTAAGTCTCGTATAATTTAGCAAAAGTTCATAATTAAAAGAATATAATAGCTAGATAAAAAGACTTAGCTTTTTAAATAGCTAAGTCTTTTATAGTGATTAATCTTCATGAATGTTATTTACTAAGATTGTATTATTTTTACTGACACCAACTAAGCTAGAATTTTCTAATATATTATTACCTTTTATTACTGATGCCTTATTAACAAAATCTATTGCATGTGTATTTAGCACTTCTGGTTTATTTAGTCCATAGTCAGTAAGTGTAATATTTGTTATTATTACATGTCTTCCTGTACCACTAACTGACCTGTCTGGCTGAATATAAAGGTTTGCACCATTTGGGTCAGTATTTTTGGTACATTTTAGATATACATCATAATGGCGTCAAGAAGCACCGACAGCATCCCATTCAGTTCGTTGATCTGGAATCAATGCGCTACCAATGTGTCATTTTTTCCCAATATAATGTCCATCAATGAAGATTTCAGAATTATCATTATCAAACCCGTACATGCAGTGTCCTCTAACATAATCGGCAGCTTTGTTATCTGTTGCACTTTTAATATTAAAACTAAGTTTATATCAATGATTAATTATAAAGTTACTGCTATTATCAATACTTATTCCACTATATTGATAATTAGAAGTTCGTTGCACATCATAGTATATTCCTGGAATAGCTTCATTAGTATTAAGACTGTTAAAGGTTATATTAGTTGGTGTAAAAGTATTTTCTATTGCATCTATATATGTATTACAAGTTAAAGTGTAATTTTCATCTATAGCTGCTTTTACTTTATATAAGTTTTCAATATCTTCATCACTTAATGTTGTTGCCCAAATTTTAATATCTGCAATTTTTCCATTAAAGTAATCAGCAACTGTATCATTAGTTCTATTATATCTAGCACCAATAGTTACATTATGTGATGAAACATAGTTAATTGGCATTGCTGGAGCGCTTGATATTACATCAGTATCGGCAAGATTTCCATCAATATATAATTTAACATATGAATTTCCTGTTGTATGACCTGTGCCCATAAAAGAATCATATGTTCCTGTAAACATATGTCAACCTGATGTTAAGCTAGATACGTTTAGTTTTGCTGCTCGTGCATGAGCGGCTCCTGCATCAACCACAAATTTTAAATATGTGCCAGTTCCTGTTTCGCTTGCTGAATTGGAACCAATAGCAAAGTTTCAACCATTATGGGTTGCTCCAGTTGTATTATCTTTTGAGCAAGCTATAATTTGTTCACTAACAGTATTGCTTCAATCATTTTTATAAACTCAAATATTTGTTGTAAGTTTATCTGTAATAAATGAGCTATCTAAGCTACTTTTAAGGTGATTCATTCCATCAAATATTAAGCTTTGATTTCCAAGTGCAGTATCTCCACTTGTAGTAACAGATAAAGTTTCGCATTCAGTTAGTTCATCGGCATCATTTTCATAAATAGGATTTTCATAACCACTAGCATCTCAATAAATTACTTTTTTATTTGATAAATCAGGTAAGGCATTAAAAGCAATATTAAAACATCCGCCAGGTGGGTCAGACTCATTCCAGTCAGTAATATTAATAAACATTTTATTATCTGGACCTTTTATTATTCCAGATGATAATTTATAAACCTGTACATCATTATGATAGAAGTAAATAGCTTCACCATCATACGAAACTCTAAGTCTATCGCCAGAAGTTCATGTTTTGTGATCTTCTGGCAATAATTGTGTAGAATTTGTGCCTCGTAAGTATAAGCATAGTCGATTATTCCTATCTGGGTATAAGAAATAGCCTTGCTCATATCTGAAGGAGTAGCCAATTGGAGCAACCCCAACCATCATTCGTGAGCAACCTGCTGAAATACTTACAGCACATTTGGAGTATGCAGTTGTACTTAGTATGCCTGTTCCTGCTAATGGGAAGTCTTCACTACATTCATCTCATTCTCAGCCGCCAGGTTCATACTTAGAAAATGTTCAATCATCTGAGTCAGATGAATATGAGCCAGAGTAATTATCTCAGCTATTTCTTCCACCCCCAAAAGAATTAGCATATCTAAATTCACCGGTTCCAGCATTAGTATAAAATTTATTCTCGACTTTATCAAATAATCCAGGTTTACCATCATAAATTCTTAAAACTGGAACAAAGTCTCGCGCAATTATATTATTTACTCAAATTTTAAAACTATATAATTTGCAGTTATAAAAGCAGCCGGCCGTGCCGTTATTGTTATAAGCAAATAGATAATGATGTTTAGTTGAGCTTCAATTTGTTGCTCTACTACCAGTACTTGGTGTTTCATTATTTACAGAAAAGCTATGTGTGTTACCAGAGCGTGTATAAACAAAGACTTTATCTCCAGAGGCATTAGCTATAGAAGAAGTTAATTGTAAGGCACTACTATTGGTATAATCAATATTCATTCTATGTGTTGTTGTATTAATATCTTGGTCTAAGTAAAATAATGCAGGGGCATCAAATAGCCCAAATAAAATACCATTATCAGTAGTTGATCCACCATTATTAGTTTTATTTATGTGCGCTTCTATCCTTGTAATTGTATCAGCTGCTGAAATACCAGTGTCTATATATGGTTTAACTCGATAGTTTTTGCAAGATTCAATATATTCTATTGGCAAATATAATTCTGGAGCATTAAATTCACCTGTACCTTGATTAGCATAGAAGTTATGATTTACAAGATCATAAAGACCTGGTCTATTTGTTTGTGTATTGATTACAGGAATAAAGTCTCTTACTAATGTGCCATCATTTCAAATTTTACAACTATATAATTTTGTATTTGAAAAATAGTTGACCCCATTAACTGTGTTAGCACAAAACAAAAAGCCATTTTTTCCTGTTGCTCAGCCTTCAATATTTTCATCAATAACACTACCATCAAAAACTATATTTTTACCAACTATTGCAGTATGTCTATTAGTATCAAGCGGCCAACTATACCTTTCTTCTCCAAATTCATAGATACGGCCAGCTCCATTAATCATTCCAATTACTGTAGGGCTATCAAATCCAAAAACATATCTTTCATTATTATCATATGAGCTAAAGGCAAAGTCTAGCTGTGTCTCAAGTTTGTCAGTTATTTCAATACCAGTATCAATATATTGTATTCTAGTACTTTCAATATAAGGAATTGGTCTAAAATTAATTTTTATATTTTTTGAGACATAATCATTATTATTTGATGCTGGAAAAGTAAATTCACCTGTGCCACTATTAGTAAAAAATGCTTGTGTTATTCGGTCATACATTCCCGGCTTATTATCTGATTTTCTAATGCATGGAACAAAATCACGTACTAAGGCCATATCATTATAAATTTTAGCTTGATATATTCTAATTGAGCCACTGCGAGCGAAATTACCGAGTAAATTATCTCCAAATAAATAAAGTGGAAATTTACAATCACATAGGGTGATACCAGTTTTTAGTTTATTATTTCCAATTCAAAATTCGCCAGCAATAAAATTAAAACTAATTTTATATTTAGTATTTGTAGAGACCTGATAACTAATATTATGGTCAGAAGTAGCTCGTCCATCATCGCTTCATTCACAACCAACCACGCCATTAGTAGTTAGTTTTACAGTGCAGTAAGAATATCAATTTATATTTGCGTCTGCTTGCTGTGATCCAAAAATATAATTTTGTAATTCACCAGTACTATTAGCTGTTACTGCAGCTTCAACTACAAGCCCAATTTTTTCTGATGAAGTAATAAGAGTATTAATATATTGTGTTCCAGAAGACTGCAAATATTCAACTTCTTTGTACTCATCTGGAATTCCAGGCTCTATAAAAGTGCCAACTACATCAACAAATATATTATTTACTAAATCAAAGAAGCCAACTTTATCATCACAAACTCTTTTTGCTGGTAAATAATGTCTAATTAATTTATCATTGTCCCAAATTTTACAATAATAAAACTTTGTAGACCCAGTATTCGTTGTAGTAAAATTGGCCCAAGAGCCAGAGGCAGTACGATTTAATGTTCCAATGCATAGCTCTCTTGGTGCTGTAAAAGAATTAGCTGTATGAGTTCCTGTATATGTTTGTGAGCCATTAGAATAAGAATAACCAGCTTCGGTCTTCTTTTGTCAAGCCGTAATAATTGTTCCAGGCTCTGGCATACTTCCTAAATATAAGGCACTGTTGCCATAATTAAATTGTAATTGTTCATTTCATGTATAGATTTCAAATGCTCTGTCTTGGTATGACTCACCACCACCGCCACAAATTTTTGAATGATTATTTGAGTTTGATGTATTAGCAAATTGAATTTCAATGCCACTATTTTGATTTGGTTTAAAACCAGTGTTTATAAAACCACCTAAATAACCAACACTTTCTACATAATCTAAAAATTTATATTCAGTATTAAGAAGTTTATTTATATTTGATGGGCATAAAAATTCCCCTGAACCCCTATTAGTATAGAATTCATAATTAACTAAATCAAAGAGTCCAGGTTTTAAGTCTGATTTTCTAATAACTGGGATAAAATCTTTAATAAGTATATCATCTTCATAAATTTTTAAACCATAAAGCTTATGTGGTCCAAGATCATTAGCTGATCCATTATTTTTTCTACCAAAAATAGCAAGAGTATTTTTACAGGTTCCAGTAGCTAACGTCCTTTCTCCATAATTAGCATCATCAATATATACTTTGTTTTTGTCTAATATATATAAGTGACGATCAGTAAAGGTTGTTCCTGTAAATAAAGCAGCCTTATTGTTATAATATGCATAGTGTTCATAGTGTTCACCGTCTTGGCCACCACCAGTAAATGTAAAATCTGCTTGGCCAGACCCAAAAATAGAAAAACTAATAGCTTTTTCAGCATCAGCAATTACTTTTGTTTTATTAAGCTTAGGGTAGTAGTTTGTATCAATTCACTGTGTTCCAGTGCTTTCAATATATTCTATTGGCTGATATAGTTCCTCGAAATTAAAATTATAATGTAAAACTGACCCCTGTGCTAATTCTTTAATTTCATTATCAGTTAATGCATGATTATAAAATCTAACATCATTTATTAGCCCACTAAAAGCATATTGTGTTGCATTATTACCGCCTACACAATAATATCCAGTTAAACTAGGAATAACTGTAGTTGGTTTTTCTTCAGCTTTTTGTCCATTTACATATAAGGCAATACTTTTACCATAATTATAGACAGCAGCAATATGATATCAGCAGCGTCTTTTTAGCGTAGTAGATAGCTCAGTACAAGTATACTGTGAACCATTCCCAATATTAAAGATTAATTTATTTTCGGAGTGTTTATATACTATGCCAAAATTAACATCTGTTCAGCTTCATGCATTTCAACCGCCAATTAAAAATGGACTACTATAAATATTAGTAGTATCGGTATTATCAATATAGGCTCAAAGACTTACTGATAAACTAGTTGTAACAGTGGTAAAATCAACAGAAGCGTAGAAATTCTTTTCTGTATTATCAGTAGTTCCTTTAGTGGTCTTACCGGCATAACGAGTTGTTTTACCAGTATCAAAATTAGCAGAGTGCCAATTTTTTAGATTAAGCTTTCCAGCGCTGTCTTTTAGCGTATTATCTAATGTTCATCTATGTAATAAAGCCATTAAAATTGCCTTTCCTTTTTTATATAATTAGTCTTCAAAAATAAATTGCATTATTTTATAAGTATCGTCATAGTGAATAGTAGCTTTTGATTTAGTGGTATCGTTTGTATTACCTTTTCTAAAAGATAAGTCTCCGGCTAATGTTTCATTACCAGACCAATCTAAAGTACGTGCATTTGATGGAGCATTGCTAGATGAACCATTACCAACAATTTCAACATAGCTACCAGAGCTTGGACCACCGCCAGTATTGTCTACAATATTATGTCGTCCAAAAACATGTTGGTAAGCGCTCTCAGCAGTAGTTCCATAGCCTTCAGCATGAGAATACCAGCCAGAAGCAGTTGTATTGAAGCCTTCAGCATGAGAGCTTTCACCAGAAGCTGTCGTGTGATCACCTTCAGTATGTGAAGCCCCTCCAGAAGCAGTTGTAGTATCACCTTCAGCATGAGAACCATATCCGCCAGAGGCAGTTGTTCTTCAACCTTCGGTATGAGAATATTGGCCAGAAGCAGTTGTTTCATTGCCCTCAGCATGAGAAGCTTCACCAGAAGCTTTAGTGCTTTTACCTTCAGCGTGAGACTCGTCACCAGAAGCAGTTACATTTTTGCCCTCTGCATGTGAATTATTACCTGCTGCGATTCCACGCATTAGAGCAGCATTTTGTAATGTGCCTGCCGGAAAATGCGAGGTTAAAGAAATAAAGCTAATTTGTGAATTACTAGAATCAATATTAGTAACTTTTAAATAATATTTTTTATTATCAATAGTAACAACTAAGATACAACCAACCTTAACATTAGTATCTAAATTTCCAGTATAGTTATATGTATAAGGCGAATTTCCGTCATCAATTGTCCCAACTATAGTGCCAAAAGTAACAGCATTAGTAGTACTTAGACCAGAGCCTTCAGCATGTGAAGCTTGCCCCAAGGCAATCGTCATAAAACCTTCAGCATGTGCTCCAAGGTCTCCAACAGCAGTTGTGGCACTTCCTTCAGCGTGAGACTCGCTGCCAGAAGCAATTGTACTGCCGCCTTCAGCATGAGCTGCTCCATTAGAAGCAGTTGTTCAGTAACCTTCAGCATGTGCAGCTTGTGCGTTAGTAGTCGTAGAAATACCTTCTGTATGTGAACCAACTCCAGTTGCACTTGTTTCTTTACCTTCAGCGTGTGAGAAATCAGAGTTAGCTATTGTATATGTTTGGTCGCCAGATGAGACAGCCTCTGCACCACCTTCAGCATGACTTGCTTTACCATTTGCTTTTGTATATTGGCCCTCAGAGTGGGCATTGTTGCCATCAGCTAAGGTACTTTCTCCTTCACTATGAGAAGAGTCTCCATTTGCTCTATTTAGATGACCTTCAGCATGAGAATAGTTACCGTGTGCAACAGTTTCTTGACCCTCTGAATGAGCAGCTTTACCTTCTGCACGTGTTTGAGCCCCTTCTGAGTGGGCAGCAATACCATAAGCTCCACTAACAGTTGTATTATCAAACATTGCTCCGCCAACACCTTCAGCATGTGACCCAGCTCCAGATGCAATGGTTAATGAGCCTTCAGCATGAGCATATTTGCTATTATTTAAATCAGCACTATTACCTGCTCATGTTTCTTTGCCCTCAGCATGTGAAGCTTCACTTACAGCAGTAGTCTCAATGCCTTCAGCATAAGATGCTTTACCAGAAGCTGTTGTGTTTATACCAAGAGCAATAGCATTTTCAGTGCTTGCTATATTTTTTTGAATTATATTATTTGTATCTTTATATAAGCTGGCAATAGTATGAATATCTTCATTATTCTCATTATCTTCACCATTAACAAGGCTTCCAGAAATACATTCAGTTTTCTTTTTAGATTGAATATCACTATATTTTAAGCCAAATCTTCCTTGGTGATTTTTTAAGTCGTCTGGGGTTGCTGGAAGTTCAAGTGAAATATATGTATCGTCAAAAGGCGCAGTACTAAAAGCTAAGCCTGAGAAAAAATAATTGTTATTATTATTTGGGCTAATATCTAAACCAGCAGCAAGCTGAGCATCATTCAAAAGATTAGATAGCACTTCTGTTTGAGTTGTATCTACAAGTGTTTCTGATTTAACTCTAATTCCAATATATTTAATTGGGTTTCCACTGACTTCTGGAATCTCTGTAAGATTTTTAATAGTAAAATAATAGCCACCAATAACAAATTCTAGCTCACCAACAGTAGTACCATTTTTTGGCCAACTAAGTACATAAGAGCTTTTATGTTTAAGATTTGAAAGTTTTAAAAAGCTTTTTTCTGTGTTTAACTTACTTTCTGGATCAAATATTTTTAATGTTGTTGTAGATGTGCCAGCTTGACTAAATGAGCCTCTATAAGCACAAGGAAAAACAGAAACTAGCTCACTTTTTATAAAATAATAGTTAGTTCCTGGTTTTTGATAAAAGTCTGTAATAGCCATATATACTACTCTCCTTTATAGATTATTGGTGAGATGAAATTCAAAACTCATATAATTTAGCAAATAACTATTATAAAACAAAAAGTTAAAAATAAAAAGCTGTCTAATTTTAAACAGCTTTTTTATATTTATTTTTAATTATTTTTTAAGTGCTTCAACCTCAGCTTTTAATTTTTTGACTTCATCTAACAGTAAATATACAATTTTGCTTTCTTCAATACTTAGATACCCATCACTGCTTTCCTGCACAATTTCTGGGCATATTTCTTGTAAGTCTTGAGCTAGACAGCCAATTTTATTTTTAGGTCCATCAATAAAATCAAATTTATAAATAGGCAAGTCTAAGATTGATTTTTCTGGCTTATACACAATGATATTTTCTTTTAAGCGCATATCTGATGTGGCATAAAATGATGGAGCCTTAATTTGCTTATTTGATTCAAGATTTGATTTTGATGAGTCATAGCTTAAAGTTGCACCACTACTTCCACCAATTTTGGCATTTCCAGTAACTACAATATTACCACTTATTGAGCCAGTACCAGCAGCTCAAAAATTCCCAGTAGTTCCAACTGAAAATTTTCCAACCCCGCCATTTTTACAACGTAAAAAGTAATTGTCATTATCTTGGTTAACAGCAATTCCAATATTGATTGCTGCATCAAGTGTCTTAGAAATTAAAATAGAATCAGTTACTGTTGTTGTTCCTGGGACTCTTAAGTTGTTATCAAGTACAAGATTTCCACCAATAGCTACATCTTCAGCAACTGCTAGATTTCCATTAATAATTGTTGAATTTAGTTGTGCCATATTACATTTCTCCAATCTTATTTACTAAAGTTTTATTTTCATATATTTGTATTTCTTCCAGTGGCAATGCTTTTTTAGGTATTGCAGTAAAGTTGCCCGTGCCTTGATTAACATAAAATTTGTGCTCTATATTATCGTAAAGGCCAGGTTTATTATCTATTTTTCTAATTACTGGAACAAAGTCTCTAACTAATGTACTGTCTCTATAAAACTTTGCCCCATAAACTCTAGTGGTACTAAAATAAGCAGGCGGTCTTCCAGTATTATCTCCAGACCAACTTGGACATGCAAATAGAAAATATGGTCTAGTATCATAATGGCCATCTTCATAATAATTTTCGCCAATTAAGATATTATCAAAATAATATGAAACTGTTGCTGGAGATGTCACTGTTGCAGCTGCCGGCCAAACTGCCTTACATATGTGGCCTGTCTCAGTTCCCTTAGTAGATGTTTCTGCTGTTCCAACTTTAAAGTTTCCTGAAGCAGTTTCTCCAAATAAGCATCTGTGGTGCCCAGATCCTACATCTTCAGTTGCTATAGTAAATTGTTGAGTTAGCTCATATGCTAATGCTTTATTTGCTTCTCAGGTAATACCAGTATCAATATATTGATTTCCGTCGCTTTCAATATATTCTGCAGTTATATAATTTAGTCTATTATCTAAATAAGTAAAGTCACCTGTTCCTTGATTTGTATAAAATACATTATATACTCTATCATATAAACCAGGCTTATTATCATAAAGTCTAACAACAGGCACAAGGTCTCTTACTAATGTTGTTTCATCGATATTATAAATTTTACAGCCATATAGAAACATACGTTGTGCAACACGAGATTGTCAGTCATATTGGTCTGTGAATAACCAAATATTACTTGATGATAGTGTTGCTGAGTCAGAATCAGTTAAAATAAGCGCATCATTTATTTTTAAATAACCATCAGTATTTTTAGTATTAACCTTTGCTAAATATCTGACATTAGCTTGTGGAACACCAGCACGATTATAGCTATCGCCGTGTCCAAGCTGCCAAGTAAAACCCTCACTGTCTAGGTAATATGGTTGGAACCCATTTCTTCCATATGGGTCTGTGAGATTGTGACAGCCTATAACATAACCATAAGATCCACCGGTAATTTCAGGTGGGAGTACTTTTAGTTTAAAATCTATTTCAGCATAAAAACCATTGCCATTGCCATAGCCAGTATCAATATATTGATTTCCATCGCTTTCAATGCATTCAACATGGCTATATTCAGTCGGAATGCCATCAGCTAGAAATTCACCAGTGCCTTGATTAAAATAAAATTTATGTCCAATTAAATCATATAGTCCTGGTTTATTATCAAATATTCTAATTACTGGGATAAAGTTTCTTATTAATGTATTGTCTATAGTATAAACTTTACAGCCATATAATTTACAATAATTATAAAAGCTATTACCTATATTAAAAATATTTGCTTGTTTTTGTTCTGATACAGCATCATAGCCATTATTATAAATATATGTATCATTTACATATACATTCCCACCATTTTGAATAGCAGTAGAATAGTTATTAACTCTATAAATAACTCTTTCTCTATTAACTGGAACATCAGAAGTTTGTCAAGTAGCTTTACCCCATTTTCCATTTGTGATTCCTCAGTACTCACCGCCTGACCCACCGTGTCCCATTAATTGTCTTTGTGTAATATGATTTGGATCATATTCTATATCATATTCTCAAATAGCTTGACCAATAACATCTGTTTTTATATATTGTGTTCCGGTAGCTTCTATATATTCAGCCGGTCTATATAGATTATCATAATTCTCTGGTCTACCTTCAATAATTTCCGGTGTTTTTATGTGTTTTTTACTGATTTGAAGTTGAGTAGATAAATCTGATGTTTCAGTAATATTAGTTAAAAATACTTGTTGATTATTATCTATTATAATAGAATTATTATATAAATCTAAAACATCATCTGTAGACAATGCCGTACTATAAATTCTATAGTCTGCAATATTTCCTTTATAGGTTCAAGCGCTGTCTCGTGCTGAAAGTTGTAAAGATGTGCAGCTAGTTAAATCTACACCAGTTACACAATAGTGATGCCAATTTGTATCTGTTGGAGTTTGGTCAGTACTAGTATCATTTTCAATTAATTTACCATCAATATATAATTTTGTATATGTAGCTCCACTATTTCTACTACTGCCAAGATTTGAGCTTGCAAAGAGCCAGCCGGCATTATTATTACAGTCTGTTAAAATAAATGATTGATTAGGAGTCGTAGCCTTATATCAAATACTTACAGTACCAGAATTAATAAAAGATGGAACAATTGATAATTTTAAGTAACAAAAAGTGTCTGTCTTAAAATCTGCTAGTTTTAAAGTATTTTTAAAAATATAAGGAGAGATATCTTCAACACAAACAGGTGCATTTGTTATAGAATCAAGCTCAGGGCGTGCATGTGTGTAGATAGCAGTCTCAGCATTTGTATTTAATTTTACAATGGCATTATGTTTATAACCACTTGCATCATAAATATCTGGTAATTCTACTATTTTAAAATTTCTTATACGAATTCCATTTACGCTTTGTGGATTATTATTTATAAGCTTGAATGAAACTGCATAGCTTTTATTTCCAGTTACTGGCATATTTGGACTAATAATGTTTAAGTCACTATTTTCCCCATTATGCTTTATTCTCATTTTAATGCAGTCTGTTGGAATAGTAAATTTAAAGCTGTAATCTTCATCTGTTTCTGTTAGTGCTAACCCACCAGATAAGTTACGATGATCACCAGCACTATTAAGTGCTTGAAATTGAATCGCAAATGTGCTAGCTGTATCAGTATTTTGATTGATAAGGTCTCCATTTGAATCAATTGTAAAATCATTACCTAGATATGTATTAACATTAATATATTTTGGGAGCAATGTTGTTGTGGTTAAATATTCATCAAAAGAATAATGAACACACAAACCTTTACTTAATTCTTTAATTTCATATTCACTTAATGCTTCATCATAAATACGAATATCATTTAATATAGAAGCTGTATAATTACCGGTGCTTCATGTATAAGAGGCGCTTGGAATAACTCTACAATTAAAATAAATTTTATCAACAAAGTTAGGATCAGTAGTTTCTGTTTCATGAATAAATTTTTTAGTATTTTCTTTTGTTTGCGCAGTAATTAATTCACCATTTTCATTATGAAGATAAATTTTACTTGTATTATTATTAAAAACTAGTGTAATATGGTACCATTTATTATTAGTAATATTAGTAATAATACTAGCACTTGGCCAAAATTTACCAAATGTCTCTCTTGGTGCTCTAAATGGGTGGTCTGCACTTACACCAGCTGCCCCATTATATCAATATAGCCCGGCTATAGTATATTCAAGTCTTTGTGCATCACCTGTAAATGAAATAAGGTCGCTTCAAGTTGCAGAACTATTTTTATTAAACCAAAATGCAATTGTTCAAGAGTCTAATCCAATAAGTGGATTATTTATTCTAATATAGTTATTTCCTTTTCCATTAAATGCATTGTAGGTGACCTTACCATTGGCATATTCTGGGGCTGATTTTGTTACAACAGAAAAATTACCAGTTGCCTGATTATTTATATTATTATTTAATGGAAATCAAAATATTAAACTCATTATTTATTTGCCTTTTAGCTAACTTTAATTTTTAAGCAATGATGGTCTGTATCATATTCAAAAGTAGTCTGATATGTAGCAGAATCAGATTTATATAATTTTAATCTATTTGCATCAATAGAGACTATACCTTTGATGTGTGCAGTTTTTGCAACTGATAAAAAGCCAGTATTGTCACTATCACTCTCTATAGTTAAATTGCCTGTTACTGTAGTATTACCAGTAATTCCAGTTGTGCCAGAAATAGAGACTACCTGATTTTCACCAGTAGCATCAATAGTAGTTGTGCCGGTAATATCTGCACCACCAGCATTAACTATGAGGCCTCCCTCATTAACAGTAAGTGCTGCACCAAAATAACCTTGGCCATTTTTTACATATAGCCTGCCATATGTAATTTCTAGGCCATTTTCAGAGACAACGTCAGTTAAACCCTCTCCATTAATAACAGCTGTATTATAAATAGCTATATCACCAGAATTACTTACTTCAAATAAATTATTTCGAGTTTCATCATCTCCACCATAGCCAATTTCAAAAATATTGTTAGTAGTATCATTATTAAACTTACCAAGTGCTACTTTATAATCAGCAGTTTCATTTTTTAAATTATTGCCAATTAAAGTAGTATATTTTTTAGTTGTGCTATTATTGGCTCCAAAAATAAATGTGTAGTTAGCAGTTGTATCAGATTCGCCTGCTGTGCTATTGATTATATTTTCTTTACCAAAAGCAAATAAGTAACCTGGGCTAGTATTTAGATTATTTGGAACCCATAAGTTAGAGCTATTTTGATACAAATTACTAATAGAATATTCATTATGATCAATTAGATTAGATAGTATATTAGTTGGTGTATTTGCTTTAGCGTTTAAAACTTGTCCATGACCAACTGGGTAATAAGATTGGTCATTAAGTAAATCTATTGCAAAAGATGCGCCTTTTTCTCTGGTTGCTGTAAAAACAGCTCCAATAAAATAAGATGGAGTAGATTTAGGAGTTTCTGTTCGGTCTAAAATAACGCCGTCAGGGAGCTCTCAGTCTCAGTTTTTAATTACATAAGTATTTTCAACACCAGCCAGCCCAGTCAAATTAACTTTAATGTTTAATCAACGTTTATCTTGGACATCAGCAGCTGAAACACCATTTATTTTAATTAAGTAGCCACCAAGAATACAGGTAAGGTCAGTGCCAGCCCATTTTATAATGTAGTCTCTATTTAATTGACGGCTTTGTACAACAAAATTTTCTTCAAGACTTACTCTTGCCTTAAAGTCAATTGTTGGGTCCCTGTAGGCACTTGGGTAAATGAAAATATTACTACTTGATATATAATTTCTATTATTTTTTGTTAATCATGTTACAGCAGCCATAAACTATCCTCCATTAATTATTGATATTACTATCTATATTGCTGCTAGTATTATTTGCAACAGAAAGCTCCCAGTCAATAATCAAGTTATAATTTTGTTGACCAGAAATAGGAATTGGCGTTCAGACCTCGCTGTCAAGCTCTATTTGTGTTAAAAGATAGTATGCATATCAGTCAGTAGTTAAGTTATTAGTATCTTCTTTGCTGGCAGGTAATAAAACAAGACCGCAGAATTCGGTGCCAGTAATATAGGTATAAGGAATTCTAAAATGTAGAGTAGCTTTATGCGGAGTTAGCTGGGAAGCAGCGTTACATTCTACTTTATCTGGTATAATTGGGCCATAGATAGCAATTGGGTTAGTGATAGCTCTAAATTGGCTAGAATATCCTGCATTACCCTCATTAAAACTATTTTTAATGTCTCCAACAGGAGTATTATTTAAAATATCAATTAAACATACTTTGGTTGGCTGATTTGTGGCAATAACAGAGGTATTAGCAGCAAGGCACTCACAAATATATTTAAATAAGCGTTTGCTGCCTTCATTATGGTGCTTTTTAGTTATAATTGTATTATTATTACCATCTACTACTGAAATACTAACTGTACCAGCATACCCAATATTTATATTATTTTTAGGCTTTTTTTCTTGCTCTGTAGTAGTTTCAGTTATTTCTTCTTCAACTTTTTTGGTGACTTTTTTACTCATTTTAATTGCCTCCATTATTTTCATCTGTAGGTTCAGTGATATCTTCTTCAGTATTTTGATTGTCTGTATTTTGATTATCTGTATTTTGTAGTGATAATGTGCCAGCTTGTGATGTTACACGTTCACCTGGTCTAACTATTGTACTATTAATAAAGATACCTGGTGTGCCTTTTGCATATGCATCAGTAAGATTAGGATTCATTTCTGGCACAATTGAAATATCTCCAGCATAAATAGCATTGAAATCGTCTCCTTCTCTTCAAATGCTATTATCACTTTGATAAATATTTGCTTTTTGTGTAATGCCAATTTTTACTTCTGCAGTAGTAGCTTGTCTTAATTCTCTAACAATATTACAACTACAGCCGGCAGGTAAAACATAAAGAAGTAAATCTTTTAATAAATTAAGATCAGTTAACTCTTGTGGAACAAAGATGCTAATAGTTAAGTTAGACCTATCTTCTGGGTCGAGCTCTACGAAAATATCTTCAGTAATACCTTCAGCGGTCAATAATGCTTTGCCTGCAGTATCAATTGCATTTAGGGTTCCTTTTTGTCTAATAATAGTTGAGAATACACTACAAAGAGCAACCAATTGTTTAACATTGTATTTATGTCTAGATTTAAACCCAAGAGTAGTTGCCATTAATTCAACTAATCTAGTGTCACTATTGTCAGATAATGGAATATTGTAAATTAAATCACTGTTTGTTTTTATATAGTTCAAAACAGTATCATAAAGATGCCCAATAAATTGGAAGTCTCTTGAGGCATCATTATAAATATTAGGAGTTAGTTCAGTTAATTTAATCATACTTTTCCCCTTAATTATAGTCTTGATGACCTTGTTAATGTAATACCGTGTTCAAGATAATCTGCATCTATTTCAGAAATGACAAATTTATTATTAACATTATTATAATCAAATCATGCAATTGGTGATTTTAATGTTTCAATATATTTTCCATCTCGTTTAGTTGTATTAAGATCAATAGCACTACTATTGTCAATTTGGCAGTTATAGTAGAATATATGCTCTTCATCTAAATTTCTTAAAAGCTCTAATAAATCTGCTACATCAGTTATTGCAGGGTCTACAGTAGGGTCGCTACCAGCTGCTTTATCACAGCGTAAGCCAAGTAGCTCATAATTAACACCATCAGGGTTATTTGTAGAGCAATTTACAACATCTAGCTGACTTACTACTACAACATCACCAGCAGTGGTTTGATTGGTATTTTTGTGAATAATAATTTTTGTATAATTACTTGGAATTCTAACACAGTTAATACCAGGCTTTAAGAAGTATTGGGTATTATTATGACCAACCTTTGTAACCTCATAATAACCTGCTTCTGTTGGATTTCCAGTTGGACTTTCAACAGCAGTATAGCTATAGCCATTAGCATCTACAAGATAGCCAGGAGTTCCACCGCTCGTTTCAGATTTAGTATAATAAGTTTTTTCTTCATCAACAGTAGTGTCCTCAGTTGGAGAGGCTTCACATGCAGTAGGATCTTCTGCTAAATTGTCTCACCACTTGTCTGCATTGCTTCCTCCACTATTGCCACGATAGTTATAAATAGCAGGGCTATTATTACCTGTTTCAGCACTTTCAAACTCAAGGTAGCCATTTTTATCAGTGGTTGTTCCTTCTTTTTCTTGGCTGTCCATATTTTTTATATAATAAAACATAAGTATGCCAAATTGATTTGTATCAATAGTTGTAGCAAGGTCAATTGTAGCATCATATTCCTTTGTTTGCGCTTTAATTGCATCAATACTATTATAATTTATTTTTGTTCATTTTTTACCAAAATTATTTAACGGAATAAGTGCATCTTTTCATGACTGACTTGTTTTATCATAATAATGAATTTGTGGTAACTTTTCAGCAAAAAGCTTAATAGATAAGTTTAAATTACTATTAATATCTATAGTATCATTTACAATTTGGCAAGGTAGGTTTGTCTTAAATGATAGCGGTTTGTCAGCACTTGTAGGTGCAAGTGTTTCAGTGCTTCCGTTATTGTATGTAATATCAATTTGATCACGTGGCTGCTTAAGAGTCTGTGTTTGAGCTGGCCCAGCATTTATTAATAATTTACTATGAATTTCTCATTTTGCATCATCACCAGCAGCAATTTGTGGTAAATCGTGATCTTCACCAGCTAATCGATATCTTGCAGAGGAAACTTTAACTCAGCTATCTCCAATATCAGTTTCTCCTGAAACTGCTAAGCTAGCTTCAATAATAGCATCACCTTCTGCAATTGTAATATATTGATATTCAGCAATAATAATTGTTCTAGTATCTTTATCAATTGGTGCAGTTACCCAAGGTATTGCAGTAATACCGTTATCTAAAATATCTTCAGCAGTTACTCCAACACTATTATCTGATTTAACTAAGGTAATACCAGAAACTTTAATATTTGTGCCGCTACCAAAATAAGACATTTCTAATTTATTCTCATCTGTGTAGTAAAAATATTCACCATCTTGCAGTGTATAACCATTACTACCAGTTGTTGGGAATTTTTGATTTTGTTCTACATTATTTAAATTCCAATAGACATAAATATTTTTAAGAGAATCAGACTTTAACTCTACTTTTACAGGCTTTCTTTGCTCAATTTGTTCATTAGGACCAAGTGTAAACATGCCAGCTGGAGTATTATAGTTTGGTCATGGACCAAAGCTTCCTTGAGTTGTTTTAGCATATGTATGAGTTTCAGCCCACTTGTCAGAATCAACTAAGTCAAAATTTGGCTTAATTATATCGCCTGCTTTTAAAACTTCATTTATAATCTTTTCGGCTTTACCACTTGCTTCATCTGCAGCTTGGGTATAATTAATTAAAATATATTCACCATCTTGAAGTTTATATTCTACACCACTTTTTACATTTACATTAGATGCATCTCTGCCAACACCATATGTCTTATCAGCCTCAGGTGTACCAGCAGGGTCAGCAGTAACATCTTGAATATAATATTTATCTAAAGACTGTGTTTCTAATACAGTTTGTGGTTGTAGAGATAGTCTATATTTTCAATGGCTTTCATCAACAAGTTTTCCTATAGGTCTAGATAAGTCCATATTAAGACGCCAATATAAACCATTATAATGTGGGCTACTTTTTATATAATTATGCCATTGCATAAAACTATTTTCAGTAACTGGTAAACAATAGTAAGTTGCTCCTTGTGTATAGCCACTAGCAATACTATCAAATTTAAAATTATCACCTGTGCCGGAGCCATTAAATAAGCAGCCATAGGCAGTTTTAAGCTCATTAAAATTGTCACTTGTAACATTAGTTAAAGTAACAGCTTTGCTTACTAAAGCTTTTTTCTCAGCATTAGCCTTGCCACTAAGGTCTCCAACTAATTCACTCCAGTGTGATGCCATAAATGTTTTTAATGTCATCATTGTGGCGGCTACTGCATCTTGTGTATTTTGTCCACCACTAGTCTGGTCATCAGAAGAGTTAAAATGTGCAAAATAATTGACATAGGCAGGGTATGTTACAGTTGTCTTAAAATTAGGAGCTCTGAATTGAACAATTTCATTTTTGTAAAGCTGCGTGCTATTTATTTTACCAGCTGCGCTAGATATAATTTCACATTTTGGAGATATTTTAGTTATTGTATTATATTGTGGGTTTAAACCTTCACCATAGTTTTCTTCAGTTATTTCAGGTTTAAATGATTCATTATAGTCTAATAATGCAATTTTTCCTGCTAAAATATTTCTTGCAATAAGTTTTGAATAGTATGTAGTTCAACGATTATCGGTAACTTTAATTTCATCATTAATACTATTAGCTAGACAAATTCTTGTTTCTATCTCTGGCTCTTCCATAGATACGTTTTTAATTCTGGTATCAGCCTCTTCTATACACTCTAGAATTGAATCAAATGGAATATTTTCACCAAAATCAAGCTCACGCATATTAAAAGTTTTATAAAGATTTTTATAGATATTGTCTAAAATATACGCCTCTTCAATTGCATTTACTTTTGTTGTAGTAGTAATTTTGGCATTAATTTTAAAATAATTTTTAACGCAAACAATTTCATCTATAGAAGTACTGTCTGTACCAGGTAGCACTAAGTTGTGTGAAATAGTTTTAAGTGTGGCAATACCACGTTTAATAGCGTCAAAATTAGCTGACGAATACTTAAATGAATTAGTATATTCTGTTTTATTGTTTAAGCCATATACAGTTGTAAATGGGTATAAAATAAGGTCAAAGTTTGTAATTCGATCCTTTTTGTCAGTTCCAGTTCCTGTAGTTAGCTTAGTATCAGCATACTTAATTCCATATTGGTCAAAAGTGCAAAGAGTAACGGCTTTGTTAATATCATCACGAATATCACTAACAATAATATTAGAAACTAATGGAATATTCATATCGTCATATAATTGATATATTTTATTCATATAGTCTCTACAAGTAACTAATGTATCAAAAGTACCAACTGTTTTTTTAAAGTTATTATATGCTTGTGTAATAGTCTCAATGTTTGTGCCATTCATAGCAGCATTTTCATTATTAACACTGACATATGGTTTAAAGCTTGCTAGATTTTCTGGAGCACCATCATAATCAGCAATTTCTAAATTAACTAAAGTTCTAGCTGAAACATTTCCATTAACCCCAAGAGTACGTGTATATCAAATATAAAGGCCGTCTTCAATTAAAGCACTAATATCTGCTGGGAATTGAACATACGGTAAACCATTTTGAGAATCGAAGCCAAACTTATAGACTAAGCTTCCTGTAGCTTGTGCATTTAAATTATCAACTTTTGTTCATTTATTTTTAAGATAACTACCATCATTAACAGTATAGATAAAAAGACCATTTTCAGCAATTTGAGCTTCTGGCAAATAATATCTATTATTGTCATCTAAATTGTCAAGAGAGATAATATAATCAGTATCTGGGGAACATTGAACAACTTGGCCCTCAATGCAAGCAACTTTGGTTGTTGGAATATTACCGGTAATTTGACACTCTTCTGTAGTTGTATATATAATTTCTTCATCATTATCTTTAATTTTAGAAAACATTGGAATATAAATAATAGGTAAAGTCTCATCTTCTACTTTAAAATTACTATTATCTATTTTTCCAGTCCAGCCAATAGTAACTTGAGTTTCAGCTGATTGATAGTATTTAATATTATAGCCAACAAGCTCGCAGAGTTTTCTCATTGACTCCTGTTGTGTAGCACTTGGCATAAATGCTTCAAGAATATTTTTATCAATATTATAATTTAATTTATCGGCAATACCAGTTAAAACTTTGAGTAAAACAATACCAGGATCACTTTCATTTGTAGATGTTGGGTCCCAGCGGTCGCTGATTTTTCCAGCTGTATCTAAAAGCTCATTCCAAAGTTGATAAAAATCTTTCTTAGTTGGAGAGAGTCTTGCTATTTCTAAATCTTTTTCTGTAATCATTTATCAAAGTCTCCTTATTGTATTGCTTCAGTATTTTCAAATAAGATTAAATTATATACGTTAGTTTGAAAGTCAATTTGATTGGTGCCGTGGAAAGCGCAGTATAATAAACCTTTTTGTTTGTTTTGAACAATTTTAATATCTTTGCGCTCAACATGAACTTGTGGAATAAATATTGCTAGCTGGTTATAAACCATATCAGCAATAGCGTCACGAAGCACATAATTATTTTGGTCAAACATATAATGCTTAATTAATAAACCAAAATATGGATCAGAAAAAAGCTCACCACGTTCACTATGCAAAACTAAAATAGTATTTTGAGTGGTAGCTTCATTATACTCATTTTCTTTCCAAACATTTGTGCTGTTTGTATTAAACATATTAGGGAATTTAATTGAGCGCATTATTTAACCTCACAATCATATAATTTAGCAATTTTTATCTTTTTTTATTAAATATTTATTAAATTTATTTTATATTATAAAGCCCTGTAAATTTTCATTTCATAGTCAGGAAAAACTGTATGTGCTTCATTTGCTACTTTAATTTGTAAACTAGTTGAGGCTGTTAAGCTCATTCTTAGAAAGCCTGGTTGTGCAGAGCCATTCTCATTATAAATAACTGCGATTGGGGCACGAATTGGGTATCGTCCAGATGCAGCAATCATTTGTGCTGTAAGCCAAACAAATGTTTGAACATTGCCATATGTAAAAAAGTAAAGGCCATCAGATAATTGTATTTGTGACAAATCTAAATTAAAATAACCATCGGAATTAAAGGTGCCTGTAGTAATTAGATTTGGGGATATTCCAGTATCAGACTTAAGAGCAAGCTCTGCTCCATTATAAGTAGGTCTTGTATCAATGCCTCTAATATTTGTTTTTGCGTATTGTGAGCTGATAATAAAAGTATTAGTATTAGCATCATACCCATAAACAGTGCGTAGCCCATCATTGATAGATGTTTTAATCATTGCATTATTTGGCAGCTCTAGGGCATTGTCTGTATTGGCTAATTTTAATGTGCCAAGCATGGTGTCACCAAATTTAGAAATATAATCAGATGCACTAGACCCAGGAATGAGAGACCAGGTTCCATCTGTAGCTCGTTTTAGATAGCCTTCAGTGTTTAAAGCTGAAATTGCTGAGATATTATCATTTATTGGTTGATAAGTATCTAGTTTATTATTAATATCAACAATTTTATTTGAGTTATCTTTAGCAGTATTAATAAGATTGGCTAATGTAGTAATATTATTTTTATCATCAGTTGAGTCCAATACTAAAACATTTTTAACAATTTGAGTAGTTTCTGGTAATATTACAGTATTTTTTACTGCTAAGCTTTCACAATTAATGGCTCCTCTGAACCCATCATTAACAGCTTGCTCATCATTAAGTCCAGTATATAATTTTCCTATAATATAAGGTTTATCTACTAAATCTCGATCAAAGCCAACAATTACAACATCACCAATTTTATAGCTATTATAGCAGCCTGGAGTAATTGCAAAATAGGCTGTTGCAAAAGCTTTTGTGCTGTCTCCAACAGTTTCAAAAAGTGGTAATCTTATATTACAAGAATTTGTATTAAAATCTATATTTTGAATTTCACCTTTTGTTAACATTATTTAACTCCTAAATCAGATTCATCGCCAGAAATTTTAGTTAAAGATAATTGAGTCCTGTAGCCGCTACCATCAATAGTATCAACTTGTTTTGTAATTAAATATAGTCCTGAGCTAATATGTCTATGACCGCCTGGGAAAATAACATTTAATCTTAAATATGTCATTAACATTGCTGGTCTAAGTAGCCCCTGAATTGTTACTGTAGCACTTACAGGGTATTTTGTAATTTTAGTTCACCAAGTAATATCATCTGGGTTGGTTTCAAATGAATTGTTTTTAGACGTATTTGTTGGAGCATAGACATCTTCTCATTTACCTTGATCATTAAGACGTCTTACATAAGCTTCTGGGCTAAGTTTTCTATTATAGTCATAAAATAAAGAATAGTTTTCATTATTTTGTAGCTGAAAGTTTGTTACTATTGTTGAACTATTATACCCAATATCTAGCTCATATGCATCACTTTGTTTTGTCACGTAAGACATTCTTTTTACTCTGCAGTATGGGCCAATAATTTCTTTTCCCTCAATAACTTCTCTATCAGCATATATTCTATCATATGTTGTATCATCGTAGATTGTTAATACATAAATATCTTTACTACGATTATCTACTTCAGCACCAGCTGGTATCATACAGCTTACTAAATAAGTAATGTAGTCTAAGGCAGAAATATTAACTTTTGACTTTAGTCTAACCATTTGGTCTCCACCTTCAATAAGAGTATTGATATTACTACTTGTAATACCTGTAAATAAATCACGAAGACCATATTGTGGGTTCATAATAATTCTTTTTATTTCATCACTTGGTTTTTTAACACCGCCCATGAATGTAAAACAACTAGAAGCTCCAAGGGCAGCACCTGAAACAGCGCTTATAGTATAATTTATTACAGAGCTTTTTAATTCAAAAGATTGTGAAACATTGGTAATAATAGCCTCTTCATCTTTGTATATATAAGTAGGCATAGTAGCATCGCCATAACTAAATATAATTTTACGTGTTTTAGATACACTACTAAATACTTTTTCAAAAAAGTTTGGGTCATCAGTTTGTCTTATTGGGTAAGAGATATTTAATGTGTATTGATTAACTTGACCATTAATTTTTACTATATTTAAAGATTGAACATAATTTGGGTAAGTAACATTAAAAGCAGTATAGAAACCTTGAGAATCTTTTTCTTTTGTAAGTCAACGTGAAAAAACGCCAAAAGTATAGTCGCCAATTGTTACTTTAATTCATGGTGCCTGCACTCTTGCTTGGCTTGATAATAAAGATCTACGTTGTTGAGAAAATTGTAAAGGCTCTGCCATATATTACTTTCTTTCAGCTCCAAATTCAATACTAGAAATACTAGGAATTTTTATTATATCATATTTATCGCTTAGTCTGATAAATGCATCTTGAATGTCATTAAAATAAGCAATGATTCACCAAAATGTTGGGTTATTATAATATTTTAATGCTAAGTAGTCTAATGTGTCTGTTTTATCAACTTTGTGGGCTACTCAAGGTGTATTTTTATTTAAATTACTTCCAATACCATATATTTGACGTTGGTCTTTTATATTATAATAATAAGGAACATCAGTATAACGACAAGTATAATCATATTGATAATATTGTTTTTTTCTTAGATCGTCCATAGATTAGCCCTCCTATAAACCCATACCATCAACACCATTTTTAGTTGGGTGTGTGCCCTTAAATGTATTAACAACACCTCTAAAACCGCCATTTTGATAAACAGTGGTTGCATCATATGGGTCAACTTCAGAAATAGTTAGAGATAGCTTTACTTGTGAGTATCTATCATTAGTTAGAATTGGTTTTTGGAAATCAAGACCGATGCCGCCTGTAACAACTCCTTTAACAAAGACTTCTCTACCAAGTCTAAGAGCAACTAAAGGAGGTTCAACTGACTTATTGTTTAAATTATATTTTGGAACAGCGATAGCTCTTAGTGCATTAACTAAGTTATCAATATAGTCTTCCCCAAGATTTAAAGGAGAATTACTAACGCCGGTATTTATATCGTCCATAATATCTCTGTGCAAGTTAATGCTTATTTGAACAGAGCGTGGACCAGCATTACTAAAAGTATAAACTGGGGCTGAACGACCAAGTGCATTAGTAGATGTAAAATTTGATGCCATAGAATCAGAGATAGCATCTGGCCAACATGGAATACGCCAAAATTTTAGTCCTTCATCTAAATGTGAAATATAGATATAGTTATCAGGAAATGGGTATAAATCTGTTGGGTATTGTTCATTTTCTGGCATTATTTTTTCCTCCCTTTATATGTGTTTCTAAAAGTATTTTCATATAAATTGATATCACGTAAAGTATTAATTACATTGTCAATTACAAGTGTTCCTTTATTAGGGTCTGTATGTGCTACAATACTATTATAATGTGATTCAACTTCTTTATCTATAAAGCCAGTAGTATCAAGTTTTTCTGAAGAAATTAATTTATTTCTAGAATATGCTGCATTAACAAAATCATAAAGCAGCATTTGTAATTTTTGTGACCAAATACCATCTACTAAGACATTTGTATTTCCATTTTCAACTGCAATTTGTTGGGCACGCTTTATATTAGCGTCTATCTCATCAATTGGAGTAACCATATTGCCGGTAAGAAATTCAATTAATATATTAGAAAATGGGTATTGAATACCAGTATTTAACAATAGTAGTTGCAAAGTAGTAATTAAGTTTAAGTTCCTATAGTCTATATTTGCATTAATATCTGGTAAATATTGTATGAAGTTACTATCACTACGTATTAAACCACGAATAATGTTAGTTTCATCATAATTATTTATAGAATGATTTTTTTCAATATTAGCTTGACTAAAATTAATTGGGTTATCCAAAGATTTGGTTGGATCATATTTAGGATCTTCAGGGTCTAGGTATTGGATAGTTGCACTTACAACATATTTATCATTTCAATTTAAGTAATTTCCCTCTAAAATTACAATTGAAGACTTATTATTTGCCGGTAATTTTATAAATAACTTTAAGTCTTTTTCTACTGTAGCAAGCTCTGCTGCAGAATCAGGCTGCATAAAATCTATAATATTATCTAGCCCAGAATATAAGAAAGGAGCACTAAAATTACAGCTATTTACTTTTAAATAAGTTAGAGCTGGAATATTTTTTAATTTTTCTCGTGTGTCTTGATATTGGCCATAAATACCACAACAAAGTTCAAGTCCTTCTGAGCTGTCAATTGCAATAGTATATTTATTGAACATTTTTACTGGCACCATATAAATCTTATATTTGGTGTCTTCGCTATCAAAAATAATTTGTTTATTTTCAGTAGGTGTTTCTCCAGCAAGTATAAAATTATAAGACAAATGTTGAACAAGTCTATTACTGAAGCAGTTATAGAATGGCATCATATTTATATTATTATAGTCTCTTTGGAAACGTAAATAATTACCGAGATATTCATGAGTATAAGTATCATACAAATTATTTTGTATTTTTAAATTTTTTGTGTGATTAAGCTCTTTTTTATTATAAAAGTATACTCTATTAGTATCGTGTCATTCATTATCGTAAAAACGCTGAATTTTATTATTTTTTATATATTCAATATATCTAATGTGTGTTTTATTTGCAGCGTCTGTTATTGGTACTGACTCAACAATATTTCTTTCTTCACCATACATATCGTAGTAGATTTGATTTTCTTTTGTATATACTCTATAAGTAGGTAAGTTAAAAGTAGCTAATAGCTGTTTTATTTGACCAACAACAATATGATCACTATTAAATTCTATCATTAGCTATTCCTCCTAATATGCTAGACCATTATGTCGGTCTGCACCAGTATTAACATTAATAGATGCAGTACCATTAGTAAGGCTTTGTAATAATCTATAAATGTTTACAACATTTTCATTTATAACTTTATTTTGAACGTCTTGGTCTTCCTCTTCCTTAGCATTTGCCATAGTAGATTTTTGTGTATCATTGGCGTCTGCCATAGTTTGATTATAAGCATCATCTTTAGAAGAGTTTCCAACAAGGCCAGATTCTGATACACCTCCACCTTGTCTAGTTGTATAACCACCTTTAGAAACTGTTGAAATACCCATAGCTTTTAGCATTCCAACACCAGAAAAACCACCGCCACCACCAGCAGCAATCATAGTTCCAAGGCCCTGTAGAATACTGCCAGACAAAGCCGCAACATTCATTAAATCAGCTACTGTTGTTTGTAAGTTAACACCTGAACCCATAACCTTAATATCAGGTAAAGCAATACCACCAGCAACTGAATTTAATAAACCAGCAGCTTTATAAATACCGTATAAAAGTGGGTTATTAGCAATACCGCCAGCCATGGTATATTGTAGATTATCTCAAGCATTGGTCATCATCTCACCCATACTTGTTCTCAGCCACATTGTGCTTGCCATACTTGTTAGCTGTGCTAATGCATCATTATAACTAAGTGAAGACCCAGCAACAATTCCTCTTGTCTTTGATAAGTTTTGAGCAGCTCTTAAATCAGATGCGGTTAAACCATAAACATTTGCAATTTGTTGCTGAACAACACGGCTATTTTTAGAATCATTTGCAATCTGTGCAAGGTAGTCCGTCATAGCATTTAATAATTTATTAGTATCACTATCATCTAAGCCATTTGCAAGCATATCAGCTAAAGATAAGTTTGCTTTATTTGCTGCCATAACGAGCAAGTTTCCAGCACCACCACCAGTAATACCAGAAATATCGCCTGCTGCTAATTTACCAAGAGTGCCAGCAATATTATTTACTGCACCTTGAGACATACCAACAGAATATAATGAGCCCATTCATTTTTGGACTTGGTATTCAAAACTTACAGCTTCAGTTGCACTCATAAGTGACATAGCTTCTTCTAAGCTACTTTTTACTGATGTTGCAACATTTTTTAAATACTCAGTATTTTCATACATATTATTTAAGAATGAGTTCATTGTTGACTCCATACCTAAACGAGCAGCTGTAGAATCAGCTTGTTGAATACGGACCAATCTTAAAAGAGTTCCATTATTGGCATCAAATGTTGTTGCAATTTTATCTTTAATTGTTTGTAAAAAAGCACGTTGTTCGACATTATATGCAATACCTGCATCAACCATTGACTCAACATTTGAGATAACAGCAGTTTGTTTAATAAACGGAGAAGCGCCAGCAACGCCAATAATATCAGTGCTAATAGCATCTCAGTATGAACCAAGTTTTCTCTTACCACCTCAGCCATGTAATCTTGTATCAATAGCACTCTTTTTACCAGCAATATATTCAATTTTACTATCTAATTGTTTAGTTAAATCAGATAATGCATTTGTCAAGGTAGCAAGACCAGCAAGTGTATTTTTTGAACCATCACTATTTTGATGAAAAGCATTATATAGTGCTTGCTTTCTGTCTGCTAATGATTTGCCCTTACCAAAAAGTCCAGATTTTAATTCACTCGAAGCACGAGCAGCATTCTCAGCTGCAATGTCTTTTTGTGCTTGTTTATGAATTTTAGCAGCAATTTTCTTTTCTTTTTCATAACGAGCATCAATAGCTTTTTCTTCTGCTTCTTGTTTCGCTTTAATTATATCTTTTTCAGCTTTTGTTAGCTTACCAGTAGGCTTTTTACCTTGTGCTTTTCTTTCTTCTCTTATTTGAAGCTCTATTTTTGCTTTAGCAGCTTTTTTAGCTGCTTCTACGTCTTTATCGGTATATAAAAGATTTAGCTTAGCAATTTTGTCAAGGCCGGCTTTTTCATAATTTTCTTTTGCTTGAATTAATTTTTGAGCATTAGAAAGACGAAGCTCAAAAAGCTTATTTTCAAGATCAAATTCATAGCTTGCTAACTTAACATTAGCTTCTAAGAATTCTTGTTCATAGTTGTGCGAGTCTTTTTTTGTCATTGCCATAAGCTAATCCCACCTAATAATTTAATTATTTTTTAAGTTTGTTTTTTGTTTGTATTTCTTCCATTGCTTTCTTAGTAGCGGTTTGTTTTTCATTTATAAGCTCAATTAGATATACTCTTTCTTGAAAGCTTAAGTCTAATATATCAGTATAACTAGTATGCAAGTTATCGCTAATATATCAGCATTCTTTTACGATTTCCTTAAATCTTTTAGGACCGTAAGGTTTCCCATCTTTAGATGTTTGAGGGTCTAAAAAACTCGGTCCCGAAGCGAAAAAAGGTTTCTACGTCAGCCCCACAATGTGGACAGACGACTTGTAGCTCATTATTAATACCAACACTTGCATTTAATTCATCTAAAGTATTGATAATCTTTGTCATATCATAAGCTGGAAGCTTGTTAATAAAGTTTTCTAAGTCAAGCTGATTCATTTCAATGCCATCAACAGATTCAATAGAATTTATTAAAATTGCTAATAAGTCAAAACTAATTGTGGCATCTTTATAACGACGCTTATATTCTCTAGTTTTGCTATCAATTTCGTCTAAAATATGTGGAGTTTGAAATTTTAAAACCACATCATGATTACTTTTTGGTAAATGTAAATTTCTAAGGGTCTCAAATTTTTCTTTATCAAATTCTTTAACTGTAATTTCATCAAGATGAGTTACTGAGTCAAATAATTCACCACAGAATGGGCAGCGTAATTCTACTTTATATTCATCACCATAAGTAACAATTCTTAACTTATGAAGTAAATATTCATAATCACCTATTGCCATATCATATACATGAACAGCTGGTTTTTCAATCATACAGCCTTCAATGATGTCTGCGAGTGTTTTAAATGGAGTTGTACTTGGAGATAAACGTTTCATTTCATCTCTTGCACTCATGCTTCTTAATTCGACATGCGAATTAACTGGCTTATCATAAATAAGTCCTTTTGATGGAAGCTCGTAGCCTTCCATAACAGTATAGTTAGTTTGTCTTTCTTCTCCCATATTTTTAGTTCCTTTCTTCAATATAAGTTTCTAAGATTTCTCTAATTAAAGCTGAAACGGTAATGTTTTTTCTTTGTGCAATCTTTTCAAGTCGTGCTTTTAACGGCTTTGTAGATTCAAATGTTTGCATTACTTTGTTGCTTCTATCTAGTTTGATCCTACCCATATTTTTATTTCCTTTCGATCATATAATTTAGCAGATTTATATTTATTAAATATTTATTAAATCTATTTATATAAAAATAAAAAGACTATTGTTTTTAATAGTCTTTTTTATAAATTTTTAGTTGAGATTATCCACGTTGTGGCATAATCATTTCGGCTCTATCATATTCAATGGTAGCAGAGATTTGACGTTTACCATCATTTTCTTTATCGAATGAGTCTTCTGATAGACCAGAAATCCAGCAACCATATAGTTTCCAACTTCTGACTTCTTCAAAGTCTTGAGTATATTCAACTAATGTGCAGTCTTTCTTATAGTCTTTCATTCTTCCACCACGACGTGAATGAACATCATATGCAAGTGCTTGCCAAGCCATTAAGATTGACTTTGTATCAATTCCAACGACGTCATCAACAACAAGTGTGCCAGCCTCAAAAGTAGGAGTTCCAGCAAACTTAATTGTGTCATTACCACGTTTGTATTGTAATGTTTCAAGTGTGAAGTGTGGAACATCAGCTTTAACAACATTAAGCTTTAAATATTGTTGAGCATTAGCAATTCTATCGCTCTCTGGAATTTCTTTTGATCTGTCGCCAGAATAAGTTGCTCTAATAATTCCATCAATATCATTTACGATAAATGAGAAGAAACCAGTACGAGCAGCTTCATAGTTAGCAAGGTTTGTGCTAATGTGTTGACCAGATAATCCTTCAGTATCATTATACATAATTCTTAGTCTCCTTTAAGTTAGTTTGTTCCGTTGCTTTCATCAATTTCAACACTGGTGCCAGTAATTGAATCTTCCAAGAATAGCTCAAGTTCAAAGTCTTCAACTGCTTCAATAGGAACGATTCTAATTTTTGCTTTTAATAAGCCTTTTGTATCTACAGGCACTTTAACAATCTTATAGTCTTCAATACCTTGATTTGCTTTCATTCTATCTAATAGAGGTGAAATAGCATTACAGAAGTTGATCCATAAGATATCACTATTTGGGTCAAATGTAAATCTACGGCATGTGACATATAATTCTTTTTTAATAGTAGTACAAAGTTGTCTAATATTTAAGAAATGGCTTGCAACTAAATCATCATTAACTGGATCATCTGCATCACCTAGTAAGAAAGCAGTCCTATTGCCCCATAAATAATGGGCACCTTTAATTGTGGAAATAATATTAATAGCTTTTGTAATAAATAAATCATCATTTCCATCTTTGCCAACTTTAACTTTAGTTCTAGGTTCAAATAAGTTAACAGCTGCATCACCAAGTTTTTTAGTAGTAGCTTTAACAGAATATACATGTGAAACACCACGAGTATAGCCTGCAACAGCAAACCATTCTGGGTAATTAACAAATGCATCACTTGCGCAAAGTAAATAATGGAAATATCCTGGGAATTTAGAATTATTATATACTGAATCTTCAGTCATGTTATATTCAACAGTCGGCATGAAGAATGCTGTATATTTATCAGAAGCACTAATACCAGCAGTATATTTTGCAACTTCTACTTTATAATCAGTTGCTGCTGTATTATAACAATATTCTGGAATGTCAATAAGAGCAACACAGTCACCACGTTCAGTAGCTAATTTACAAATAGCATTATGAATACTTGTATATGTAGTAGCAGCTGTGTTATCAGTTTGCATAAAGCCACTAATAAGATATCTAAAGTCATAAGTAGCTTTATCAGCAAATGGTGCCCAGAATGAATCATCTTTCATATCATCATCACCGAGGCCATCAATTTCATTTTGTGTAATTTGTTTGAATAAGACTTTGTAGCCTATTCCTAAAAGTTCATAAGCAATTTGATTTCCGACTTGTGGGTTTACTTCAACATAGTCAGTACCTTCATCACCAGGTAAAATTCTAAAATACTCAGTGTTTGCATCTCATGTATTTGCTTTATCTGGGTCTGCAAAATTATAAACACCAACTGTACCAGTAATCTCAATGTCTGTTTCTCCGTCTCTTACTACAATATTGCTTGCTGCTTTTAAATGACCATTTTGTGAAGGAGTTTCACTAGTATCAAGTGTATATAATTGGCCCCTATATGTAATATAGAATTCAGATGCAGAAACTGTTCTTGCTGCATAACGAGCTGCAGCTTCTGAAGCATCTGGAGTAAGTTTTGCTAATACTGGAGCTTTAGCAGCAATAGGTTCAACTGTTTGAGCAACTTTACCAACATATTTGATAAAGTCAGCTTGATCAGAAAGTTCAGCAACGCCATTCTCATCAGCAATATCATCAAAATATGTTTTTGTTCTGTCTATGGTGCCAGTAGTTGGTTTAATCTTATTACTACTAACAAAACCAGGAACAAAAACAGTAAAATTAGAATATTCACCTAAGCCAGCTTTTGTTTTGTCGATTTCTTTAATAACAATTTTTGGCATGTCTATCTCTCCTTATTATTATTCTTTCGCAAGTTTAAGTTATATTTTAATCATAACTCAATTAATTTAGCATATTTATTTGACTATTTTTCAAACTTATATACTTCCTCTATCTCGCCATCTGCATCAATTTTACTAGATACTTCGAGGGCTGTTTCACCAATTCTTCAGTTAGGCTTATATGGAACACTGAAGAAAAATGCATCGTGGATCTCAAGTTGTAAAGTTCATCTATAAAATTGGCCAGAAAAAATTCGTTCATTTATTCCACTATTATCTGAAACATTTGGTAATACTCTTATATTTGCAATATGCATAATATTATTACCATTGTACGGAATTGAAATATAAATAGCTGGGTTATTAATTAATTTAAATAAGATATTTCTTAATAATTCATCAGCTTCTTCTTCTGTTTTTGTATAAATATCTAATTGATATTGTGGTAGTACTGGAATAATATTAAATAATATTGTCGAGCCATCTTCTAGCTTATAACCGCCTGTTTGTGGGTCATAAGTATTATTATTTAAACGTAAACCATCAAAAGATCTATTTTGTTTAATATTTGATAAAAGTTCAATATCTGTATTTCTAGAAAGCGCAATAAAAGGAAGTTTAAATGGTTTATCGCCAGTATCATCTGCAATTATTTCAAAAAGTCTTTTTGATTCGTCTGGTTTTAAAACACGTAACCCCTGATTTTCAGGAATTCAGCGTAATAACTTTTTAATAACAGCGTCATCATAGTATCTTAATGCCATTGTTAGCTACTTCCTTTCTTAAAATTTTAATGCTTCTTGTAAAATCTTACTTCCAAGAAATTCACCATTTCCATAAGTAATTATATGAGCCAGTTTATCAAGCCTTTTATCTGGCAAAATAATAATATATGTATTATCAGTATTTTCTGGAAATATTTTAATTTTTTTAATTATCTGTAAGCAAGCTTCTTTTAACGAACAATTATATGTTTTTTTACAATAATTGTCAATTATAATATCAGCTTCAGATAATTCTCATCTATATAAGCGATATTTTGCAAATCTTTTAACTCTTATACTAACTAAACCAGCAGGAGTATATTTATCACTTGTAACAGTAATTAGCATAATTAATTATTTTTCCTCTTCTGATTTACTTCCTACAAATTCACCAGCAGATGCAATTAACTCAATAATATTTACAATATTTTTGTCAGTAATATCAGCTTTACCAACTAGGTTAGTAAATGGTACAATATCACCTGCTTCAAGAGATTTTCCTTTAATCTCTTCATATTTATTAATTGTGTCTTGAACTGCTTTTGCATCGCCATTAGCGCTTAAGTATTTAGTAGCGATAAATAAGATTAATTTTGCAAGTCTATCTTTATTGTTACCAAGTTGTGAAGCTCACTGTGTAACAATCTTTTTATCTACAGAAATAACTGCAGTTGCTGCTGTGCTCTTTAGAGCGTCTTCATCAAAACAGCGTTTAAGGTCATTTGAAATTTGAGCAATATCTTTAACTGTTTTTGTAAGAGAGCTTCCAGTGCTGCCTTGTGCTTTATCAAATAACTTGCCACTGGTATAAACTAAATCACTAAAAAAGTTTTCAATTTTACCTGCATATTTTTTACCCACAATTTGATTTTTAAATGGAGTATTATTATCAAATAACTTCATAACTTGCTCTCTTATATCAAGATATTTTTCCATGTTTGAAGTGCCAGATTGATAAAATGATTCACTAAAAATTACGTCACTATTTTTTAATTGTCCAGTGCCCCTAAGGTCTGCTGCTGCAAAAATATCGTTGGCGTTAGATTGTATATATCTATTATGCAAAACTGCATATTTTTTAGCATCTATGCTGCCACCTGTAATTAGTTGCTTATTAGTATAAATAAAATATAAAAATGGGTTTTTTGTTGGAAGTGCACCTAAGTGTAAAATTTCTTCTGCAATGGCGCCATCGCCATTTAGTTTTAAAGCTGCTTCAACTAAAGCTTGGTCATCTTTAAATGCAATATTAAGAATTGATATTAAAGCTTCTTTAAATGCAGCAGGGTCACTTTGAGTATCTCTTAATAAATCTACAAGATGATTTTCATCTGCGTCTTGTTTTGCTGCTTTGGCATCGTCTCTTAATTCTAATATTGATTTTATTCTTTCAATATTATCAGTTACAGTTTTAGCTGCATCAGCTGCTGCAGTATTTAGAGCAGTAATATCTTCATCAGTAATAGTTTCTTTTGCATTAAGCTCTGTTAAATATTGTGTAATGCCTGTAAAAGCATCTTTTATTTTTATAAATTCTTCAACAGCATCACTTTTTAGCTGTTTAATAAAACCATCTAAGTTAGTATTATTTAAAACAGTAAGATTATCAATAATTTGTTGTAAAAGAGTATTTTTTGATGTATCTTTTGCAAAGATATTGTTAAGTAATGGAGTAAGCTCTTTTATAAGATTAATGATGCGATCTTCTGTCTCCTCATCTTCTTTAGCACCTCTACTTGCTTCATTTGCATAGCTATTTAATTTATTTATTACTTTAGCAATGTTTGGTGTCTTTTCTTCATCATAACCAGGAGTAGCTTTGAGTCGTGCATCAAGTTTTGTAAGATATTGATTTGTTTTTGCTTTAACATCTGTAATATTAGTAATATTTCCACTTGTAATATTATCAGCTAACTCATTTAATTCTTCTACATCTTTATCAGTTGCAGTCGCCTCTTCCGCTTTTGCAAGCTCAGACTTTATTTTTTCTTCTATGCTAGAATAAATATTTTTAAAGTCTTGATTTGCTTTTGTATATTCTGAGATAATATTTTGTATGTCTGCTTTAGTATATTTAGCTTCATTTAAAATAAATTTTTCTGATAGCATAAATCTGGAGTATTCTTTTAACTTAAATTTAGTCATTAGTCATCCTCCTCATGATCTATAAGCATGGTAAAATTATTATTTTCAAAGTCTCTTGTTAATACTGGCTCTACAGTATCAAAGTATTCAGGAGCAATTTCACAAGCAATAGAAGCTGGGTAAACCATAATATTTTGCATAGAAATAACACGAAATACACGACCCTGTGCTTGATCAAGGCCGCTTGGAATGATAAATAATGCACCAACTTGAATATGTGGTAAGTCATATGGGACATGAATAATTGATGAGCCTTCTTGAAGCTCAGCAACTCAGCCCATCTTCTTTAATGTTTTTTGATCTGGGTGCTCTTGAAAAATTACGCCTACAACTTCTCCTGGTGTGTAGTCAGCGTCTAAATCGCCATGAGTATCAAAGTGTTTTCCAGGTAAAGGAGCTTTATAAATACAATTAATTCCAAGAAGTTTTACCATTTCTTTGAAATATTGGCGATGTAGTTTTATTTCAGGCGTTATTAAGACACCATAGTCTTTTCTATTTTCAGCCATATTTATACTCCTTTCTTTGAAAACAAGGGCTGGCTATCTATTTAACCAGCCCATTTGGTTTAATATTTATTTTAAGCCTTCAACTAATGTTTCATTAATTTTATACTTATAACCAAAACTTTCAGTAATAAGCTCTTTTGATTCATTAATTGAATAATTTAATGTAAATGCATTATCTTCTGAGAAGTCTTTATTATAGCCTTCAAAGAATAAATGTCCATCTCCATAATTTGGTAAAAATTCAAATACTGTTAATTTTTCATTACCGCTATTAAAACCAATTTTTCCAGTAATAACTAATTTTTCTTCAATTAGTTGGCATTCAGTAGCAGTAAATGATTTAACATTAGAATAAACTTCTGTTAAGAATTCACTTATTTTAGTATTAAAAGCTTCTTCATTTAAGTCCTCAATACTATCTAGGTTATCAACAGCTTCACAAAGTGAAACAGCTTCTGTAGAATCTAAACTTTCTGCAAGACCAGCATTTTTTAGCATAGCTGCAACAATCTTATTATTTTTCTTGCCAGGGTATTTAGCTTCTAATGCAGCAAGTATATCTGCAACTTTTAATTTTTTTGAAGCATCTGTGGAAGTTTCCTCTGGTTTTTCTTCTTCAGGTTTTGGAGTTTCCTCAACTGGTGCTTCTTTAACTGGAGCTTCTTCTGTTTCTTCTGGAGGTGTAATAGGTTTTTCTGGTTCAGCGTCTAAAGCTTTTTTACCAGCTTTTTCAAGACCTTTTTCTGATTTAGCAATAGCATCAAATTCTTTTGCAGTTCCTTGTCTTAAATCAGCTGATCTTTTACCATTGGCCCAACCAGTAAGCACATTTTCTTTTTTAACTTCATCACCCCAAATCCAAGCTTCTTTGTTACTTGGGTTTTGAGTAAAAGCTTTTGCATAGTCTTCTGCATCTTGTAATTTACCAAATTCTTTTGTTTCTGGTTTATTTGGGGCAGCTTTTGTATAGCATTTAACAATAAATTTACTGAATGATTTATTTAATGTTTTATTTGCAAGTGCATTTTTAATTGCATTAATTGGGCCTTCCTCTAAAACTTCTTCTGTAAGTGATTCTTCAACCACATCTTCTTCAGTTTCAGCTGGCTCTTCTTCAGCTTCAACTTCTTCTTCAGCTTCAATTTTTTCTTCAACAGCATCAGCAACAACTTCTTCAGCATCAGCTTTTCACTCTTCTGTATCAATAGTTAAACCTTTGGTTCCAATATTGTCAATCATTTTTTCAGCGACATTATCAGCAACTTCTTTAACTTCTGAGGTTGTAAATTCTACTTCTGGAAGCTCTTCTTTCGATTCTTCTTCAGTAGGTTCTTCTGCTGGAGCTTCTTCAGCTGGAACTTCGTCTTCTTCTTTAAGAGGTTTTTCACCGCATTCCTCTAACGGCTTTTCACATTCGCCATCTGCACATTCTTCGCCTTCAGTTAATTGTTTTTCAATATTATCTGGAAGGACAGCTTTACCATCAGTTGGGTCATCATCTGTGTATTCTAAATGAGTTGTGCGTTCAGCTGGGTTGCCAGTATAACCTTCTTCGCAGTCATGTCCTTCACAAGCTTCAGAAACATCTCCCCAAGAATTAATAATGGCATCAATTTCAGGATCAGTGACACCTTCAGATAACTCTGGTTTATTACATTCTTCTAAACTTTCTTCTGCAGCTTCTTTTCTTGCAGCATCAATTTCTTCTTCAGAAACTGGTGTTTTGAATTCGTCGCTATCGAGCAATTTATCTAAATTACCTTCTTCTGTTAAACTTTCATTAAAGTCCCATGAAGCAATAATAGAATCTATTTCGGCTTCAGCACCTTCATTAAGTGTTAAATTTTCAGATTCATTTTCAGTTTTATGTTCGCTTGTTTCTTCAGACTTATTTAAGCTTTCAGTTAAGACTTCATATAAACAGCCTTCAAAGCCTTCATTTAAGCCTTCAACTAATTCACCATTTTCATCAACTTTGACTTTAATAGTTTTAGCTTTTTCAATACTATTTTTAACATAGTTTAAGATATCATAATTATCTTCTTTAGTTTCAATATTTTTCTTAAATTCTTTTTCTTTTTCAGTCCACTTAACATCAGCATCTTTTAATAATTTAAGAATATAACCTTTTAAGATTTTAGGTTCAACTTTTTTAACATTAACTAAATAGTTAATAGCTTTTAATTTTGGTGCTAAAGCATGGCAATATGAGTGCTTGTATTCAACATAGTCAACTTCATTACCTTCAGCTGGTTTTTCTTCTTCAGCAGCTTCTTCTGTTAATTGTTCTTCAACAGGAGCTTCTTCTTCAGCTGGTTCATCAGTTTTTGGCTCTTCTTCTGCCTGAGCCTCAGTCGGCATTTCTTCAACAGGTTCTTCAGTAGCTACTTCATTAGCTTCTGGTTCATCTTTAAGAACATCTGGAAGTGCATCATGTAAATCTTGTGTAAAAGCATCTAATCTTCTTTGAATAGCAGCTTTGATTTCATCATTTTCTGCTTTCTTTAAAGCTTCTTCTTCTTGCTTAATCATTTGTTGTAAATAAGCAATATAATCATTATGTGCTTTTAATTTTGCATCTAAATCTTTATCAACTTCTTCGGTTAAGCTTTCACCGATAGTGTGGAGTCTGAGCTCGACATTTGGAAGTTTTTCTAGCTCTTCGCCACCTTGTGTTTTATAATCATCATCAGTGCGAATAATACATTTTTCTTCTGGATGAGCTTTTGCATAATCAACAACTTCTTTAAATCCAGTAGAGTGTCCACCCTTACGGGCATCATTTGGGTTATTATAAATATGATCTGAAACAAAATATACTTTTACTATTGCAGTATTACTATCTTTTAATCGACGCATTTCATCAATTTCTTGTAGCCAGCCTTTCATTTGCCAGCTTCCAGAACAATCCAAGAAATAATTAATTACTGGTAATTTTTCACTTGGAAGACCTGCATCGTTTTTAATGAGGATTTCATCATCATTCCAAGATGGAATATTATTGTAATCAAAAGCATCTTCATTTAAGGTAAGATTTTCAGATTCATTTTCTGTTTTAAGTTCAGAGCCTTCTTCAGCTTCTTTTTGGACTTCTGAATTATTTAAACTTTCATCTGTAGCTTCTTCATTAAGTGTTAAATTTTCAGACTTATGTTCAGTTTCATTTTCAGAAGTTTCGGTTGAAAGGTTTAAGCTTTCTTCTTTCTTTTCATCTTCTGGCTCTTCTTCTGGGATATCTTCTAAGTCAAGCTCTAACTCTTTTAATTCGTCCTCAGATAACTCTTCATCACCAGACATTTCTTCAGCGCCTTCACCTGTTCCTTCAGCATCAACTTCTTCAGTTGGTTCCTCAAAGTCAAGGTCAAGCTCATTTTCTTCTACAGAAGTTTCGTCATACTTATCAGCTTCTTCTTCAGAAACACTGTCAACTTTACCAATTAAAGTATAACCTGAAGTGTTTCCACAGTGTTGACAAACTTCATTAATGTTAACGACATCTGGGTTTTCTTCTGAGTGCTCAATATCTTCTGGATTTTTATAAAAGAGAGTCATACATTGAGGACATTGCATAATAACTTTGCCAACGTAAGATGGTAAAAGGTCATCAGCAGTCTCAGCATCTAAATCAACAATTTTTTCAATACGTGCTAATTTAGCTTGCGCGACTTCTCCTTCTCTTTCTTCTTTAGCTTCTTCTAAATCTTCTGTGCTAGAAACATCATAATAATCTTCAATTAATGTTTCATGGGCAGATTTATGATTGAATCTTTCTTTCAAATCGACTCTATTAGCTTTGATGCCCTTAGTTTGAGGAATTTCAATCTCATCTAAAGCTTTAAAAGCAGCTTCTAAATCAAATTTCTTTACGGATTCTTTTTCCATGTTTTGTCTCCTTAATTAATTGGATAGACCATATTACTATTGGCCCTTAATATTTCTCTTAATTCTTTTAAGTCTGTATTTCCTTCTTCAAGAAGTTTATCACCATCTAATGTCCATAGAGCATTAGTTTGTGTAAATTTTGTTCTTATTCTACCAATTTGAATTTTTGTAAAATCTAAACTCATTCTTACAAGAATATCTTTTCAATAGTCACTTTTTATATCTTCAACTTTTTTAAGTTTTGGGATATATTCAATTGTGACACTGCCTGGGCTTGAAATATTATTATTGATATATAATCTGCAAGCATGTTTATCTTCTCTGAATGCCATATCAGTAGACATTGTATTTCGTACTTGGGTTAATGTGCTCCAGGCAGCATAATTCAATACATAATCTTGTAAATTATACATTGTTCCAGCATTACTAAATACCATTCATTGTTGAGCATATAATGGATCCATTGTTACAGAATTTCCTGCATCATTTGAATTACCAACTCCAACTGTTCGGTATACATTTACTATTGAGCTAGCCTCTTCAAGAGGTGTTCCAGCATATTCAATACAAGAAGCAAATGGAATAGTAATTAATGTGGATTCATCTCAATATCTTTGAAGTTCACGCATTGCTTTATTGATAGTCAAATCAAGAGTAGAATCATCTAATTCCATTTCTAAGACTTGACCCGTGAGTTCGAGTTTGATTTCATCTACGACATCTTTTTTAGTCATGAATTATCTTTTCTCCTCCTGTTCGCAACTTATCAATTAATTTAGCAAATAAATAGCAAAAAGACTATTAGTTTAATAAAAAATAGTCTTAAAAATATAAGTAACAGCCACGTCTTCCATCAGCCTTAATTTCTCGCTCTTCTTCTTTTGTTAATAATACAATATTTTCTGGATGAAGACTTGGAATTCTTAAGCTGTACTTTTCATTAAAGTATTTTATTGAATCAGCAATATGTTGCACTCATTCTTTAAAAAATAAATTTCCAAACTTTCAATTATATTCTTTAAGAATTTTTTGATGTCTAAAAGGTCAGTCGGTTTTTATTCTGCTTGTATAATGAATTGCTTTTATTTTTATGTTAGCTGGAAGCTTATCAGTATTTGCTTTAAAATTCATAATACCATACTCAGGTGGTATGTGTAACTCAGGTTTTTCTCTTCAATCTTGATAGAAATAATTTAATACATTTTGGTCATGCCAAGTAATTTTCTTATCAAGCTCTGGAAGTTTTAAAAGAATTTCGTGCCCTTTTCCTTGATTATTTTTAAAATCTCAGACAAACATGCCGCTGCAAAATTTAGAGCAACCAAGAGTGTATGGCGTTTTTATTTTATTACTAGATGGTGCAACATCTTCAATTGCTGCCATATGTGGGTAATCAAATACTTCATCAATATTTTCTAATATTTCAACATCTGTATCTATATACACAATTTTGTCAAACATTTTTTCTACTTGTGTATCAAGCAAAGTAAGTTTAGTAAAAGCTTTAAAATAATGCTCGCTATTGTTATCTTTAACTGCTCTTATTACATCAGCAGATATTATTTGGGTATCTAAGTCAATTAGGTTAAGCCCAACTGTTTTTAAAATATTACGTGTTTCAAAATTAACTTCTTGTGTCACGCCGCAATAAATCGGATACTTTGTCTTGACATCTAAAAGATTCTTATATATACCAAGTAGCATATAAAGATAATAGTTATTTGAGCTTAAAAATAGTAATCAAGCACGTCTTTCTTCTTCCATGATAATTCTCCTTAAAAGTATAGATAGGTAGTTTTCTTTTTTTGTGTTTGTTTTTGTTCTTGTTTTTTCTCTTGCTTAATATCAACGCTCATTTTTTTAGCTGGCAAAGATAATGAAGTTATTAGATATTCTTTTGAGCTATTTAGTTTATTTGATATCTTATTAATATCTATTACTTGTCAGTCTGTAGTAGATAGTTGGCCAATATCATAAATAATATTATTCATATCAAACATAGCAACCAAAGAGTCAAATCTAGCATTTCCTCTTCACTTATTATATAAGCAAATAAATGGTTTATTAAATATTATCGCAAAAATACAACCATGAAATGAATCAGTTATAATATATTTGGCATCTCTAAAAGCCGCTAATCATGACTCAACTGATTTATTGCATTTAAAATATGTTAAATTATTTTCTTTGCAGTAGTTATTTATTACAGCTAGCTTTTCTTTATTTTCATCTAATAAATATATAAATACTTCACTATTATTTATTGGTTCATTTTTACAAAGATCAATATATTCATTTTTTGATAAAAGCATTGTTGGGTCTACACATTGGTTAACAGTAAGTCCGAAATGCTTTTTGCAGTCTTCTATTGATTGTAATTCTCTAACTGAAACTGCATTAAAAGCTTGTAATAATTGTTTAATCTTATCACAATCTTCTTTATTATACTCTCAAGTATTTTCAGCAACACCAATAGATGCAGCATATGAAATTCTTGTTTTAGTTCAATTATTTGTAAATTGTAAAAATGGAATATTAATATAGTCTTGTTTAAAGTCTCCAGTAATAAACTGTTTTCTTCAGATTTGGTCACTGCCAACTACTAGTATATCATAATCATTTTCATTAATATTTTTAATATCATTAGAAGTATTAAATACTCTAAGTTTTACATTAGTTTTAGCAAATGGTAGAATTCTATCATCTTTTCATGTAATAGTCTCAACATCATAGCCAGCATTTGTAATTAATTTATTTAAGGCATATGCTTGTAAAGTTCCACCAAAATTATCAATTAGATGTAAAGTAATTATACCAACTTTTTTCTTAAATATGTCTTTATTATATGGGCATAGCTTAGTATCAATTTTATTTTTAAGGCAGCCGTTTTTTGATGGGTCATTATAGATAAGTTTATCTTTTTTAATATCAGTATTATTTAGCAAGTCCTCGCCGGCAGCAGTTCTAGTAATAATAAAACTAATACCATTTTTAGAATCGAAATTAGTATTAGCGCCCCATGCATCTCCAATAGTTATATCAGCACAACTAAAATTATTTTTAAATTTACAGTTATAACAAGAAGCTTTTAAATACTTATCACATAAAAAAGCTTGCATATATTTATTTTTACTGTGGTGCTCTTTTAAAATTTTGCCGTCAGAGTACTTTACTTCAAAAGCATAGTTATTTCAGTCTGGTTCTTTTAATCTAAAATTAATTGAAGTAATTTCAGCATCTGGTCTTTTAATTGTTTCTAAATAGTCTTTTCAAACTTGTAATGGGAGCAGTCCATGACAAGCAATATCAACTAATATTAAATTTTTATAATCTTTTTTAAGAAATGTTTTCAAGCCGTGCAGTTGGCATGGAAGCCCAGAGTATAAAACTAATTTGCCAGAATCTAAAAATTCTTTACATTCTTTAAATGTTTCTTTGGTATTGGCCTGAATATACTTAGACCCCATTAGTTTTGGTAGGTCTTCTAGTTTATCAATATAACACAGGTCAACTAGTCAATCTTTATTTCAAGAAGCACCAAAAACAATACCATTTTGGTCTAAAATATATTTAGCTAAAGAATAAAAAACCCCGCCAGAAGAGCTCTTTTTTCTAATATCTTCATTTAAGTTATATGCGGCATATACGTTCATACAAAAATAAATAATTCCTTTACTCTTGTATAATTTAGCAAAAATAAAAGAAGTTGCTTTTAATCAACTTCTTTTAAAAACTCTTCTTGATCTGCTGTTAGCATTGGAAATAAGCCATATTGCTCATCAAGATAATGTTGTTTAAGCTGCTCTTTATAGTCAGGTTCAAAATATTGTAAACAAAATTTATCTAAAGCATTGCCTTTATGAATTTGCCAGTCTTTAATATGTGGTTTACCTAAAATATCACATGCTCGGTTTACTCTTTTTCTTGCAAGTCTAACAGCTCTGTGGTCTAATTCATTGCCATATATCTTATTACTGTCTGCTCCAGCAATAAGCATAGCTATTAAGAGATTTCCAGATCCACAGCAAGGGTCTAATATTAATTTACCTTCAAAAGTATCTGTTTTATACAGCTCAATCATTTGGATACAAATTTTTGCTGGTGTATAAAATTGTCCTAATTCAATTCTAGTTTGTTCATCAAGTCCTTCATATAAGTCAGACATAAATTCTTTTGAATCAAGTATATCAATAATCTTTTGTTTTATTTCTTCACTCAATTTCATTAGTCTTTCATTCCTTTAAAATTATTTAGGTCTGCAATAACTGCATCAATTTCTTCTGGTGTATATTTATACTCTTTTAAGATACTTTTAACTGTTTGTTTCTTTTTCCAATCAACTTTTGGCATATACTTACTTGGTGCACAATAACTATCTAAGTTCATTGCAACAGCAATTTTTGCAAAAAATCTAAAACCTTCTGGGCTATAGAAGAATTCAGCCATATTATTTTGTTCAAGGTCTGTGTCTAATTGAATTAAGCTGAAATCACCGACATTACCATTTGCTTGTTCACTTGGAGCCGATAGATTAATTATATCATCATGAGTAACACTGTGCTCAACATTAACTTTATAACTTAAACAATTTTTTGAATATGGTAAGTGTTCATTAGTAAGGTCGCGTTTTCCTATATAAAAACATTTCTTTAAATCAAACATCTGTTTAAATGAGGCAAGTGCAGGTTTATAGACTGCATTATCAATTGCAGCATGTGTTCTCTTTCTATTTTCATAGAAATATTTTTTCATAATTGGGTCAATATAATTTTCAATTTCAAAGGCTTCTTCTGTAATATACATACATGGCTCTTTAAAAATTCTAGTAGCATGAGTAGTAACTGCTGCATCAGTAAAGCCATCTTTAATTGCAATCATATTTGATAAATCAGTATATTTAAATAAATCATGTTTATCATTTCTAGTATAGTCGTTAGCAGGTAAAAGATTTACAAATTCATCATAATCAATATTATCTTTAATAAAGCTTGAGATATTTGCTCCAATACTTGAATAAGGTGGGTTACTGATAATGATATCAAAGTGTTTTCCTTTTAATTTTATTAATTCTTCCATAATATATTTACCATACTCCTTACTATTAACTTTAAGCTCGCCATTATTATCTGGCTCAACAAATGCACTACTGAAAATTTCTGTAACAATACAATCTTCATAATCAAGGTGTGCTTTTACAAATTTACCAAATGAATTAATTAATAATACAGTTTTATTTGTAAAATCTAAATTAAATTTCTTTGCTAATTTTTTGAAAAGCTCAACTTTAACAGTGTGCATAATATAACTTGCAGTATTTTTAATTGAGTTTCCAACGTGATTTCCTTTAGTAAGATTAAAACCATTGTTGTAACTATTATATTTACTTATATATTGACTTTCTAAATCCCATAGTTGGTCTGTATCAGCATGTGGCAAAAATAACTCGACTTCATATTTAAAAGCATCAATGCCTTCATTCTTTATTGCATGGTCGATATTATCTGAATTTCGATTAATATGTTTATTATTAATATGCTGTTCAATACGCTCTGCAATTGGTTTTTCTGTTTGGCCAATATAAACTTTTCCATCAGATTTTCTGGTAATTTTATATATACCAGGTAAATTTCCACCATGTGCTATTAAGTCTAATTTAATTTCTGTAATATTCATAGCCTTTTTCCTATTATATTATACAATAGTAAGGGGCATAATTTTAGCATAAAAAAGAGGTTTCCGAAGAAACCTCTAATTTAAATCGTTTAAGCTTAATTATTTCTCAACGACGATTTTTCTGTAGTCGTTGGCAACACCAGTAACTTCACCAGCAATAAGAAGATTCTTATTGAGTAATGCTTTGGCATACCATGTTGAGAAGCCTTGTGCTAAACCACCGTCTGGTGTTCCAAGTAATTGGGTTGGGACGATAGCCATGTAAGGTGCGTAGACACCAGCAGAGCTCATCATATCGGAACCGTTTAAACCAAGGAAGAATTCGCCTTTGCCAAGAGCTGGGGAGACGTAGATGTTAAGACCATCTAATTCACCAACTTTGTAAGGACCATTCATCTTAGCATTCTTAACAGCTGTGAAACCATTAACGAAACGTAAGACTGGGAGGACATCAGCAGCGATGACCATGTAGTTAGGATGGAATTTACCAGTTCTGCGGTAGATTTCAGCTTTTGCTTCTTCAATGACTTCTAAGAAACCATTGTAGTGTTCAAATTTAGAAACACCGACAGGAAGAGTTCTGTCCCAAGTTAACTTGACGTCGCCTTCTTTGGCGCCTTCAGCTAACATTTCGACGATTTCAGTGTCGATTTCGTAAGCTAATTCACCGCAAGCTTGCTCAGCGATTTGTTTGTCGAGTGAGAAGCCATAGTCAGTTTTAGCTTGGAAAGCAGTGATTTGATCGTAACGGACAGCGATACGTCTTGGCTCAGCGACAAGAGCGATTCTTTCCATTTTTGGACCAATTGTTGGAATGTCTTCTGCAGGAACATGTTCCATTTGGAATTCATTTGAGAAGTATGCAACTCTGACACCTTCTGGTAAATCGTGCATTTCGGAAGCTTTCTTGTAAGAAACTGTACCATCTTTAGCGATAACTTTAGCATCATATGCAACTTCTTTTCCTTCTTCTTTAACAACAAATTTACCGCATTCAACTGGTTCTAAGGAAGTTTTTCCATCAGATCCGATTTTTTCAACAATAACTTGTGAAGAGAAGGCAGTTCTTTCTGGTGAGGAAGCACCAAGACCGAAGACACCGTTGAATTCGAAGCCTTTCTTAATGCCACCCTTATCAGTTTTGCTGACGTAGCTTAAGTAAGCAACGGAGCCGCTGTAGCTTGTCATTGGGTGAACGATAACGAGGTCGTTAGCGATTAATGATGGAACAGCAATATTTGTTAAATTTAAGCAGAATTTCTTCCAATCGCCTAAGTCAGAACGTTGTGTGGCTTCAGTGCTCATGGCTTCTGTTAACCAACGGTTTGTGTTGTCTAATAAGACAGCAGTAGTGAGTTGAGTATTTGCTGAAATTTGTTTGCCATCGAAGTTTTTGGCAACGTAGGCTTCAGCAACCTTTAATTGACGACTATAAGTCTCAAGTAAATTTTGTCTCATTGTTTTCTCCTATTTAATTATTGACAGTAAGTTGTCAGCTTATTTCAATCCGGCTAGAATTAGCAAGTCATCGTCAATTTCGTAGCCATTGTCTGGATCAATCACTTTCTTTTCAGATTTGACTGACTCATTGACTCTTACTCTTGGATTACCACCAACCAAACCGAATTGAGGTCTACTTTCATTAAGTAGCTCATTGCAAACATTGTCGATATCATCTAGCGAGTAGTTCTCGACAAGCTTGCTAGTAATATCTTGAGGTCTAACACCAAGCATCTTTGCTTTATTAGCAACATAGCGCTCTACAACAGCATCATATTTAGCTTTATAAGATTTCGCAAGATTTGTTCTATCTTGAGCTTTCTTTTTGCTGGCTTCAAGCTCTTCAGTTAATGATTTTTCTGTTTCTTCAGCTTCAGCTTGAACTTTAGCTAATTTTTCAGTTAAATCTTTAACTGTTGCTTTTTCAGCATTAACACTTTCTGTTAAACTGATGTGGTTTTCGACTTTTTGTTTTAAATCTTTGATTTCAGTATCTTTAAGATTTAATTGCTCTTTAAGGACTTTATTTTCCTTAGTGAGACTTGTTGATTTAGATGCAAGTTCACTTACTCTTATGAAGCCGCCCTTGTATTTCTCAAGCTCTTCTTTCAAACCTTGTACTTCGGCATCACTGACTGTCTTTTGATTTTTAAGATCTCGGACTTCACTTTCAAGTAGGTCTTTCTGACGAACTGCTTCTTTTAAGCTTTCAATTACTTCATCATCTCCGGCATCACCAGCTTCTTCAGTAGAAACTTCTGGCTCACTTTCAGCAGGCTCTTCAGCAACCGCTTCTTCATCATTTATAGTATTCTCTTCTTTAGGAAGAGTATAACTAACTTCTGTAATAAGTTTTCCTTCTTCACTGTCATCAAATACAATGCCAGTAATAGGGTATTCAACATTATCAATTATAATTGGTTTCCATTCAAGTGAACGGCTTTCATCATAATCATTTAAACTATTTTTGAAGTCTCCAACTGTCCAAGCAACTTCTTCTACTTTTGGCTCTTCTTCAACAGGAGTCTCAGTTTCTTCTGCAGGAGTTTCTTCAGTTTCTTCAACTGGAGTTTCTTCAACAGGTTCCTCAACAGTCTCTTCAGCTTCAACTAATGTTTCTTCAATTGGAGCTTCTGGATCTTCAATAGGAATTTCCTCTTCAATAGGTTCGTCTAATTTAATATCTAAGTTATCTAACGATTCTTTCATTACTTTTTTATCTTCGTCATTAGCAGCATCATAGCTTTCTTGTAATACTGCTTTTAATGGTTTTTTGCCATCAAAACTTTCACACATTGCAAGTCTTGCTTTTTTAACAGCAGGAAGTTGAACGATGTCCCATGTTTCTAAGAAGAATGTTTCAGGGTCAACTTCATCGTTGGCCATAATATCACCGGAACCTCTTGAAGAGATGCCAGGAACAAAGCCGTAATCACAAAGTGTTTTTAATAATTTGCCATTAGGTGTGTCTAAGATATCAACATAAGCATATAAATCATCATTGACAATTTTAGGCATTTCTGGGATACAGGCACAAACACAAGTCATGTCTGTTTCTTCTCTATCAGCTGGGTGGCCTAACTCTAAGAATAAACTTTTTGTAGCAAGTTTTTCTTTGAAGATTTCATCGCTAAGGGCTTTTTCCCAAAGCTCTTTATTATAGCCACGACCATTTCTTGTTTTTTCTTTACAGGTCGCAATAGGTCCATAAAGTCTACCAAGAATATGACGAGCTGACTTTTCTTCTTCAGATAATGGTTGCATTTGCAATGCTTCTAAAACTTTTCTGTTTTTATTAGCGTCCATTTCTCAGTCTCCTTATTTTATCTATTAGACACAATAGTCTAATTAATTTAGCGAAAAGTTAAATACTAATTTTAATAATTTATTAATTTATTAAAAAATTTATTATTTTACTTTATTGCTTATTTATCAATTAATTTAGCGAATAATTTTAAAAAGCTTTAATAAAATAATAAAAAGCCCAGAAATTTTATTTTTCTGGGCCATTATTTTAATTTATTATATTATAAATTAAGCTGCAATATCTCGTCTTCCTGCAATATACTCTAATACAAGTAAGTCTGATTTAAGTAATTTAATCAAATTCAAGCATTCTTCATATAAACCAGTTTTGAAATAGTTATTTAATACTCTTGTTAATTCTTCAGCTCTAACTTCTCTAAAGAATTGATCAGCATTTTCTAGCTTTTTACCATACAACAAGATTTGGGTGAGTAAACAAGATAAAGTTGTAACTACTTCTTGAGGGTCTTCAATGTCTTTTAATATATTTGTATACAATGGAGATTTCTTTTGATTGTGGCTTTTTCTTAGCATTTCATAGAATTTACTTACTTCTAGCCCACGATTATCATGAATAAACTTTAAAACCTCTAATGGAATGTCTCTGGCTACAACAAGTTTACGAACATATGGGTTAACATCACTAACGCCACTTTCATCAAGTTTAGTTAAGATAGATAAACAATCATTTTTTGTAATCATAATTAATGTTTCCTTTCAAATATTAATTATTTATTTTCGGTGAAGTCTCTTTCAGAATCAGCCTCTTCTGGAGTTGGGAGATTATCTTCATCTTCAAATAATTGCTCCTCATTTAATTGAGAGGTCCCTGGGGCTGGTTTAAATTCTTCAGTTGCTACAGATGCCATGCCTAAATCAAGGTCTTCTTCAGCAGGAGCTTCTTCTGTTTCAGGAATTTCAACAGCTTTCTCACTTGTTTCTTCTCCGCCGGTTTCTGTATTAGTATTAGCTTCTTCTTCAGCAGCAGCTTTCTTAGCTGCTTCTTTAGCTGCATCAATTTCTTTTTGAATTTCAGCAATAACATCATCTCCAAGATGTAACGAAGAAATAAGTGATTTTAAGATGGTTAATCTTCTTGCTTTGTCTTCAACATCTGAGAATAAACCATTTACATTACTAATAGCTGTAACTCTATCTGCAAAGTTAGCACGATAGTCTTGCTCTTCTTGTGTTAATGGAGCTCTCATTTTTAATACAAAGTTATTTAAGTAAGATTTACAACCTTTATTTAATAATATAAGATTAATTGCATCTGTAATAGCTTGTAAAATAGTATTTTGAATTCTCTTAACACCTTTACTATAAACGCTAGAAATAATAGTTAATGATGCGCCGCCATTGAAGCCTGCACCGTCTTCTGTCCAACCAAAGTATTGTTTTGGAATACCATAAGATGAATAGAATTTATTATTCCACCAGTCTAAGTCTGTTAATTGTTTTGGGTCGAAATCACCACCAACAGACTCAACTGTAATATTACCTTGCCCATTATGTGTAGCATAATAGATAAAGTTTTCTACTGGGCTTGGGTTTGTATATTCAGAGAATGATTTACCATCTTGATATGCTGCACGTTGTTCAAACATTTCTTTAACTCTTCTTAAAGTTTGTTGAACTTGCTCTTTTGGCATATCACCAACTTCAACAGCAACTTTTCTAACGATGCCTGAACGAGTAATACGGCTTAATAATACAGCTGCTTCAAGTAATGCTTTTTCTCTCCAAATTTTATATGAATCATATAGTAATGATTTACCACGTCTAACAGTATAACTTTGGCTAGTTGTACCAGATCCAGTTGAGCTGCCAGTTTTTCTTTTAGCTGCTTTTGTATCTTCTAAATCTTCATAGAATAAGTCAACTGTTTCTGGGAAACGTGTAATATTATCTTCAAGAGCAGCGTGTACAAAATCATCTGCTTGATAGATATTAACATCACTTGATTTATAAGCAAATGTATAAGCACCATTACTATTTCCAGACATCATACCAGTTGTTCCACCGACATATGAGGTCATATCAATATTATTTGGTTGATTTGGTGTTTCAATATAACCAAATGTTTGTCCATGTCTTGTTAACTCAAACATTGTAGATGGGTCTGGTACCATTTCAACATAATAGCTATAGTTGTCATCAGCACTATGAATTGATAAATTAATTGCCTCATTTAATGCTTGTCTTGTGCTATCGCCTTTAAATAATACATCATGATAGTCTGATTCACGATAAAGTCTTAAATAAACATCACCATATTTGATTAAGCAGTAAACCCACTTGCCGATGTTTTTGTCGACGTTCATGACATTAAGCAAGTAGTTGACGAATTTACTGATGTTAGGATCTTGAGATTCACATCATACAATATGGCCATTGTCATTCATTTCACAAACATCATCTGTATAAGTTCTGACAATTGCAGATACTGCTGAGTCATTACACATGGTATCGATAAGTTGATATACTTGGTCTCTTGCATTTGAGATAGAAGTAAATCTATCAAGTGCACCAATATCAAGCTTACTTTGTAAGCCAGCTTCAATGATGTTGTCAATTAATACTTTATTAGTATCAATATCTAATTTGGTTGTGGAATCCAGTACCACTGGTTTTGCCTGATTACCAATCAGGGAGCTTTTTGGCTTTGTTGTTTTTTTCTTAGTTTCAGCCATAATTTATTCTCCTTTAATTTATAATACAAAGATACCATCACTAATATCTTTTAAGTATTCATATTCTTTTTGCTGCTTTTTACGTTGTTCAGTTTCAACATTATCAAGCTCTTTATATGTTTCCATATAAATTCTTTTTAGCTCTTCTTGATAGTCGATTACTAATTGTTGTTTATCTTTTTCATTTAGGTCTTCCATACTTACATTTAAAGCAGCATCAATATTATCACCATAATTGTAAGCATATTCTTCAGCATTTTGTGACGCATTCCATAATGCACCAACAACAGCATCAATTTGGTCCTTACTACCTGAACGGCCAGCATCAGGGTGTTCAATGTGCCCGTCTGATAATCTTTCAAGTCCAAGGACTTCTTCAGTTAAGAAATCACATTTTTTATAGACTTCTAAACGTCTGTCTGTCATTGTATTTTTGAAGTAAGCATATTGAGTTTGTTGATGTGTTTTATTATCAACACGGTCAACAGAAACAGTTTTAACTTCAAAACCATCTGACTTTAATTCTTGTTGCATCATTGGTCCGCCCCAAGTATCGCATGAAATACCTTTAATAGCAAACCCTTGGTCTCTTAATCATCTAATAAAGTTTCTATGTTTTGCAAAGCTAATTGAATAGCCTTTTGGAGCCTTAATAGAAACAGAGAATGCAACTTTATAATACATTTCTCTAGTAATATCTTCACCTTCAACAGATGGGCGTTTACCTTTAATTCAGATACCAGCAATACCAGTTTTGTCGCCTTTACCTAATGAACCAGACGACATATCAAGATGTATTCACATTGGTCTAGATCTTCATTCAGGTGGAACTTTACTTAAATCAAAGAAATTTGCATATTGAGCATGATCATCTGGGCTATTACCAACTTCAATAATTTCTTTTGTAAATGGGTTTTCATAGTCTGTTTTAATAGCATTCCATGAGACACCTGAAATATATTTAGTGGCACTGGCCGTTGAGATACCAGCAATATCTGTTAATGCTAATTCAAGATTATCTCTAAATTTTTCTAAATAGCCACTTGGGACATCAATAATTCTTGTATAGCCTTTATTTCAATATTCTTTTACAATTTCTTCAGTTGCATTTTCTGGTAAAAGTTCATTTGGAAGAAATCTATCGCCAATAGCAACTTTAAACCATTTGCCTGTTTGTTTTCTGCTATCAACAACCCACTGAGGTTCATCAATAACTAATGTTGTTTTAGACTCATTTTTTCTCTTAGTTTCAATATAGTCATCAAGGAATGATTGGTCTGAAGCTTTAGAAGAAGCAATAATATTTAATGTTGGTAAATATTCACCTCTTAAAAATCTTGATGCCATACGAGAATCGACTTGAGAGATGATTTGTTTTAATCTCGCTTTTTGTCTTTCTACATTTGTGCTTCTAGCATCAAAGTTAACTTCATCTGAGAAATTGCAGAATAGCGCACGACCTATGATTTGATTGTTACTGGAAGCACATACGAATTCAATATGCTTTTCAGGAACATAAATCATATTAGTTGTACCATGCATTTCGCCATGGCTCATAAATCAGTCGCTAGACAATATCAATTGATTTAATTTATCAAGAGCAACACCTTTTGCGTTTTCAATAGTGATGTTCATTAATGAAATTGTAATTTTATCAATTGGTTGCATGCCATAATATAGATAAGGGTCTTTGAGACAGAGTAATCTATAAAGCATGTATAATTGACAAATAACAGCACATGTTGATTTACCTATACCAATAGAGCCAGTCAATATCAATGTATTGTAGGCAGTTGTTATATTATCAGGGAATATTTTTTCAAGAGTTTTTTCTCAATAAGGGAAGAGCGTAAATCGACCATCTTGGTCATATAAGCCATTTCCAAGATATTTTTTATCATGGAGGAACGTATGTATATCTACTGGAATTTCTTCAAAGTCACCATATTTAAGTTGCTCCAAGGTCTTAGACTCGCCAGTTTGAGCAATTTCTTTTAACATTGAAAAAGCTAACTCACGCTCTTCTGGTGATAAACCATTTAAAGCAGATAAGTCTATATTTGGTAATTTAGCTTCTGGCACTTTAATTTCAGGAATATTTATATCTAATTTTTCTGACATAATTATACAATATATAATACAATATTTTTAATATTATATTATTTTTCCTCTTCTTCAGTATTTTCTTCTTCTGGTTTTTCTTCTTTTTTGGCTCTGCCACCAGTTCCAGTAATAGGATTTTTATTTGAGCCTTTTTGATATTTGCCACGATTTTTACCGTAATCATTTATAGCATCAATTAAGCCAGTTGATGAATCTAAATACTTATCATCATCAACTAAATCTTGTTCAACCATTTCATCAGCTGGAATTCCATAAAGTTTAGGAAAAATAACTTTTAAGAATGGTTTTTGTAAATGCTCTTCTGCATAATGGACATAATTACTAATAACTGAGGCAACTTTCAATAATCAGTCACCATTAGCTAAAACTAATAAAACATGTTTACAGCCACGGCCTTTGTCGTCATTTGGGTTTCTAATTCCTTTGCCTGGACCTGGATCACTGGCTGTATCATCAACAGAAACATTATTTACAATATTTCAGTGAGCAAATCTATATTTATAGTCATCACAAGTGCATTTAACATAAATATTTTGAGAATTAAATACTTTTGTTAAAGCTTGAATAACTGTTCGATACTCAAATTGGTTTTTATTATTTTTAATATTTTTAGCAATTTCAGCAACAACACCTTCCATTTTAACTGAAACAGTATATTGGTCTGTCTCTCCTTGAACTGGAATATGAACAATTAATAAATCTTCTTTGAATAATTTGTTCATATCAATTTGGTTATATTGTTTAACAGTTCTAGCAATTTGAGATAATCTTTTACGCTCAAATCTATTTTTGCCACGGGATTGGTCTCTATACTGTCCAACACTTCTTGACTTAGAAACTAGCATATTTCTTGTGTCTTCTAATAAAGCTTCAGTCATAATTTTCTTATAGCTTCAGATAGGTACCTCAACTTCTTCGCCATTTAATGATACTTTTTTAGTTCCATCTTTGCCAGTTACTTTGATTTTATAAGCAAACTCTGGTTCATAATCATGTAAGTATCAAACTTCATTTGTAATATTTACATCATTGACTTCTTCTTGTGTTGGTTTATAGTAATCAGTGGTATTTAAGGTATATACATAAAATTCTTTTCCAGTAATATCTTTATCTTCATTTATTCCAATTAAAGACCCTTGAATAGAGGTACTAAAACAAATTCGTGGAGTTTCTTGGTCTTCAAAGTCACTTTTAGGAACTCTTGGAGTTAAGGTATCTATAAGTTCTTTTTCAGATAAATGATAAAGTGTTGTAGAATTTACTTCTTCATTCATATGCTTAAAATACTCTACTTGACTTAATCTTTTTTGTGCTTCTTTTTTAGTATCATATGTTCCCATATTTCTACCTTTTTCAGATTGAACTTGCCACTTACTTCCAACTTTGACTATCTTTTCAGTTAACACTTCTTCAGTGAGTTCAAGAGCCCCGGAATTATAATAATACTTAATATCTTCTAAGACTCTTTTTTCAAGTTGGTAAGATTTTGTATACTCAATTTGTTGTCCTTCATCCCAAGAAGCAATTCAAAGAGGCCAATCTTCAGTAACATTTCTAGCAATTCTAGCAACAAATTCTTCAATAGCTTTATATTGTTTTTCTACTAATTCAGCTTTTGGTAAATAAATACCTTTAATTCCTTTACCTTGGTTCCAGCAAGTAATTTTAACTGCACCAGCAACATACATCATAAACTTGCTACCATTATTTAAAGTATTAATATCATTAAATTTATATTTTTCTGAGATATACTTTGCTACATTAATGTGTTGATGAGTTGGATAACCACCACAAGTATCTAAAAATTGTCCATTTCTTAAAACATAAACAGCGTCAACACTGGCTGGATTATTGATAAAGCCAAACTGGTTAATAACGTCTTTATAAATTATTTTAGCTTGCTCTTTTGTCATATGTGGCCTCCTTATTGAAGCATTTCTCAGTATAATTTAGCAAATTGATTTAATAAAAATAAAATAAAAAGCCCAATTTAGGGCTTTATTTTAATTGGTTTTTTAATTAGATTTTAATTTTACCAGAAATTGTATATAATCTACTTGGCATACCTTGATAAGATATTTTGTTAAAATCAAATTTGCCTGCTGTAGCATGAACATAATCAATTCAAGGTTGACGTCTCAAAGCATTTAAAACTGCTTGATATTCATCTTCTTTAATATTATGAATTTCAAATAAACCATTTTGTTGAATAACTGGTTGATTGTGAATTAATTGAGTAATTTTTGTAATATAATTACGTCTTGTTTTTTCGTCTAAATAGAAGTCTTCTGTAATAGATTCATTTAAGAGCTCACCTAATGTTTTCTTAGAGCTTGCATCTTGAATAAGCATAACTGGGAAGTCTTCGTCCCAACCGAACATTTCACCAAGAGCATACATTCTATGTCTGCCTTCTTGGCCGCTAACTTCATCAACTGAACTGAAACTGACGTAAGGAAGTGGAAGTTTCTTACCATATTTTAGAATAACATCTTTAATATGAGCAAGTTGTCTCTCATCAGCACCAATAAAATCAATAATTTCATCTGGTTTCATACCCTGAATTTTAGAGCATAATTCAAAGTATTGAGTTGGTGTCATTTCAACTATTTCATAAATAACACCATCATAAGCAGCATCAACTGATCCATCTAATAAATCTTGTGTTGAGAATGTGCTAGCTTTATGAATATCAATTACATCTGTTTCATGAGCATCGCCAGTTCCATAGTCTTTAAATTCATGGTTATCATCTAAATACTTAATGCCTTCTTCTAAAGATAATTTTTTAGAAATAATAACATTTTTTAATTTTTTAAGCTTATCTAATAAACCTGCATTTCTAACTTCTTTAAAGACTAAATTTTCAGTAGAATATTCATTTCCAACAGAGCTATAAATACCCTTTTGACGAAGCTCATAAAGTCTTGTAATATAATCATCAATTTTTTCTTCACCATCTGCAATATTATCATCAACTTCTTTAATTAATTCCTTAGCTTCATCAATTCAAGGTTTAGATGCAGCATCAATAGCTTTTTGGTCAATTTCAGGAATTGCAACAGCACTTGGCTCTTTTACCCATTTATCATACATAACAGAGTAAATACCATTACTTACAACTGGGTCAGCTTCTGTTTCTACATAAATTTCAACAGGAATTCCATAGAAAGATATTTCAAACTTATTTCCAAAAATTCTACCATAAGCTCTATATAACTTAGCATATAGGTCAGCTTGGTCATTAAGTGATTTTGTTTCAGCAATTACATGTAAATCAACATCACTGTCTTTTGTATAATTATAGCTTGCATTTGAGCCAGTTAAGATAACATCTCTAATATTAATTTTAACTTCTTCTTCGGCTAAAATTTTTAAAAATTCATTAATAATATCTTGGGCTTTTTGTCTTACTTCAGCCTTTAACTTATTATTTTCAAAAAGTTTTGGGTTTAATGTGTCATGTTTTTCAACTGCTTCATTCATATTTTTTATCTCCAATGCTTCTTTGCAATATTCACTTCGTTTTAATATATAAGCTTTTCCACACATAGTATTTACTTGAACTGCATCATTTAAATTATCTACTTCAGCAGTTAGTCATTTACCACCGCTGCCGGCAGATCAATCATAATGCTGAGAGCTAATTGGTTCGTCTGAAATACAATATCTAAAGCTATCAAGCTCATACGCAGTATTTATATTATTATAATTAATATTTGCAATAAATATTTTAGCTTCATTTATTGATTTAAAAAATACTGAATTATATAATTGGTTGCCCTTCATTTGGTCATTACCAATAATTCTTATAGTATATAAATTACCTTCTTTTTTACCAAATACGATACCACGTCTAGCACCACTGCCACCATAACGCATATCATAAGCAACAATTCGGTAAAAATTAGTTGTTTTGCCATGTGTTGTGATTTTAATTTCTCCTGCACGAGCACTTACTCGGTCTGTAGGTGTAACTTCATGATTTTTCTTTTTACCAAAAGTTATAGTAGGTGCTTGAATATCTTGCGACCCTTTATATTTATTATAAGAATCAACAAATTTATCTTTGTAGCTTCTGACTAAATCGATAAGCTGCTTAATTGCATCTTTATCATAAGTGCTATCTTTGGTGCTAATTAGTAAATTTTCACAGGCTTTTGCTGCTTCAGTTCATTTTAAAAGCATACAAGCAAAAAATCTACGAACTAATAGGTAATAATAAGGAGCATTGGTATCATCTAAACAAGAAAAACCACCGAGGGCCCTACTTTTATCATTAGTAACTTTTGCTTCGGCTACTTCTCTAAAGTCTTCTTCTGTTGGAATGCATAGATTAATATCAAAGCCAGTCATTATTTTTTAGCCTTTCTTTCTGCTCTTTCCTTATAGATTTTATCCCAATATGCATCTCTATCTTCTTTTAACATATAGGCTATTCCACAAACAGTATCAACTTTTGTTAATTCAGTTTGACTTGGCATATAATAAGCTCTAACATAGTTACCTTTAGCATCTATAAGGTAACTTCCATTAGCATCTCTTTCATAACCATCGTCCATTGGTCTATCCGTAATTACAAAGCGCCAATCTTCAATAGTAACTTTTGTATTTATATTATTATGATTAAAGTTAGCAATAAAATCTCTGGCTTCTTGTTCAGTCAAGAAATATGGTTGATCATATGTAGGGTGTTCATTACAGCCATATAAATTACTGCCTCTAATTACAATATTATATTTCCCGCCTAAATCTTTTCCAAAAAAGATATGCATTTTTGCGCCAGCTTGTCTTTTATTTGGGTCATCTTTACCATACTTCATACTATATGGAATAATACGAAGCACTGAACTACTATTTTTAATTTTTACTTCAATTTCACCTTTTCTGGCATCTCTAGCTTGCTGAGTAAGTTTTTCAGGAGATTCAAGACCTTGTCCAGCATCTTTATATTTCATATAACCGCCAATATAATATTGTTTATATTGAACAGCAAATGATCTAATAATTGCTAGGTCTTTAGGAGTATAATAAGGAATTAATTGTTTAGTTCCATTAATATATTCATATTTACCTGCAAGTAAGTTATTTTCAATTTGCTTACCAAGCTCTTCCCATTTTAATAGAATAGCAGCTAGGTAAATTCTAATAGTTGGGTAACAATATGGCTCATCTTTACTAAGAGGGTAATAAGGCAACTTATAATAATTTCCAGTTTGTTTTGCAGCAAAAACATCAGCAAAGTCTTGCTCTGTTGGTAAATATTGTTTTATATCATAATTATCTGGTAAAGCCATAATTATATTTATTCCTTGTTATCTAATTCGGCTAATCTTGCTGGAATTACAAACTTAGCATTACAAGCATCGCAACATCTGCCTTCATGCTTGTATGGTTCAGGATTATTTCCATAGCCTTCTATTGGTTCACCACAAATACAGCAAATTTCTTCTTTAGCTTCTCTTAAACTTTCAACTTTTTCACCATAAGCATTAATATTATCAAAATCTTGCTTAAATGTATCATCACTATCAGCAATTGCTTCGGCATCAATATTTCTATCACAGAAAGTATAATCACCATCAAACATATCAATAATAGCATGTGCAAAATAAATATTATTAATTACTTTATCTGTTGGTTTGCTTGGTCTAACATTTGTTTGTCCACGTTTTAAACTTTTATCTTTAGCATCGATAACTAGTGTTTTTAATTCTTCTGGGAATTCCTCAAATGGAACATCAAAATATGTAAAGCCAGTTAAGCCTCAAAAGCTAAAAATAGCATTGTCCAAAGTCTTTGTTTCTCACCCAAAATGCTTTGCATTAGAGGTAATTCCAGGGTATTGCTTTTCAAGTAAACTGAAGGTTAATTCATTTTTAGCCTTGACACGTTTTTCAGAATTTGGAATAAGGTTTAAGTCTGGTAAAGTAAACTTAACGTTAGTAACATGAAGGGCTAATCAGTCTTTTAAATCAGTTGAAGCTTTTTGACTTAAGTCTTGACCTTCACCAACTTGGTCTTCAAACTTATCTTCTGAATATTCTAATGAACGAGTATCACCATTAGAGGTTTTTGCAGCAGTATGGAAAGCTTCATTATATTCTGCAATTAAGGCTAATAATGCATTAGTAGCTTCTTCATCACCAGCTTCAAAGTGAGGTTTTTTATAACCATATTCTTTAAAGCTTGTTAATGGTGTTGTGCCAAATTTTGTAGTTTTAACAAAAATATCTCCAGTATTGGCTCCAACAAATACTTTTTCAACTACTGAAAATAATCTACTTGTAGAAGTTTTTTCAACAACTACATAGCAAATCTTATTTCCGACTAATAGTTCATTAAATTTTGGCTTTCATTCAAAGTTAAATGCTTTTTTTGCAGCAAGGTCTTTAAAATCATACGCCTCTTCTAAATCAAAATCTTCATTAAAATATTGTTCAAAATTTTCCATTCAACTGCCCTCTATCTACTAATTGTATTTAATGCCTTATAGTTAGCAATAACTTCTTTATCTTTTAAATCATCTTCTGTAGCTCTATCATCATATAAATCACTAAAAGCCGCATCAGTCATAGCATCAACATTACCAACTTTTTTACGGTCTTCTTCATGTTTAACAAATAAATCGTAGTCCATAACTTGAACATGATTCTTATCATATAAAACATGGTCGTCCCAATAATAGATAATGTCGCTTGGTTGTAATAAGTGAACATCTTCGTGGTTTGTTAAATTCTTTAATGAATAAACAGAGCAGTTTTGGTCTCCAGCTCTAATTAAAGCTTGAATAATGTCTTCTTTATTTCCACAGAAAATATTTAATGGTCTGACATAATAACGTTTAACATAACGTTTTGCTTCATCTAATTCAATTTCTTCTTCTAAGCCTTCATGAAGCATATTACCAAATTTACCTGGTTTGCCCTCTAAGAAATAAACTTGGTTAGAATATAAAGCTCTGACTTGTGGTTTATCTTCTTTAGCAGAAACATCTCTATTCATACCGTTTACAGCAGCTAATTCTTGACCACTAACTGTTTCAGCATCTTGTGCCATAATAGTGGCAGCATCATCATCAAATAAATTCTTAGCTTTCTTTTTAAAGTCTGACATTGACCAACGTGTGCTAAATGGGTGCTCTTTATAATATTCTTCTGGAGTTACACCTGCTTCTTCTGCTTTTCTATAAGCTCAAATTGGAATGTCTTTGCCATGGGCATTGTAGAAAGCCTGAATAGCACCTTCGGCATCTTTCCTAACATTTCCATAGCCATTCTTTTGTAGCCACATTAAATCAGCTTTGCTAACACCCAGCATATTAGCTTTTTCTACTTCCATAATAAATTTATATAAGGTATCAACTAATACTTCTCGTCTAATTGGTTTAAAGCCTTGACCATTGTGGAAATCTATATAATAATGGACATTTGGCTGTGAGCCAACTCTTGGGTAGAATAAGATTTTATTCATATCTATTTTTGTCTTAACAATTCTTTGACCAGCAGCATCTTTTTTAATAATTGGTTTTCCTTGAGCATCTAATTTTGGATTTCCATCATCATCTAGCTCATACTCATACTCAATATATTCATTAGATTTTTCTGGATTTAGGGCAAGTTTATTAGTTGCTCTATAAGTAGTACTAAATCTTTCACCACTCTTATTTAATTTATGCCCTTGATTTTTATCTAAAACATCAGCATATGTATTAATTTGTCTTTGTGCATTTGCAATACGCGCAGCATGATCTGCAACAGATTGGTCTGCGACAGCATCACGATAATCTAGTCCAGTATAACCTTCCATTTCAGTTGCTTTGACTAAATCAAATTTATCATCAAGCTCTGAATAGAAATATAAAGGCGTAGCATAACCAACTCTAAATAATTCTTCTGGGCTTAATTGTTTAATAAAATCTTCTACTTGTTTTTGATCTAATAATTTGATTTGTGGTGGGACTTCAAATTTATCCATTAATTTATGTGAATAACCAGTATCTTCTACTAAGCTTTCTCTGCAATCATGAAGAGTTTGATTTAAAGCTGCTATAGTAGCTGGGCTTGAAAAATATTTATTTAAGAAGTCTTTTAATTCAGTTAATGTAACTGTAAAATTATTAATAATATGGTCTTTAATTAATCCAGCTAATGTTGCTTCCTTTAAACCAAGAGCAATAACTAAAATAACAAGTAAGTCATCTAAGTTACTTCCATAATCTTTAATAAGTTGTTGTGCATTATCTTTGTTTGCAAAAACTGTATTAACTGAGGCAGTATTAACATAGCCTGGGTCTAAAATGTAATCATAGTCTGTAATTTTAACTTGTTTTTTAGTTGGTTTAATATATTGGTCCCAACCATGCATTCTTAAAGCATCTTCCATTGCCTTTCTAGCTTTTGGCAAGTTATGAGAAATACAAATATCATAATTATATAAAATCTTTTCTAAGCTAGCCTGTGCTGCATTAAATCCACGAGTGCCAGCCTCTAATTGTTTCATTTTAGATAATTGTGTAGAATAATCTAAATGAGCTTCAGTTAAGCTTTCTGTTTGTTCAACCTCTTCAGAGCTTTGGTCTTCGACAGAAGCTTCAATTTTAGCATCTCTTTCTTGTTCTTCAACTTCTAATTCTGGGTGTTCAGAAACAAGTTTTTCACCTTGTTCAGTACTCCATTTAGAATATTCATCTCATTCATCTTTATTAATATTGCAATCAGTCTCATCTTGATGATCTGCATCATAAATTGTTTGGAATAAATAAATATTCATTAAAGTTAATAAGTTTTTGCGGACTTTTCAATCTTCAGCTTCTTCAATTTGTTTCTTAATTTCCTCAATTTTTTCTTTAGCTTCAAATGGTTCAACAACAATTAAATCTTCATTTAAGCTTTCTTTCACATTATCTGCATGATCATATAAGAAAACATAACCTGTCCAAACATCATCACAAATATCTGTGTCTAATTTATAAAGTAAAGGTTCAGCACCTGTCTTTTCTTTGAGTGCTTTAAAAGCATTTGCAAGTTGACCTAAATAATCAGTTCACTCACCAGAGCCATTTTTACCACCAGAGATCATAAAGGTAGCAATATATTTGCCATCTTCTTTTTCTTCCGGAGTTCTATCATATACTTTTAATTTACTGAAGTCAACTTCATCATCATCAAACTTTTCAACCCAAAATGGATCAATATCACCATTATTAGAATTTTTAGACTCATCACTGATTTCAAAAAGATAAGCTTTTCCATCATGCCAATCATCTGTTTCTTTATGGGCAATGACAGATCTAATTTTATCTTCTAAATTTTCTTCTTTAGCTTCATTTAGGCTTTCACCCATAGCTCCACCTTCACCGCCAGATGAAGCTCCAGCATCACTAGCCCCAGCATCTGCAACTGGTGCATTTGGTAAAGTATCGCCAACAACTAAATGTGCTGGGTCTGGGTTTTGAAGTCCACCAGTTCCCATGCATTTATTGAAATGCTTAATATTTAAGGCTGGATCAGTAAAGCCACAATAAGCAGATGAATATGGTTTTTTCTTCTTTTTAGCTTCAGTTAAACCACAGCCTTCCCAACAAGAAAGATGTTCACAGTCAGCTCTGTTGAATAAGTCTCTAGCAGCTTCAATAACATGTGGGTCACAGCAGTTACCATTAAATAAGCCGGTATTACACATATCTACTGTTTGTTCAGTATTTGGAACTTTGATTAAGTAAATTTTTGTTAGCTCATCACAACCACAGTCATCATATTGTTTTGCTAAGCTATCATAAGCAGATTGCATTAAAACATCATCTGTATCAAAAGCTTCAACATAACCTTGGTCAAAACTGCCATGTTTAAAAACTACGATAAATAAATTATCTAAATCTTCTACTTCAACTGGTTCCCAATTTTCATTAATTTCAATCTTTTTTGCCATGCTGAGTTCTCCTTAATTTATATAAAATAAGTTATTTTCTATTGAGTGATGCTCAAGCATTTGCTGAAAGGATAAGAACATTTGCTTGAACATCATATAATTTAGCAAATAAAAATAAAAAAGCGCCTGTTTAAAGCGCTTTTTTAATAATAAATTATTAATTATTCCTCTTCTTCAACGTCAGCGTCAATCTTTTCGCCTTCGATTGTGGTTTCACCATCACCATATAATTCTTTTTCAGTGACAGGTTCACCAACTGGATCATCAAAGTCTACAAAGAAATCAGCAACTTCTGGTTTTTCAAATTTTCTAACACCATCAGCTTCTGGGACATCAAATTCAAATGGTGTATTGAATTCGCCATCATCAGCAGCAATTGGCTCTTTAGCTGGTTCAGTAACTACTGGCATTTCAACTTCAACTGGAGGAACGTCACATTCTGGACCATCACATTCAGCAGGTGCTTCTTCAGCAGCTGGGTCAACTGGAATAATAGCAACTTCTTCACCGCTATTATCAGCGATACGAACTTCATTGCCTTCAATATGAATATCAACGTCTTCAGTTAGTTTATTATCAATATCAGTATCTAAATAATCTTTAGCTTGAAGATGTGCTTCTAATTGTCCAATACAAACTAAATATGCATCAACAAGAGCTTGGAGTAATTCTTCAACCTTTTTAGTTCCGCTAAAAGATTCACCAATAGATTTAATTGTTTCTTTTAAGTAACCAACATCATCTCAGCTTCTACTAACAAATTCTGTTAAGAAAGAAATTGGTAATTTTTCTTTTGATTCTGTTAGTTTTGTTTCAGCTAATTTTTCTTCTTTCATAATTTCCATAAATTTGTCTCCTTAATATGAATCTATTTCGCCTTCAAAATTATGCTGCATACCACGTAACTCTTTTACACATTTTGGTGCTCTAACACCATTAACTCAAAGCCACCACACGCAGCCAGTAACAGTATAACTTTCGCCATTATTATTTTGTTCTCCAATATCATCATCAGACATGACAATAACATTGTTATAATCACCTTTTCTAATTGTCTCAATAATGTGTGGCCAAGCTCTTGTGGAACCACCAACATAAGCATTAGCATCATTATAAGCTACTCTATCACCAAAATAATATAAATCTAATTTACACATGCCAGTATCAACATATTTTTTCTTAACTGTCGCAATAGCATTGTTAAGTGTTGGAATAGCACTGGAACATGAGCCAGATTTATCAAAGAACACAGCAATTGTTGGAATAGATTCATCTGGAATCATTCTTTGAACTTCTGCTTTCATGATGACATCTTCTAACTCATATTCTGGGTTAATTTCATCATATGTTAGATAATCTTGCATGACCATCTCAACTTGGTCTCTTATACAGCCTTCAAAATCAATTTCAAAGTCTTTAATTCCAGACAAGTTATTATATTTATCTAATTCTTGTTCTTTGGCACGGCGTTGTAGTACATCATGTTGGGCATTTTGGCTTTCTTCATCAGATAATTCTTGACGAGCAACTTGATTATCTGCTCAACTTTTAACCTTTGCTTTTCTTCCTTCGACATCATCAATAGTAGTAATTTTTTTAACTTTATTAATTCTATCGATGGTCTCATCATTTAGGTCATCTCATTCTCCATCAGAGAATTCACGAATACCTTTACTAAAAGCTTCAGTTAAGCTTTCATTTTTATTTTTATTTATTAAATCAGTTAAACCTGCAATAGCTCCACGTTTTGCTTCGCCTTCAAGTTTACCTAATTGTTTAATAATTTCATCTACTGTTGGGTCTCTTGGCTCTTGTCCTTGTTGTCCCATACTTGGCATACTTGGAATATCTTCTTCATCTGCAAATGGGTCTTTAATTGGAGCATCATCAGATTGGCTCTCGTCATCATCTGAGTCATCATCAGAATCATCTTCAGACTCGCTTGCATCAGATTTTGAACTACTGCTTGAACTGCTTTTACTCTTAGATTTAGATTTTGAAGAGCTATCGCTATCAGAGTCATTATCAGAGTCATTATCAGAGTCGGAGCTATCTTCTGAATCACTAGAGCTCTCTTCACTACTATCTGATGAGCTGCTTGCAGATTGTTTGGCACTTTCAGCAGCAGCTTCGGCTTTATCAGCTTCAGATTTGGCTGTATCTGTATCACCAGACTTTTCAGCTTCTTCAGCTTTTTCAGCATGGTTTTTAGCTTCTTCAGCGGCCTTCTTAGCTTGCTCTGCTTTTTCTTTGGCTTTATCAGCTTCGGCCTGAGCTTCACTAGCGTCTTTACCTTCAGCTTTTAAGTCATCAGCTTTCTTTTGAGCAGCATCAGCTTTTGCTTGTGCATTTTTAGCTGCTTCTTCAGCAGCATCTGCAGCATCCTGTGCCCTTTCCGACGCAGTCTTTTGATTTGCAGACTCAGCAGCTTCACCAGCTTCACTTGCGGCTTGCTCTGCTTTCTTTTGAGCATCTTCTGCAGCTTGGGCCTCCGCTTTAGCTTTATCTTTATCTCCAGCAGCTTCAGCTTTACTTGCTTTGTCTGCATGGTCTTGGGCTTCTTGTGCAGCTTGTTTAGCTTCATTAGCTTTTTCTTGAGCTTTTTCTGCAGCAGCTTTAGCAGCACTATTATCTTGTCCAGTATCAGCTAATTTTTCTGCTGCTTTTTGAGCTTCATTAGCTGCATCTTGCGCATCTCTTGCAGCACGCTTAGCAGCATTAGCAGCATCTTGTGCTACTTCTGATTGGCTCGGCTCTTTATCAGTATCATCTTGCTTAGTGTCAACTGATGAATCTTCTTCATCATCAAGAGCATCTTGGTTTCAGTTTCTAGCAGCAGTTTCATAATCTTCTGCACGTTTTTCTAGCCAATCAGCATCTTCATCATTACCATCATCTCTTGCTTTTTTAGCAGCAATTCTACATTCTTTAGCAAGTCTAATAGCATCAGTAATACGTTTTTTTAATTTTCCTTTAAAATCACTTGTATTACCGTCTAATTTAATGCTATCTTCAGTAATAACATTTTCCATTAATTTATTATACGATTTTACTCTAATTGATTTCATTTGACGCCTCCTTATTTATTAAGCGCATCCAAGACTTTTTGTCTATCGGCGTCAGTGTATTTCTTATCAGAGAAAACCTTTTGAACTTTTGCATATCAAGCATCATATTCGTCTAATTCAGGAAGGACTGCTTTTAATGCGTCAATTGCAAGGAATTTTTCTTCTGGATTATATATCTTAGTAACTTCATTGCCATTTTTACCTTTTAAAGTATAAGGTTCAACTGGACTTGTTTTAGCAATTTCAATTACTCTATCACGAATTTCTTGTCTTGTATAACCATTTTGTCTATTAAACTCTTCTGCAATATCTACAATAATATCTTGATATAAGTCTGGAAGAGATGAATATTTAATCATACAAATACTATTTTGAGTGTCAAATGGAGCAAAATGATACAAAGCTCTGCCCTTAATAAATTGGGCTAAAGTACCAAAGAAATTAGTTGGGTGTTTTGTATCAGTATATACATTCAATTCTTTTATAATATGATTTTTAATAAATGATTTTTTATCAAATGGGTTTACAAGCTTTGACATATCAAGAGTGTCTCATTTAGCAATAATACTTTGTTTAATACTATCTATCTCTTTTTCAACTGCATCATACATTTCGATAAGAGTCATTTTTGTTCATTTTGCTTCAATATCATCTGTAACTAAACCAGGTAAAAATCTAACACCATCTGTAAGATTTCTAACAACATCTTTATCGTCATTTTGCATATAGACTTGGTTAGAAATTTCAAGGTCCATAACAATATTACAGGTTTGATGTAATAAGTTACTTAATTTAAAATGCTTAGCATATTCATCGCCATATTTATCAGAAATATATTTAGCCATTCTAATGTCATGCTGTAATAAATAGTGTGCTAATTCATGACGCATTAAAACACTTAACTGATAGAAAATATCTTGGTCGTTAGTAACAAAGCCATCGCTAATATAAATAGTAATGTCTTCTCAATTAACAGCTGCAACAAAATCAGGTTCCTCAGATCTTGGAACAATCTTTAAAATAAAGTCTTCTAATCTTGCCGCATACTTAGCATGATGATGACCTTTTCCATCATTGCGCAAAAGGGCTAAAAGTTTCTTTTTTAGCCTTTTTTCAGTATCAGTTTGTATTTCTTTTCCTGCTTCTTTTAGAATTTTCATAGATTATAACCAGCTACCCATGATAGAATCAACATCATCTTTACTTAAATCATCTGTGCTTGCTTTGCTAACTCCACTGATATCATCAGCACCAAACATGACATCATCATCTTCGATTTCATCATCAGTGTTATCAACAGTAGTGTCAGCTTTTGGAGCAGCAGTTCCATCTAATTCTGCTTTAATTTCTTTTGGAGTTTTGTCAAGGTTATAAGCAGCAAATAATCCTTTAACGTCCATAATATAAGAATCTAAAATGTCATGGAACATTCTAACTTTTTCTGGTGTGTAATGGCTTTCTTCATCAACCCAGTCTAAGAAGTCTTTAACTGGTGATTTATCATCGCCAAATGTGCTATCAAAAATACCATCAAATAAACCTCTGCTTGTAGTATAGCGATAATCACCACTTCTATAAGCTCTATCGGTATCTCTTCTTGTAGTAAATACTTCAGTTTCTCTTGATTTTTGAACATTATTTAAAATATAAAGAGCTAATGCAGCACCTTTGAGGATTCTCTTAGCATGCATTAAATCATCTTCATCTAATTTTTTTGTTGGGCCAACCCAACCACCATGATTTGTAGATGCAGCACTACCTGGAGCAATAATTCCTAAATCTAACAATTCTTTTGATCTATACCAAGTCCAGAATTGAATAGCATCAGTAATATTGGAGTCAAATGAATACTGTTGACGAGCAAATCTGTCTTTTTCAGCAGCATTTAGTTCACTAACACCCTTATCATGGAAGTCATTGCCAAATGGGTTGATAGCAACAACACAGAATAATAAGTTTTTAGAGAAATCTAATGAACCACTTGCATTTCTTTTTTCATTAAAGAGAGACATAAATGGACGTCTTAATTGCTCTGTTTTTTGTCTGTTTAATTCATCAACGAATAAAACACACTTTCCTGCTAAATCTGGGTGTTTTTCATTAATTAATAAACCTAAATTTCTATCATCAACTGCATAAGCATATGTAAGCTCTGTAGAATCTTCAACAGACATATTACGTAATGGAATACCATTAATAGCAGACTCAATCTTTGGGTCAGTAGCATTTAAAGCAACAAGTGTTAAACCATTCATTTTACACCAAGCTTCAACAATAGCAGTTTTACCTGAACCTGGAAGACCTTCGACAAGGACATTAGCACCAGCTTTAACTTTGTGCTTGCCCATATTTGTTTTAGCAGCAGCAAAAGCTCTATCTAATGTTCTATAAAGTCTGTTTGTAATTTTAATATCACTTCAGTCTTCTTCAGTAATGACAATAGCTGCTTCGTCTGCATTTACAACATCTGCAACAGCAGCAGTATCTTCGGCAGCTTTTTCAGCAGCTTCATCAGAAATTTCAAGCTTACCGTCAGTTAAATCATCAACTTGATCTTGAATATCATCAGCAATTTCTTGAACTGAACCGGTAGTATCAATCTTATCTTCAGCTTCAATTAATTTGGATTCAACTAATTTCTTAATTTTCATTTTATCTCTCCTTAGTCTTTAAAGAAGCCATCAAAATAAGCTTCGGCTACTTCTTTATAATTATATGTTTTTTCTTCTTTATTTTCTAAATCTTCTTCAACTTCTTCATGAAGTTTAGAAGCTTTAATATATGCATTACCAAATTCAGTAGAAACTTCTACATAACCATTTTTGTCTTCACCAATTTTTTTAATTTGTAGTGATTTAACTTTACTTGGTTTATTTGCTTCAGCAATACCCATAAAGTTTTTTGCAGCTTGCTCTGAGGCAAAGTATAAAATACAATCATTATATCCTTGGCCGCTACCAAAATCAACTTTTAATGGTGTTTTACCATATTGAGGTTTAACATGTAATTTTGGTTGAGTTTTTCCTGGATTAGTAAATTC